CTAAATACCCTGGGCAAAACGATTCTCTATCTAAAGGATTTAAGCACCACTCTGCATCAGTAACTTGTGCACCACACTCTCCTGAATATCTCACTTCGTTAGGGATATCCTCTTCGAATAAGGCAGCAATTCTAACCTTCTGAACCAATGGGTCAGTTAGGTAGAGATAATCGTTCACAATCCAATAGTAGCTCTCATTCTTGATGATTGGTAACTTAAGTAAATTAAGATATCTGTTTATTGATATATCTTTAAACTTCTTACCCATACCACCCATAGCATTGATAGACCAAACACCTTGGATAAGATATTGATAGTTACCTTCTGATATACGTGGAAGTTTTAATTTAGTTCTAGCAATGGTACAATCATCTGTAAAATCACAACATTCAGTGATAGGCACTTGTTCTAATTCCAAACAAGGGATTGTTGTAAATAACGTATCTGTAGACCAAAGTCTACGAAGATTTGTTTCACGTTTAACTAGTAAGATTGTATTGTTTTTTAATTCAGAAGCAATAGCCCTATCTGTTATCATCGCATCTGTTGATAATAATCTGTGCATTGCACGTACATCTGAAACCAATTTTCTTACTGTTGCCATTGTTATATTCTTTCTTCAAATTCACAAATCTTACCTAACTCTTTGTCATAAACTAAAGCAAGTGCTGCTCTAACACTATGAACAAAGTTGTTATCTTGATGCCATCTATCTGTACCAGACAAGCTAGGCATTTGTTGTATTCTTACCCCTTTCACTTCCTTAGCCATGTAGTGATGCTTATCTCCTGTATGCACCTCTCTGTATTTAGCATATCCAAACAGTTGGCTATACTCAGGATGGGTTGCAAATAATAAAGGAAGATCCTCAATCTTGCAGTTACCATGATGATAACCAATAAATGTTTCTCCTAACATTACCCCTTTCACTGTAGAATGTTCTCTTTCAAAAAAGATATTAGGATCTGCTTTGAAATAAACATCAAGAGCGTGAGCAAGATAATAAGACTTTGTTCTGTCATGATTACCTTGAACTAATACAACTTGTATGTTATTACAAAGCTTTTTCATCATTGTAATCGTGTCTACAAGTAGTTCAAATCCTAGTTCATATTCATGAGCATAATCAACAATAGTATCTTGTGGAGTACCATTTGTTGTTTGATGCTGATAGTTATCTGTATGAAAGAAATCATTTGATATTGGAAATACAATAGTATCAATATCGTATAATGATTTCACATTATAAATAAGAGTTGCTGCTGTAGTAAAGTATCTTTTACATCTTTCATATGGTGAATTATCTCCATCAATATGTCTCTTAGCTAAGTGATAATCAGACAATGATAATTCAACATCTACAGTCTTAGCACGTTCTTGCTTAGGTTCTGGATGGGGTATGTAGTTGGATTTATAATTAACTAAAAACTTTGCAAAGTCTTCAGCTGTGTAATCTTTAGCCTCTTTTTTCTTAGAGAAGACTGATGATGTAAACTTACCATTAGGTAATAGTTTAGACCAGTAGTTAGTGATTACATATTTATCTAGATTAATCTTATGTAACTTAGCCAGCTCTAGATCATCCTTTGGTTCAAAATCAAGTATTAATGTGCTCTCAATTGTTCCTTTTTCATTATTAACTTTCCTTACTGTATCATAATTAGATGCAGTTGTTTTCAACGTATTGTTAGGTTCTTGATCTCTTTCTCTTATCTCTTTTAACAATTCATCTACTTCTTGTTCAGTGATTCCAAGCCTTTCAGCATAGAATGTTTTGCTTTTCTTCATTCTTAGAAGTGCTCCAAGACGAGAAAGCATATCCTGATTCTCAGTCATTCTAGTTGTAGTTTAGTTAAATTGTCCTAAATATATAAATTAATTTTTGTATTTACCAAATAATTGTAACTGAGTTAATTATATAGTTTAATCAAATTGGTTATAAAAATGAAAACTCCCAGAGATTTTACACTCTGGGAGAAATCCTGTAAACCAACAAACAGGATTTTTTATATCTTAACACTCACAGCCTTCACTGTAAGAGTAGAACTCTGTTCCTTCTGGATTAAGTGTAGTTCCAGCAGTTGTAAAACAATCATCTCCAATCAATATACTCGATTGATAACCAGATCCTAATATGTAATACTTAATAGTTACATCAGTACATTTTGTATATTGAGTGTATACAGTTGTAGGACATTCTCTTTGACCAGTTGCTGATATTGAAATCTGTGCTCCTCCTGGATCATTACCACTAGCTGATACAATTGTATAAGTGTAAATATCAGAATCATCAACTACACGATCATCAACAACAAATGTACCCACTGGATATTTTTGAGAAGTAGTAGTAGTAGCGTCTGAGCATTTAAACAATAAATAATATTCTCCAAGAGGAGGACATCCTATTTGACCTGTAGAAATTAAAGCAACTTGACTACCACCTGGATTATTATTGTATATCTGATTAACTACATAAGGATAGTTTTGATATGTCACCCTAGCATTTAATCCATAAGTTCCAGGAGAGTATGCAATACTATTTAATGTTACTAATGTATTACAGTTAACTATTCTATACCATTGTTGAGGAACAGCTGTTGATGTACTAGTGGTTGTAGTAGTTGTATTGATAGTTAAGTCAATGTAATTAGTACATACATCTAATGATTGTACACGAATTATTGTAGCATCGTTTGGTACAACACTAGATAAATATCCATTCTCTAGTACACCTCTAGCTATTGTTGAAGCAAAAGGAACTGTATAATTATTGCTGTTTGAAAACAGGTCAAAAGGACCTGTATCCACACCAGCTGTTGTTAAAGTTATTAAAACATTCATATTATTTTATTTATTGGTTTAACATCCTCCTACATCGTTCGCAGATCCATTACCACTTGTAACATATACACTACCTGCTAGAGCACATATATATCCCACTGTACCTGGACCACCAAAGAATGAGAAGCTATCACTACCTCCAGAACAATTAGTATAAATACCAGTTACAGATTCATCTGTATAATCTCCTACTATTTGATAAGTTCTACAAGCTGGAGGTGGTACATATCCACAATAAGCACTATTAACTTCTACTAGTGTATCGCAACATGTAGCACTTGTACATGAGTTTCTTTGTCTACTCCACTTATCATAACCTACGCAATAGTATTCAAGATCCCAAGTTCCACATGCAGAGTTAACTCCTAATTCTATAGTACGTGGAGTTCCTTGTGGAGGATCTGGACAACATACATTAGACTGTACCTCATCTTGTTTTTGATAACATCCCTCACAATAAGGATTTCCTACAGGAGTCCAAATAGGAGCTACAAATGCACCACAGGCTTGACTACAAGTAGATATTGTTTCAACTTGTCCTGTATTAGCATTGTTACAAACATATTTTCTATTTCTTTTTTGAATACCAGTTCCATCACAATAAGGATCTCCCCAATATTCTCCAGAACAAGCTTGATTACAATCACAACTACATGCACTAATTATAGTGGTGCTTTCATAAGCATTGTTACAGGAAAAATAATTATCTACTCGAAGTTCATTACCTGAACAATAAGACTGTCCTTGGTATGTTCCATTACATGCTTGATTACAAGAACAACTACAGTTTTCAATTACTTGATAATTTCCTGTAGGATTATTATTACAAGAATAATATTGATATTGAATAAGAGCATTACCAAGACCTACTCCACCTCCACAAACATTAGGTCCATAATATGTACCATTACAGTTTTGATTACATACACAATCACAAGTAGATCCTGGATATGTTTGAACTTGTTGAGTTCCCCCACAAGGATTTACTTGATTTGTGTAATAAACATTTCCTATACAAACAAATCCTGTATTTGTCCAACTATTTGCATTGTTTAAAGAAAAGCTTTGAGCACTTCCACCACTTAATGTAACATTAGTATTTGATGTATAAGCAGAACCATTCTTTGTTACACCACAAGCATTAGAGTTATACGTAACATTAATAACTGTTCCTGATGCATATGTTCTACTCCCTGATTTCCAACCTGTATCTGCAGTTCCATTAATATAAACTGTAAATGAATTAACATCTAATCCATTTAATGTAGTTATTGTTACAGTTGATGGAGGTTGCGTAGTAGTAGTACATAAAGTACTATCTAGATAAACTGTATATCCATTACTTGTTCTTACACCAAATGTATATACTGTTGGACTATAACCAGCAAAAAGATTACCATAAGCACTTACCTGTGGATAATTATTCCATACAGCAGTTTCTCCTAACTGTGTAGAAAAAAAAGCTGTTTGATAAGGTGGTCCAATTCCTCCTGAAAGACTGTATATTGTAAATGTTCCATTATTTGAACCTGCTGTTGCACAAGTGTATGTACCATTTCCTGATAATGGAATTAGTGTAGTAGTAGTTGTTGTTGTAACTACAGGAACAACATAATAATTATCTTGACAACCTGCAGTTAAATTTACTAATTTAATATTGGTTGAATTATCAGGCACTGTCAAAATTACTTCAGACCCTATTGAAGCTAATGTCACATTAGATCCATCTACAGCTATTATATAGTTAGTACCATCTGTAGTATAATAAGCATTATACAATGGTCCAGAGTTTCCTCCAGTAGTAAGTAACGTTAGTTTTACTTTTATATTAGCCATAATTAACAGGGAGATAAATTATATCCTAGTAAGTTCATTCCTTCAATAACTTTATTTGTATAATATTGAGCAGTTCCAGTGTCAGATACATCATCAATTAAATATGCATAACCATTTGTTGATAATCCAGATGCTCCACTATAATTACCTGTACCACTAAATACTGCATTATAAAATCCTTTTGTAACAGAATTAGCACTTGCATTACTAATAATAACTCTATATGCAATAGCTCTTACGTTAGCTGACAAATTAGAATTTGTAAAATTAATATCTTGTGTATAATAAAGTGTAACAGGAGAATTTGGAAGAAAAACCCAAGGACTAACACTACTATTAGTATTTGATGTATTAGTATATACAGGCTCAACTTCATTACAAAAAGTTAAATTGATAGTTTTTGTTGCACTACCTAAAGGAAGTGTTCCTAACCACTCAATTGCACGTTCGTTATTAAGACTTAGTATTTGAACTCTTTCATCATACAATGCACTATTATTATTATAAAATGGAAGTAAACAAGGCTTTAATACACTATTTTTCATAGTTTCTAGTGCTGGAAGAACTCCTGCCATACTGCCTGAGCTATCAAAAAATATTGTTATTCCTGTACTACTATCTAAAACTGGTGGACTTGTATATGGAACTTGTACTGTACTAAATGTAAAATTACAACTTAATGGAACTAAGTCTTGCCATCTAGGAAGTCTATTATTAGGATAGGAAGCAATTGGTTCAATATCAGTTTTAATATACCAAGTGTTCTTTGCACCAACAGATCCTTGAGTTTGACCAGTTTCATCTGTAATTATTCCTCTATCACTATTTGGAACAGCTTCCCCTGGCTTAGAAGGGAATGCACTATTCGCATCAGTAACAGTAGCTACATAATTGGTTTGTTTAGTCATTGCCTTCTACTTTTTTAACTCTAGCTTCTAATTCTTGTACAGCCTTTATCAATATACCAATTGTAGAGTTTGTGTCCATTCTGTTTTGTTCAACAGTGGCCATCTCTACAGGAGTGTCGTCTGCAATAAATCCATAATGAATTACACTAGGATCGTTCTTGTATGCAAAACTAACAATGGTTGTACGAGATATTAAATCTAAAGCATCTCCTTCATATGTTTCAATATTAGTTTTAGCAGCCCTTAAAGACGTTTGATAAAATGAATCAGCATTTAATTGATTGTAAGAACCACCACTTATATATACGTTGGTAGCAGCAAATGCTGTATTAGATGCACCTGTAGACATTAATACTTGATATGTACCTAATGCTCCAGGGTTACCTGTAATCGTTGTAAATCCTGTACCTGGAGGACCTGTAGGACCTTGAGGTATTGTAAAGTTAAACACTGCTGCAGAACTTGTTCCACTATTCGAAACATTTGCAGGTGTACCTGCAGGACCTGTAGTAGTTGGACCAACAGCAATTGTAGCAGCAGCACCTCCAGTACCTGGAGGACCAATAGGACCTGTTGGACCAGGACCTCCTGCACCACCTGTAGGACCTGTTGGACCTGTAGGACCTACGCCTCCTGGAGCACCATTTGCTCCACTTGTACCAGTTGTACCTGCAGAACCATTGGCACCACTAGTAGCACTTGTACCTGAAGAACCTGATGTTCCATTTACACCACTTGATCCAGAAGCACCTGAAGTTCCTGAAGATCCATTTGTACCTGTTGTACCATTTGTACCTGTTAAACCAGACGTAGCTGATGTACCTGAAGTTCCTGTTAAACCACTTGTACCTGAAGTACCACCTGTTCCTGATAATCCTGATGTACCTGACGTTCCTGAAGTACCTGTAATACCACTTGTTCCTGAAGTTCCTGTTATTCCTGAAGTTCCAGAAGTACCATTAACTGCAGCTATACCATTTAAGTTAACTGACCATGGTTCATATGATCCTGATCCTGTAATTGTGTCAACATCTACAATCATTTCACCACAATCAGCTTCATATAATGAAACAGTACCAATCATAGTATTTCCTACACCATAACTTATTATAACCTCTTGACCAATTGTATAAGCAAGACCAGATTCAACATCAAATACTGCAAGACCTGTACCAATAGTTAATGGTGTTAATGATATTGTAGCATATCTATCTCCTGATAGACCACTTGTACCAGCAGTACCAGTTAGTCCTGATGTTCCAGATGTTGCAGAAGTTCCTGAAGTTCCTGATGTACCATTTGATCCATCTGTTCCTGATGAGCCATCAGTTCCAGATATACCATTAGATCCTGATGTACCAGAGGTACCATTTGTACCTGATGTTCCAGAAGATGCGCTTGTACCAGATGATCCTGAAGATCCTGATGAGCCAGAAGAGCCATTGGTTCCTGATGAACCTGAAGTACCTGTAGCACCAGAAACACCTGAGGATCCACTAGTTCCATTTATACCTGATGTACCTGCTGATCCTCTATCTCCATCATTACCATTTGTGCCATCTCTACCACTAGTACCATTTCTACCACTAGAGCCATTAGCTCCAGAGGTACCACTAGAACCATTGTATTGTTGTATATCGCCAATGGCAGTATCCATCTGCTCAAGAGCAGTGGTTAGATCTGTAAGATTTTGTACTCCTGTGTGTGGAAGGTTAGGCCCTACGTAAGTTACATCATTAGAACTCACTCCACAATTTATGTTGGTGTCACAACCACATTGACCACTGCAAGTAGATACACCACAACACCCACAACCTTGCTGCGAGTTAGTGTATATCACTTCATTGTAACATGGCATTCCTGGTAAACAAGACATATTATTATTTGTTTATTAAGATTATTACTTTACTTCCAATCATCTCTACAGTGAAGTGTACACAATAGTCAGGGTTACACTGCTTATACTCTAGTATTCTTTGATAGTTCAATAAGTCTTGAACCACCTCTCCAGAGATATAATGATTTAAGGAATATACAATATTATTATATTCGTAATTAGCTAGCTCTGCTAGTTTATTATTAATATCTTGAAGCAACACAGGGATGCTTCCATAATATAAGGAGTTAGTTAGCCTTGGTGTTAGCATCTTGTTGTTGTTTTATTTCTTCTTGCTTAACAGCATAATTACATGCTGAGCAATATCCATTTGTTAGTTGACATCCACATCCCACCTTAGTGTGACATCTTTTACAATTAGCCATTATACAAAGTTATTTATGTAGTTATTTCCTGAACAACCACAGTTAGCTCTAATGAAATTATTTAACATCATGTCTGCTTGTGTATATAGCTTATTAGCTGTAGCAATAGCAGAGTTATTAGCAGCTGCAATCGATCCTTGAATCATGTAATAGATACTATTCAATGTAACCTTTGCTTGTGTTCTAATAGGACCATCACATTCCATCATATCAAGTTTCATAAATGCATTATCAAACTTCTCTTGAATCTTAGCAGTACGCATTATGTTATGCTCTACATGATAAGTCTCAGCAGGAGATATCGAGTATTCAATAAAATATACACCATCTGGCAAAGGAGCTAATGGTTGACCCACACCTGTTAATCCTAATGATGTAGAATTAAATACGTTGAAATCATTAGGAGTAAAAGGTAAACTTACTACACTTGTAGTATTAGGTATGGTTATTTCAATAGTTGGAGCCACTGGCGTACTATCATATACTGATATATCAGCAACACCTAATGTTAAGGTGTTGTAGGTATTTATTACTAGAAAATCTAAAGTTGTTGCCATGCTGTTAAAAAATAATGCCAGAGGACAGAGATTATCCTCTTACCCTCTGGCATAGGTTATATGACTCGCTTTTTATTAAGGAAGCAAGGTAGTAGTTGTACTAGTTGAAGGCCAAATAGTAGTAGTTGTACTAGTAGTTGAAGTGATTGGACCACTATCATCAGTTGGCAATCCTAAAGCAGCAACTAAGATATCTTCGATGTCTTCAGCTAAAGCTTGAGGAGCAGCAATGATAACAGTTGAATCTTCGTGGATATAATCACCCCACTGATAAGCAGACTTATCATATTCGTTGAACTTGATATAGTAAGTATCATACACAGTACCATCAGTTACCCAAGACTCAAAGTTCTCATTGTAACCATTCATTCTGTATAGATGCTTCAAATATCCAGCTTGGTAGCTATAGAAGTTCTTCTCTAATTGTTGAATCTCAGCAGAAGTTCCAGATGGATAAGTTGCACGTTGAGTAACTTCCACTAGAGCCACATTGTTACAAGGATCTGCTACAATAAAGTCAGCAGTAGTAGCTGGACCAGAGAAGATGAAAGTTCTAAAGTACATACGATCATACTCCCAAGGGAATGCAGCGATATCACATGGCTGTCCATAAACAGTTAATGGCTTACCAGAGATACGTAAGATTGCATTTTGATTATTACCAATACGTTGGAATTGATAAAACGTAGAGAATGAAATGTTGTCAGGGTTGTTACCTGGAGCTTTCAATTCTAAGTGATAGATCAAATCATCGATCAATGCAGGAACGTCAACATCAGTACAAGGATCTCCACCACAAGCTAAACAAGGAGCATTAACAGTTACACTACGAGTGAAACCATTGAAGTACAATGTGTTGATGTAAGAAGAGAATCCACGTAACGTTAAAGTTACAATTTCACCTGGTTTTACAGTGAAGTCAGAAATGTCAGTTACTTGGTTAGCAGCAACAGGGTTACCAACAACTTTGTACCATTCAGTTACATTAGCAGAAGAGATCTTGTCAGAACGCTTCGAGCCTTGTAAATACGTATTAGTACGTCCTTGAGCAGCATAGAAGTATGGAGCAGCAGCAATGTTACCAGTGGTTGCAACAGCATACGTGTTCAAGAATAAACCAAACTGACCAGCAGTTAAGTTTTGCGTAGATCCAGAGCTAGGCAATGTGTTGCCTACAGGAACTACGAACAGGGTGGTTAATGAAAAATCAGCCATTTATATATATTGTTTAATTGTTTACTCGTTTGTTTTAATTCTGTATATGGAACTTTCTACAGCAGATTGGTTCTCAGTATACATTGCGAGGTTTTGAACTGTTAAATCTAAAAGTTCGTCTTCTAGATATAATTCTAATTCGCAATCTTGATCAAAGGAAGGATCTCCATCTAGCATTATATATCCAGTCTTATTTATGTAAACTGGATATCGCATGTAAGAAATGTATATATTAGTTGGTGTAAATGTACCATCTGTAAATACACTAATCTCATCTGTAGATAAAGAATTGAAAGATTCTTGATATTCAAAAGATGGTCTAAAATGAACGTTGTTTAATAACAACGATAGGTCACCATGTTTTGTAAGATCTCTATTAATCCAGATTGTTCTACCTACACATCTTCCTTTGTTAGCTATAAAATAACTATCAATATAGAACATGTATTGAGGATCTAGATCATGGATAGATGCTTTCCATTGATTTAGTTGGGCATTCTCTAAGGTTAGTGGTAAGACACCATCATTATAACTTACCACTAAACTTTGAAGGTCTTCGTAACGTTTCTTAAACGCATCAAGACCAAGACCAGAAGTAGTGCTAAAGCCATCTACTTTCTGTTTAATTAACTTAATCTGTGCCTCATTGAGTGCAAGGATCTTGTCTTCTAATGCAATTTGTTGATGCTCGTTAGTAGATAGTTTATTTAGTTTCTGATCAATCTTATATAATAAACTATCTACTGGGATCATACTGTTGCTAATTTTTTACCTTTTAACTTTTGTTCTAAGATTAGTAAATCATCTTGATGATCTTCATCTGCAAGGTATTTAACTAATTCTTCTTCATCAACTGCCATTTCTAGTTCTCCCATATAAACCTTACCATTAGGTTTTATACGATAAATAGAATGTGTAATTGCTTGTTTAACCAAATCTTTAATTGCAAGCAATTGGTCTTTCATATCTGCGAATCTATTGAAGACTTCAATTGGAGATAACCCTTGGTATTTTCCATCTTTGAATTCTGTTTGTTTTAACAAGTTATCCACTTGGTTATAAACAACTTCTTCTTTAGTTTCTTCTGTTACAGGTAAGCCTAACATCCTTGCTACTTTCTTCTTCTTATCAGGAGACATAGAATCAAACTTGACAATTGCCTTGTTTATCACTTGCTTCTTCTTGTAAAGAACTGCGTTTTCAATTTCATCATCTACAACATAGAATTGTGTATCTGCTGGAAACTCTCCACGCTCCCAAGCTTGATATGAACTTGCAATTGTTGGATGAACTCTCAACCAAGAAAATGCTAATTCTTGCATTGGATTAGTGAAATCAAAAAAGTTATCACCATCTAATAGTTTCACTGGTTGCACGTGCATCATATCATCAATGCCTTGAGATAATCCATAGTTCCAAAACTTAGAACGAGGACCTAAATCAACATCACCTAATGCATATTCTAAACGTTGACGTAAAGATGTTACACGTTCGATTTCTAATTCACGTTCTGTAGGATCAGCTATACGTCTGATGTATGCAGCTTCAGCATTTAATCCTGTACGATACTGACCATCCATTTCCTTGTAAGGATATTTAAAAACACCTGTACCTGGAACTCGTGTCAAACCTTCACGTGAAAGTCCACCTTGCATTGTCTGCAATTGCGAATTGTTGTAATCTTTCTTAATAGTAGAAATTTTGCCTATCTTACCCATATGTAGTTTAATTTAATAATTGGTTTTTAGCAGAGTGCTATCCATCGAAGGAATAGCGACCAGGGACACCCCAATCCAAGCACTCTGTGTCAAGAAGAGCCTCCCCATTTTAGGAGGGAGGAATGAGGAGGTCTTCTTGTGCTTATCGATTGATAAGCGTGGGACAAAGTCCCATGTATTAGAACTGAGGGATTTCTTCGATCAAGACTGTACGAGACAAGTCTTCAATGAACACATCACAACGATCCTTCATCCAGATTTCGTATCCTGGGAATTTGTTAGCACTTGACATACCTTGAGATTTTGCAAATCCTAAGTGATGACGAGTACCATCGATATAACCCCAAGTCATAGAAGGAGCACCCTTCATACGTACCTCACGAATGTTATTAACCATAGATCCATCAGACATTGGAGAAACGTCAAACACCATAAATACTGGAGTTGATTTCTTGTTTTGTCCAAATTCTAAGTTAGTTTGAGGAAGGTCTAATTCTTTTAAGTGAATTAACTCAACACGACCAGTCTCACGAGTAACCATTGCATCGAATGCAAAGTTGTAAGTGATGTGTTGTCCTTCTCCTTGCATGTAGCGATTACCTGAATCAGCCATGAAAGTTAAACCAGAATTTAATGCATCAGTTTTAAGTGCTTGTTGGAACACGTCGAAGCCAGCTTCGTTAGTGTACATTTTAACACGACGATCCTTAACATCCACACGACGATAGAATAAATCACCAAATACTGAACGAATCAAGTTAGCAGTGAATTCTCCACGATTGTATTGAACTAAGTTACCATTGTTACGCATTCTGTGATAAACACCAGCAGATGTACGCTTTAATTCTTGCTTAGAACCATTAGATTTAACAGTACCTGGACGAGCCCAGATCATACGCTTAACCTTTAATTCTAACATAGACTTACGCATCCAGAACTCAACGAATGGCTCCCACTTAACATCATTACGAGTTAAAGGAAGTTGGTTACGACGTTGTGGAGCATATACTAAGATATCTAAAGCTGAACCATCAGCATTAACTAACATCTTGTCATCAGCCCATTCAGTAATTTTGTGCTCATATCCATATGCAGAACTCAATGATTCAAACATAGTGATTTGCTCACCTAAACGTGGCAATCCTAAAAGGTCTTGATCAAATTCACCAATAGCAGCATCAACCAATTCTAACTCTAAACCAATCTGTAAGAATACAGGTGATACGAAGTCAACTTGAGGGTTGTCAGTTACTAATGTGAAAGTGTATAAATAACCCATGTTCCATGGTTGAGGATCTTTGATCGCATACCAACGAGGACCATACTGACGAGTACCTACAGAAACGATTGCGTTCTTAGAGAATTCGTTAGTGTCAATAATCACTTGAAATTCTTGACCATCGATACCTGGCTTATCCAACGCTAAAGTGGAATCAGGAATGTCAATGATTTTAGGGAATTTGTAAGGAACTTGTACTTGCCACTTCCAAGCATCACTATTGTTGTCGATGTAGTAAGGAGTTGACTTGTTGATCATGTCCAAGAAGTCATTGCTGTACAACGAGCTCTGAGTGTACAAACTGATAATCTTCTTATCGTAGTCTGCTGGCTCAGTTGAGTGAAAGCTTTCCAAGTGGTTAGAGTCTGTTAATTTACCTACTGCACGTTTGTCCATAGACGCTACACGAGCATAAGTAAAGCCAGTTAAACCAGGGATAGTTTGAATTGCCATTTTTTGTTTATGTTTAATTTAATAATTGTTAATTACTCCACCATGAGTTAGGCTTATCTGACTTGGAAGATTTTACTGAACTTTTAGTAGCTTGTCTTGCGACTTCACCAAACAGACTATCTGTCTTCTTGGTAACTCCTGATTTCTGAATGGTTGATAGTGTTGGATCTTTTTCTAAAATCTTTAGAAGTAGAGCAACCTTCACTTTCATTTCGTGGTTCTCAGGACGCTTAAGTTCCAGAACAGTGCGATCAAAATCTGTTAAATTTTCACCAGAGTTTGTTTTCCACTTTTCTGTTATTAAAAAATCTTGTAGTTCAGTTGCTAACTTTGGATTAAGAGGGATGCCATCAAACTCCTTTGCTTTAAGCTTATCTTGCAATATCGCATTGACATTGTTTGAATATTGTTGCTTGTAAGCACTTTGTTGTTGTAATTGGGCAGCTTTCTCTTGCTCCAGTTTTTGAAGCTTTACAGCTTCTTTTTTAACCAACACTTTATGATGTTTAGCAGCAACGCTTTCTAGATCACCATAATTTTTGAGTCTTTCGATCTCTGTTGTTATATCTTCAGGATCATAATCTTGATCTGCTAAAGTCTGTTTAATAATTGCTATTTGGTTTCCTTCGTCTGATAAATCTAGATCAGTGAATGATTGAATAGCGTTGTATGTGCCAAAGTAATCTTTAGGATCAACTCCATTTACAAATATTGCAGTGAAGGCATTTTGATAATCTTCACCAAAACGTCCTATAAAGTTTTCTACAATCTCAGATGCACCTTTCTTCTTCTCAGATTCAAATCGTTCTAAGAACTCTTCTGCTGTGTTGATTTGTACATCTTCTTCGTCTTCATCCTTTGTGAAACCTCCTAATTTAAAAAGGTCTCTAGAAAATGCTGCGAAAGGATTAATAGCATCATCATCTTCTTCTTCATCAGATGCTTCTGCTACTGGAGCTTCTTTAGCTTTTGCTGCTGGAGCTGCTTCTTCTTCCTCTTCTTCTTCATCACCTCCTAATAAAAAGTCTGTGATTGATCGAGAAGTATCTTCTTTCTTTTCTTCTTCTTCTTCAACTTTAGCAGAAGCTTTAGTTGCTTTAGGAGCTTGAGCTTCTTCAGCTTTAATATCTTTAATATCATCAGGACTTGCTGAGGCTGTATCAGGACCTAATAAATCATTTAATAGTTCTGTACTCCCCATACCCATTTCCATGGTATCCTGAATGCTGAAGTTCCCAATATTTGGGGTTTCTAAGTCATTGGCCATACGTAGTTTGTTTTTTTGAATTGGTTTTTCGATATAAAAATATGTTGCTTTAATTTAATAACAAATAGAATATGCCCAAAATGGTTGAATATTCTAGATAATATAGCATTAATAAAATCTTCTCTAACCAAGATGGTTAGAATTACTTACTCTTTGAAGCTCTATTACTTGCGTTTATCTTTGCTATTTGTAAATCATTATCTTGATTCTTTAACTCAGCATCTATCTTTCTGTTATCTATAGCTAGTTTTTGAGCAGCAATATTGTTCTTGCTTTGAATATCTTTCATCTTAGCTTCATAATCTTTACTTGCTTTGTTCTGCTCTGTAGTTAACTTACTCATCTCAAGAACATCAGCAGTTCCAGATGTATCAACATCTGACAATGGACCTGCTTTAGATTCAGCTGCAATCATCGCAATCTGTACCTTATTGATACGATCTAGTTCTGCTTGATAGTTATCGTTAGCAATCTTCTCTTGTTGAGATTGAGCAACTTGTTGAATCTGAGCTTGAGCAATTTGTTGCTGTTGTTCAATTTGTTGTTGCTGTTGTTGCATCTTCTGGTTTTCAAGTTCTTCTTGACGATCTTTAAGAGTCTTAAACACCTTCTTCATCTGACGAACAGAGTTTGTAGAATAAAGCTCAATGATGTCATGTAAGCTTCCACCATTTTGAATAACAGCTTGAGACAATCCACGAACCTCTTGGAACATTTTCTGATCTTCTGGACGATTAGTTAAGAACACTTTAAGATCTCTAAACTTAAGATCTGTTCCATTAACTTGTACAAATGCACTCTCACCTTCATTAGTAATATATGAAATAGTAGATTGTGGTTTTTGACTTTCTACATATAACGATGCATCTATAATAGCTTGATATAATTGACCTAATAAATACTCGTGTGCTACAAACAATGGCTCTGTCTGCGAATAACTTTGTGTAATTGCAGCATTGGTACCTGTAGCAGATTCAGAGGCTGAGACAGACCCTAAACGTTGTTTAGACATACCAATCAGTTCCCAACATTCATTCTTTAATTGTTGAGCTAACGTGTAACGAGATTGAATCTCTTGCGTACGTGTCATATCAATATCCCTAAACTGATTAAATGAGCTTGGGGATTTTAAGTTCTCTGGAGAGTCATCAATAAATACAACACCTCTGTTACGTGCTTCCATCTCCCAGATATCAAGAGCATCTTGTGCATCTCCATCTTTAGGAATAGGAATATGTCTAATAGACATTAATTGCACCTTACCAATTTCTTTCTCAAGAAGTTTGTAAAGCTGATTCATACAAACATTGTAAAGAACCTGGAATGGTTTCATTAAGTCTACTAAAGACTTTGCCTCTGTGTTCTTAATCTCATGCACTAGCCCAATGATAGGGCAGTAGTTTAATAACTTGAATGGCTTGATATGATAAATATCTGGTCCAATTTTAATGCCTTGATACCATTGGTTAATCCATCCCCACTCTAATGAGATCTGAGTAGGCATAGTGTTGCTTTTGTAATTCTCATCAACAAGCATAGATTGCTCATTGCCCATTTCATCTGTATAGATGAGCTTACCAATCTTTTTCTTAGAGATCCAATAAGCACGTACCACTACATACTTGTATCCAAATGAAGACACATTTGATGTAAGTCCTAAGAAGTCTTGTAAGCCATCATCGTTCTGCTTCATCTCAGACTCAATCATCATACGTGTCTGAAGAACAAGAGGATCATATGTATCATATTGAATTGAATCAATACCATTACCTGCATTAGGATTACCAAGGTTAGACTCACGAACGTTAATAAGTCCATAGTCTTGTAATGATGATCTTAAGTGATCAATCTCATCTTTAGTAAGATCAGGAATACTCTCAATGATTTCAGAGAGTTCCATAACCTGCACAGTACCAGCAGCATACGCACCTTGAGCACGTCCTGTTGGATCTGATACATATTTACGATCTGGTGTAGATAGGAACCAAGTGTTCTTAGGGTTGGCTACTTCTATATTATATCCTAGCTTAGAGTTATCCTCATATATATGATAGAACTCACGAGCAGATATTAACATATCTCTAAATGCATCCTCACTCTTCTCCTTCAATGTGAAGTCTGCTTTCTGACATGTAAGTACATGATTAGCCCATTTCTCTGCTACAGATGTGTATGAATCAAGTTCATCTTGAACTTCCTCCATTGTCATTTGTTGTAGTTGCTCATCATCTATCTCAGCTCCTTGTAATTGAGCTTTCTCAATTATTTGTTGTCTAGCTTGATTGATTACAAACTCCTGTAGAATACCTGTCTTAAATTCTAGTTCTTCTGATTTAGAATCATCATCAAATGCTTTAACTCTAAATGCATCAGGACGTTTTGATATCTCACCAACTAACTCATTTAAAGGAGTGGTGATGATAGAATACATCTTTACATAAGCTGGTAATTCTAGATCAGCTGTCAACATATCTGTGAAGCTTTTCACCTGAGGAGCTGACTGATAAAAGTCCTCCATACGAAGGATGCCTTTAACAAGATCATAGTTCTTAACAAACGTATCTCTATTCTTTACGTACTCAGCATAGGACTTATTAGCAAAATAGTCCATTGTATTCTTGATCCAACTCTCATCCATTTTCTCCTTCTCAGTTTTGAACTGATCAGGGAAGATGTTTAGGTACGCATACCTAATAGTCGCATCTTTGGTATATCTAATAATTGCCATTATGTAAACAGTTTTTGTTTAGGTCTATTATTGAAAAGCCCTCTGGACTCATCAAACAATTTATTTTTCTTAATTCTTGGATGCATAGCCATTATTCTAGCATCTCCTGAAGATCCCACTCTTCCCATAATAGGATCCATTTTCATAGCTAATGCTACTGCTAATTCAGCTGCGATGATTCTATCAAAGTTACCATCTTCATTATACTGAATCATTTCTTCCAAAAGGACAGGATCGAATATCTTCACCATACCTTTCTTCTCATTAGTTATTTCCCCTGCTTCATTCTTTTCAACAAGGAGAGTTTGTTCTGTATACTTCTTAAGACATCCATGTAAGAAGTCTCTAATCTTCTCTGCTGAACGATGTATACCATAGTCACGTCTCACAGTAGTGTTAGGTACCACTTCTTTCAACCACTCAGGCTGCTTCTCTAAATAGTGAGCATCGTTCTTAGAAATCATGTAATCAATAAACGAAACCTCATCATTCTCACACAATGCTCTAGCATTATAATATTTAATCAAGAGTCTAGCTTGTTCTTCCCAAACTTCCTTCTTATCAGGACGAGCACAATACGAAGCTACAAACATATCTTGATACTTCTCACCTGTGATTGCATGCATCCTCTTATAGATGTATACAGCTCCTAATGATGTTGAATAAGCAGCTTTACCTTGACGATATGGATCGACTCCAGCTACATATAACCCATAAGGAGGATTTTCTACAGGAAACTCATATATAACTATAGGAGCATCCTTATGATCTGTATTCTTAAGAGGGAAGTTGGTGATGGGCATTTTGTCTGTAAACTCATGCTTTATACCATCACCATCATCATATAGCACAACAGGCGTACCAGTACGTTCATTAGCTAGAAGTCTGGCCTTTTGTCGTTTTGCTCCCTCTATATCAAATATGTTACTATCCTCGTTTAAGAATATATCATCCACTTCTTGTGGATAGTACATCTTCTCTTTTAAATATGCAAGTCTATCTCCAGCTTTCTTAAGCCTTTCGAGATTGTCATTAGTTATCTTTGTGGCAAGTTCTTCATCACTCACCATCATCTTTACATTGTGTAAATCGTTCTTCTTTGGTAGATTTAAATATGCACCAAGAGAACTTTCATACTTGGCTTCCATTCTAAACTTGTGAGAGATGAATAGTCCATGTATACGTTTTTCATCTTTAGCATTATTATACTCTAAGAAGTTATAGTTGCCAACATCGAACATTAAGCTCTTGGCATCCATAAATTTCTTCATATCCCCACCAGTGCCAGTAAGAATTGGTGAGCAGCCCCAACCAAAGGGTGTTGTGAAGCCAGGGACAGCTGCTTGAAAGCCTCGTAGGAAATTTCCTTTACCAATTTCATCTATAATTAATCTTCTAGGTTTTGTACCAGCAATAGCTTCTTCGTTATTACCTTCGTCTAAGTTACGTATTAATATTTGTGAGAAGGGAATACGTTCTCCTCCTCTTGTCTTTATACCAAGCGTCACTTGGTTCTTCCAATTATCCTCTACACGTTGCCATTTCCATGCCTCTGGTAGATAGTTTAATCCTTTGTCAATCTTGTCTGTAATTAGCTTTATATCAGCTGCATTTAGGCCAGCTATAATGTTCTGTGAGTTCTCATCAAACGTTGCCCCATGTGACACATACGATGCCTCTAGAACAGACTTAGCAAAACGTCGAATACCAAGGATAACTAAGCCCTTTTTCTCCTTCTGTGCTCTATCAATCTCAGAGCTCACTATCCACTCATTATCTCTTAAGGATGGGTTAGCATATTTCTGTGCTATTCTACCATAATCATCTATAACGTCAATCTCTGTATGCCATGCATTAAGATGCCAGTAGAGGAATGGGTTAATGTAGGTGTCTCCCATCATACAACCATTCTTACAAAGCTCCTCATGAAATGCATAAAAAGCATCATACTCAACACTGCCAGGTGTGGGTAGACGCTTCTGATTCATCAACCAATCTTTATAATCAACCTTATGTAGTTTCATTACGTTGCTTTAACCATTTCTCAGCTTTAGAGCTCATACTTACACCACCCCTCACTTCCACTTTAGCCTCTTCTTTCTCACGTAGTTTATCCACCACTTCGAGAAGAGCTAAATAGTTCTTCATTGTCTCTTGGATGAACTTGCCCTGAGCCTCAATAGAGGCAATAACCATGGGCATTACACCACCTTTTGCTGTTGGTTTCCACTCAATTCTATCTTTTAGCTCATGCATGGGATTTGCATCCACATACTGTCTCCAAGATTTTAATTGTTCTTCAGCCCATTCGAGCTCTGTATTAATATATGTAGTTTTCTTTGGTGCTGCCATGTTAGTCTAGGTCTTCTTCGTCTTCATGCAGTATATTGTGTAACTGCATTCCATCCTTTATAATCTTATCTATCTCTGATTCATCTGGATGAGGAACATCCATCGTGATTTGTGCTTTGTATTTGATGAGTGCCCAATGCATCTCTTTATCTGTCATTCCCCACACATCTTTATATCCATCTAGAGCTGTTTCTATGTGTCTGCCTAGGTTATACGTTGGGAATGTTTCTTTTAATTCTGTAAGAACTGCAAGAATTTTTTCATAGTAGTTTGGTTTCATTATATAAGTTGGTTAAAATCCTCATCTGTCAGCTTAGTGTTTATATCGATTTCATTGTTGTCTAATTCGAAATCATCTTTAGCTTCTTGATTGATGTATTCTTCTGTGAATATGACAGAGATTCTATTGTCTTTTTCAGAGGCTATTAAATCAATAAAATCTACACCCTTATTATATAAGTCCATAAAGACATCTATAATTTCATCAAGAGGAACCTTCTTTATAATAGCCATCCTATATGGTTTGTTTTTTTAACTCTGCTTCTTCTTCAATCGTACTAACCACAGCTAACCATTTTTGCTTAGGGCATTCACATGTTAAACATGACGTTTTTGCATCTAAATTACATCCACATTCTGTGCAATGATCATCTGGCCTTAAAGGCGTTTTATGGAACTTAGAATGAAAGGGACAATCAAAACATTGGTTTAATCTTTCCTGTCTCACTTGACTAATTGCCACCTTCATATCAGCAGATGGAATAATGAGGTTTTTATATCCCTCATAAACTTGTTTAAAGTTAATCATGAGCGTCTATTGTTGGTTTTAATAGATTTATTTGATCAATTGTTTTACTAACTACAACACTTGCTTTCAGTCTTTCAGCTTCTGTCTTCGTTTCATCATCCACTGTAGCTTGAAACGTGTCTCTTTTCCCTATAAGCTTAGCCATCTTTCTGTGTGCCTTCTTTACATTCAGCATAAACTTACCAAATCCTGAAAGCTCTATAGAATGATTCAAATCCATAGCCTCATTAGCACTCTGGAATTGATGATTAACAACAGCCTCTATCACCTTCTCATTTACAGACAGCTTTACAGCTAATGTCCTTATGAGAAACTCCTTATGTGACATACTCTGTGGCTTATTCATTATGCTCCATCTTTACCTCTAACGTTATATCATTAGAGAAATTAAGAATTATAACTGGGTTCACCTTTATCTTCGAGCCATCCTTAACAAACACACCAATTCTCTTCAGCTTTGATATAATGTTGTTAATTGTAGGAGATGTGCTATTGTATTTCTTACAGAAATCCTCTCTGATAGAAGAATAAGAAATGTTCCCTCGTATAGCTGTGAATGCTACAAGCTGCACCTCTCTCTGTGTAAGCTTCAAATTATTAATTGTAGACAATACACTATAATACTTTTCAGCCATAGCATAATTATCTTCTATTTTCCTAAGAAACTTCTGGACAATAATCTTCTTGCTACTGTTTTCCATATTTAGTTTGTGGCAAATATATGTATTATTCTTGGAATCTCAATCACTGAGAATAATCTCCATTGCTATATTATATATTAAATTTTGTAATTACAAATGAAATAGTGATTATTAAAAGATGAATGTCAAGTCTCTTCATAGAATAATAATGTAACTCCTTAGCTCTATATTCAAACCCTAGTCCAAACTTAGAAATATTATTAAAACGAATATCTATCATGATGTTTCTGTTTACGTGAAAGGAAGGCCCCCCCTTTCCCCCCCAAAGATGAGGAAACTTTTTTGAAATAAAAAATTTGTCAAGAGGAAATTTTTCATTGGCTAACTCCCACCCAAAATTTTTTATAGCCCCCACACCCCTCGTGTCTGTGAGAGGGTAGGTTACATCATATCACAACCCCTAGGAGATTTTAGGGAATGGAGTGTGCCCCCCATGTTAAAGTGCACACGAAAACAATCTAAATAATTAAAAATGAAAAATTACGTAATCAACAATGGCAAGTTCTCAACAGCAGGCAATTTCTCAGGCTACACAGCATTAGGAGAAAGAGTTCACATTTTTGGACGTCAGATGGAAGCCATTGGAGCAACAGCTGATGCTGATGTTAAATTCCCAATCTTTGCTATTGCAACAGAGAAGGACATTGACACTATCGATGCTAATGGTGCTATCACTGCAACAAGCTCACGCTTAACAGCATTGTCAGTATTCAAAACTCGTGATGAGATTAAGCAAGCTCACGCTGATTCTGCATTCTTAGACATCGAGATCAAGCAAGCAGTAGCTGAGCAAGCAAGTAAGTCAGGATTAAGCCAATCAGCAATCGACAGTTTACTTGCAGTGACATTGTAATTGGAATAATAGGAGAGAGAAGGAATGCACCTTCGAGGGAAAGTTCTCTCTCCTACCATTACAGTCCTTATATATAAGGGTGGGTGAAGAACGAAGTGTAGCACGTTGGGTGGGATTTACACTGATGTATATAAACTAATGCTATTTTGCACTTTGTCCCTAGGGAGAAATAAACTTTTATGGTAAAATAGCATCAGAATTATATATATCTGTGTGTAAAAATAGTGCAGTGTAACCCATCACAGGTAATAATATCCTTTTAACCAACGCTATAATAGTGACGAACACTGAAAATATATAGCATTAACCTTTTAAATAATAAAGACATGAGTACTTATCAAATATATGATTACATGGGTAGACATATAATGTTTGTCTATTCAATAGAAGAAGCTCAACATATAATTAATTCATCTCCTCTTGGTTCATTTCATTGGAGATTAGTTTCTGATGATATGCCTAATCAAGAAGGATTGAGGTATGTGTCTCCTGAAGTTGGTTATGTTGACCAAGACGAGGAGTATTATTGAGGGAGACTTGTTCTCCCTTTTATTTAATGCATCATTCTATCTTCCCAAGGGATAGCAATTGTAATGTAATAGGTCAGGACAGTGACTGTTTAGTTCAAAAGACTAAATGTTAGAGGTAGCTTATTATATTACAATTGAATGCAGAGGGATATTATATAGTCAGGTGGCGAAATGGTAGACGCTAGCTTAGATGGAAAGAAGGGTGAAAACGTAATCTTAAAGCAACCATCATACAGGTTCGAATCCTGTCCTGACTACGACAGTTAGACATAAGTCTTTGGTAGTTCTTAGATGAGTGTACTATGCGTGAGGTGGTTTAATAACTTTCCACCAGTAGTGTCCAAAACTAAAAGTTAATACAAGAAGGGTGATGAAAGAAAGTCTTACTAACAAGTATTTCATCACCATCTGTATCATTGTGCTCAGTTGATAGACCTGGCTTTTTAAAACTATCAATTTTTTTAACCTTGTAAATATATAGCATTATGAAACTATTATATGCAGTTATTGATGGTCACAAAGAATGTACTAAGTGTCATATTATAAAACCTGTTTGTGACTATCAAATTAGAAATAATAAAAATGGATCTTCTACACCAGAGGCTAATTGTAGAAAATGTAAAGCTGAATATATTAATAACTTACGTAGATCAAGAGGAGCAAAAGTTAATAAAAGATATCCAATTATAGATGATCACAAAAAATGTACAGCTTGTAATATAAATAAACATGTTTCTGAGTATTATATGAAAGCAGATGGAAAAATATATGCTAACTGTTCTTTATGTACACTTGAGTATCATGAAAAAAATCGAAGAGTGATGGGAATGAAGAAAAATTATAAGTTTCCTATTATAGATGGTATAAAAAAATGTTCAAAATGTTTTATTGATAAACCAGTTATAGAATATCTCAAAGGTATGCATCACTGTAAAAAATGTCACATGGAACCTATAATAAAACGTAGAAAAGAAGTTTATAATGAGTATAATAAAATAAGATCAAGAGTATATTATAACGAGAATAAAGAAAAAGTTAATAATCGTTATCGTACTCATAGGAATAAAATAAGAGAGAATGTAGGTGATAGTTATATTAAAGGTTTGTTAACTGGTAATACAACTATTAAAAGAGCAGATATACCACCAGAGTTAATTGAAATTAAAAGAAAACAAGTTTTATTATCACGTCAAATTAAAAAATAAAAACAATTATGAAAAAGCAAGTAAAAAAACAAGAAGTATTAGAGTTAGTAATAATCAATACTGAAACAGTAACAGTGGATGATGTACGTATTGCATGTCAGAAGATTGGTGACAAGTTAACCAAGACATACAACAAGACAGCAGACATCAAAGCTGCACAAGCTGCTGTTAGTGCTTATGCTACAGCTATCAATGCTGTTAAAGCTCAATTGATTTATAAGAAGATGACTAGTACTCCTAGTAAAATAGAATTCTTTGAAACTAATTAGTTATGCAGAAATTAGATTATATATTACCAATGGCAGTGGGAGTGCTATCATTTGGTGCATCATTACAACAAAGAAGTATATGGATGACAATGTTATGTATGTTTATATCATTTGTATGTATATCCATAGCCATACTTGAACGTTCAAAGAAATAACTGCCACTAATACATAAATTATTCACACATTCTAAATCATCAAAAAGATGAAAACATTTAACGTACCCTTACAACAATATATGTGTTGGTGTAAGAACTATCCATTAGTGATGCATGACTATGTTTATGCCAATAACTATGTGGTAGTAAAGATTAAAATTAGCCTATTAAAACAACTATTAACAACAGGCTATAAAGTTATGAATTAGGGTTAAAAGGTTGAATGCATAGAGCTCTTGGACATTGTCCTTGAGCTCTTTTATTTTTTCACATTTTAAACATGCATAGACATGAGAGATCAATTAAATGAGCTATTAAAACTAGCTAAGCAATTACGTAGTACAATTCAGGTCAACAATATAGATGACCAATATATTGACGTGTCCACTTGGATAACTGTAAGAAGAAGTGGTATAGAATATTATGCTATTTCATTCATGAATAATAAAAAGCTGGAAATAACTCTTTATCAAAAGGGTGATTATATCAGTAATGGTGTTAGTATTGATGTAGAAAACCTCAGTGATGCTGAATTAGATCAAATCATTTTGCGTACTAAACAGGATATCATTGACTTTATTGCAAAATCAGATGAGTCTAGTGAGCAACGAAGACTAAATAAGATTGCAGAGCTTCAAAATCAACTACAAGAGCTACAAAAAGATAGTAGATAAAATCAGATATGCGTGTAGAGAGGCCAATCAAGATAAAAGGATTAAAGATAGATAGATGTAAATGTATTGAAGATTGTAATGTATACAACTGTGATACATACTATCGTAAGGACAGTACGTACATCTGTGAATATCATCCACGTGGTGTTCATGGTATATATTATAAAGTGTATGTTAATGATTTGTTGTCATATAATATCAACAAAACCATATTCAATAAACATTTTGTGATACAAAAGGTGAAGAAAAAGAAAAAATCATTAACTTTGAAATCAAATGAAATACGTAAACGTACAACTAATATTCCCAGAGTACCATCCTGACCAATTAGAGAAAGGTATGTATTTTGTATCAATGGATGGACTCGTTCAAGAGCATCCATATGTTCATATATATGAACTTGATAAAATACCAAGAGATCAAGGAGCATATATTCAAAAGCATGGACTTCCTGTCCAGCCTCATCTCATCATGAGAACAAGTAGCAATCCTGATGTAGCACCAATCATTGTAGCATATCCAGATCAGATAAATCTATCTGTAGAACAAATGAATTTTTGTTCTGCTAGAGGTTATGTTGAGGTGCTTGCATATAGCGATGGTGAATTAGTTTTAGAAAAGGATGACAGTGTAGTATTTTATATTGATCAAGAGTATGATGATTATGAAGATGACTACGAAGATGAATCATCAAAGTTTAATAATGAAGAAATGATTTAATATGCAGAATTTAGAAATCATAAGTTTATTTCCTACACCAGTGCAAAGAGTTAGAGTGCAGGAGTATTTTGAAGATGAGCTGTTACAATTAAAACAGCTTGATAGTCAACCTAGATATAAAAATGGTAATCATTTTGAATCAGTTGAATCATATTGTTTAGATTTACCAGGTATGGAGAAGCTTAAAGCATACATAGAGAAACAACTTAAGGATTTCTATGTAAATGCATTAGCTATTGATAGAGATATCATGATTACAGAGAGTAGAATTAATAGAAATATGAATGGTGGTGAAACAAATATAGATTATAATGATGGTTATTTAGTGTCAGGTGTGTATTATATGGATATACCAGATAATAGAGCAATTGTTAACTTTTATAAGCCTAATATAAAATCCACAAAGCCATTTATTAATTCTGAATTATTAGTAAATAATCCTTATGCTCAAACTAAAGAGATTATTCTTGTTTCTAATAATGAAATATTATTATTTCCTAGCCATATAGAAAACTCTTTATCCAAAATGGATGTAAAAGATGATAGATGGTTTTTAACATTTAGAAGTACAATTAAACCAATAAATATAAATGAATATTATGTCGATTAAAACTAGAGTGGGTAAACTTGTAAAGGTTAAGAACCAGGACAAGAAAAAAGCAGCTAATAATACTTATCAAGCTGTAATTTTAAATAGCAATGGACAGTATAATCCTTATCTGTTTACAGATGTAGAGATTACTGTAGCATACGAGAGAGCTCGTAAGAACACTGAAGATCAAGTGGAACGTAGTGTAATATCTAAAATCTTGGACTAATGGAGCCAGAAAATAGAGAAGATAGAGTAGAAAGAAAACTATTATCATTTTTTCTAACATTTATTGTTATCTTAGTGACCTTATCAATATTTATACTTATGATTTTTGTTAGTTATAACTCACACAATGAGGGAGTTCCAAATAAAAGTAGGTTTATGCAAAATAAAACAGAAAGGTTTGGAATAGTAACACAAGAAGACATCTATATAGATAACATGGAAAAGGGTAAGTATACTAAGTATGGTAGGTTAATAACAAAATCTGAATAGAATGATAAAGGATAGGGTAACAGCAGGAATATTTACAATTGTAATATTGTATTTTACTATAAGAGTATTTGCAGTGATATATGGAACAGTTAAAATAATGACTGCTTCTAAATTTATTCCTGCTGAAACTATTCATCACAATTATTCAGAATTAGATAAACCTATAGATTTAAAAGCTATGAAAACAATCAAATTAAAGTTGATAGTGCTAGATAATAGTAATCCAGTCTTAGTAGATGATGAAAACAATGTTATTGTACCATCCCATCGTATGGCATGGGTAGTTAATAAAGAAGGCGCAATAAAAAATGTAAGACCTTCAACACTTGCAGAGTTTATAGGTGAAAAAGTTAATGTTCAAATAGACTCAGCAGGTAAACCAGTAATTTTAAACGATAAAGCAATTATAGTATTATGAGCACAACAAGAGGCAGAACACTTGCAGATTTCTATCATCCAACACAGGATGATATATTTTGTAGTGTAGAAATTAAATGGGCTCATCATACATCACAAGCTACATTAGAACAGCCAGGTGATGATGATTTGGTCATTGAGGATACTAAACTAATCACATATTGTGGTGAATATGTCAACAAGATGGAGGTGCCTGATTGGGTGAGTCTTGATGATATATATGAAGCAATAGACCCAATGGATTATTATGGAGACGATGAAGATTAACCTACATCCAGTATTTTATGTTTTAACCTTTGCAGGCATCGTGGTGGTGTCTGCTATAATTAATCGAACTATGAACAACAAAGCACCAGAAATAGAATCACCAGAGGTGATTAAAGCAATTGTCAATGTATTTAAATCTGTTGATAATGAATTACAAATTGAGCATATGCGTAGCAAGAAACAATATCTTGAGAAATATGGCTTACGTGAGATTAAAGTTAATAAAAGCAGAACAGCTTTAGAACAATGGAATTAATATATAACTATGTATTCCATTACAATCACCATGAGGGATTGTGGTGGGCTATTCCAAGAGAGAGTTGTAATGACTATTGGAATGGTAATAAAGACAACTGTTTATTTTCAACCAATATGAAAGATTTAATTGATATAATAGAAGATAAATGGACGTATTAATTTATGATATCGAGACAATGCAGGAGTTATTCCTGATACATGTCTACGATCCAAAAGAAGATGAGCATTATGATTTCCTGATTAGCCAATGGCAGAATAACTTTGATGCATTTACAAAACTAATGCATGATAAGCCAGACTATTATTGGGTGGGTTATAATAATCTTCGTTTTGATGCTCAAGTGGTAGAATGGGTGTTACGTAATCATGATAATTGGCATGAACTTGGAGGGCTAGAAATATGTGCTAAAATTGCACAGAAGGCTCAAGATGTGATTGAAGATGCTAATTACGAACAGTTCCCAGAATATCGAGAAGAGGATTTGTCGTTCAAACAGATAGATTTGTTTAAGGTTAATCATTATGATAATAAGAATCGTATGGTTAGCCTTAAACGTCTAGAGTTTGAGATGGACCTTGAGAACATTGAGGAAATGCCTATACATCACACAAAGCGTAACATGACTCAAGAAGAGATAGATGTTACAATGAACTATTGTGTGAATGATGTAATGGCAACCTATGAGTTCTTTAAGGTTACAACAGGTGATACAGAACATCCCTTGTATAAAGGAAATAATCAATTACAATTAAGACTAGACATACAAGAAGAGTTTGGTATTAACTGTATTAATTATTCTGATAGTAAGATTGGTGATGAGATGATTAAAAAGTATTATTGTGAAGAGAAGAAAATTACATATGCTAATCTACCTCGCACAGGATTCTTTAGAAAGAAGATAACTGTATCACAATGTAGACCTGATTATCTAAAGTTTCAAACTAACCAGCTCATTGAGTTTAAAAAGTACATAGATAAACTAGTATTAGGACTTAATGATGACTTTAAAGAAAGTATACATTTTTATGGCAACACTTATACGTTCGCTAAAGGTGGCTTACACACAGAGAACAAACCAGAGGTATTCGAAACTGATGAGCATTTTGAAATTATTGATTGGGATGTCTCTAGTTACTATCCTGCTATTATTATCAATAATGGTCGCTATCCTAGCCACCTTGGTAAAGAGTTTCTTACTGGTTATAAGCGCATGTTTGAAAGGCGTCTTGAACTCAAGCCACAGGCTAAAAAGAGCAAACGCATTGCAGGCATTGTTGGTGCCCTTAAGCTTGCTGTCAATTCTGTATATGGTAAGTCTTCTGATATGCAGTCGTGGATCTACGATAGACAGCTTACTATGTTCACTACTATTACTGGAGAGCTTAGCTTGCTTATGCTTATTGAAGCTTATGAACTAGCAGGTATACATGTTATATCAGCTAATACAGATGGTGTTACAATTAGAATAGAAAAGACACATCTTGATGAGATGCATGAGATTAATGCATGGTGGTCTAACTTAACGAAATATGAGCTTGAGCGTACAGATTACAGTAAGATTATATTCTCAACAGTTAATGATTATCTAGCAGTTAAGACCAATGGAGAAGTTAAGAAGAAAGGTGATTTCCTTACAGATTTTGAATTACATAAAAACAAATCTGCTAGAGTGGTGCCTATTGCTCTTGAGCGTTATTATTGCGATGGTATTCCTGTTGCTGATAGTATCAGTAATCATAGTAACATCTTTGATTTTTGTCTCAGACAGAAGGCTAGCAGAGACTTTCATTATGAAGGCAAGTTCAATGGCAAGACTACTGTGTATAATAAACTAATTAGATATTATGTATCTAACACTGGTGAGAAGCTATTGAAAGTGAAGAACCCAGAATGTCTATCCAACGCTGCACCAATATCACAAGTGGAAGCAGGTGAGTGGCTAATGACAGTGTGTAATAAGCTATCTAAGGATCATTCTCTAGATAATATTAATCATTCTTATTACATAGAGAAAGCAGAAAGAATTATTAACAAGATTAATTACAATGGTAAGAAAAGACCTGTAATAATCGCGAACCAACTAAATTTATTTTAATGGCAGGATCAGATAAACAACGAGAAGAGATTAACAGAAAGTTAGTCACTATGCAAATGGAAATGATAGGACTAACCTATCAGGACGCAGTGGACACACCAGAATTCTGGAGAGTGTATACATTGACAACAGAACAAACATTAGAATGGCGTAAGGCTGCTCTTCCACTTATTAAGAAAACTTTTAAGTGTAATAAGACAAGAGCACAGTCAACAATGAGTTGGTTCGAGCTTAATTTAGGATTGCGTGAGTATAATCCAGAAGAGGTTGATACAACACACATCCACACAACAATACCACCTGAAGCACATATTCTTAAAGATCAACAGCCTACATTCTTACAAAAGATGAAGAAGTTCTTTAGAGGGTATTATGATTGACACTTGATGTTAGTTAAATTATATGCGAAAGGGTATAATATTGCACTATTTCCAAAATTTATACGTGAAAGGGTATAAAATTTGACAAAAAGTGTCATAAAATACACGATAATTCGAATTATCGTCGAATTAGACGATGTAATTTAACATTGTAAATCAGTAGTATTACTACTACTTTTATTAATTATCTAAACTGTTACAATTTGTAACGCTTTTAGCCTCAGAGAAATCTGGGGCTTTTCTATTACTCAATTTTACCACTTTTAGGTGTTTATTGGTAATTTATAGTTTTACATATTATAATTTTTACACATTTTAAATCACAAAAACATGGGACGTCCTAAAAAACAACAAGAATCAACAGAAGAGCAAATGTATTATGTTGCATCAACTTCACCTATTGAGCCAGAGATGGAATTATATCCAGAACTGACAGCAGACGCTGCTATCAATTATGTTAAGGAGAATGAACCATACATGACAGAAATTTATCTGTATGAGATTAAACTATTAGGCAAGTATAAAGTATCGTATAACTTAGAAAAGGTAAAATAATCATGGGAGCATCAACAGCAATGACAATTGCAACAATGAACGCAATGAACAATGCAAACAATCATCATCACCATCAGCATAGTCCTGATGAAGGAACACAGCTATTAGCTGTAGGATTATCAATAATTATTCTATCATTATTATGGATTGTATTTACATCTATTAGACAACTGTTTAAAAAAGATGTATATTATGATTTTGTTGATGAAAATATTGGAGCATTGATTATGCTAGGAATTATGGCAACATTAACATTATTGGTAGCACTTACATCATTAATTTACACATTAATCAAATAATCATGGGAGCACAAGCTTTTATTACAAGACAAAGAGGAATGAATGCTAGCGAAGCGTACACACACGCTGTAGAAGCAGCAGAATCAGAACATGGTAGAAATCTCTACAATGGTACAATCAGTACAACAACTAGCTTTAGAGATGTAACTGCTGAATTTCGTAAGAGTAAGAAAGAAAGACGTCAGTTTATTGATGACATGTTAGAGAATGCAGGTAAGCGTGAATGTTATGTCATTGAAGAAGAATCACCAGTAAAGAATAACAACAAGATTAAATCTGTTGTTGATCACACTGTTGTTAAAGGCACCAGTAAATGGGAGCTTCGTTACAATGTATATACAGGTTGGGATGACAGACAGTTGAAGTCTTTCAAGACCAAGACTGATGCTGTGAAGTATGCTCGTGAGTATACAGAGAAATCACAGAACACCACGTTTGTACGTATGGAGAAGATTCTTACTAATCAAGATGCTAATGTAGCTTGTATTAAATACAAGAAATCTACACAAGAAAGAGAAGGAACGTATATATTCTTTGGCTACGCAGCATGTTAAGAATAGTTTGTTTATTGTTATTGATGGGATGTACATCTAAAGAGATGGCTCCTATTATTGTACACAAATACAAGAAGAATGATATTGTGTATACAAAGCCTGACTCTCTTAAAATGAGAGTATTTTATGTGTGGCCAGATAAGCTGGCCTACACATTATTACATTATGATTATGTAAATAATGTAACACCTGTAACTAAGAACGAATCAGAACTGTATTAATATGCCAAAGAAACCTAAATTATTGGAAGATAAGATGCACTGTCTTTATTGTGGAGATATACAAAATGTATCAATAATAGAAGAGTTGTTTGATAAAACAGGCAACTCTTCTGCTGTAACATATTATTGTAAAGCATGTAATAAGAAACTAATAGCACGTTTCTCTCCTAGTGGATTTTATTCATTTAATCAGTTCAAACCAGAGTGGAAAATAAATTATAATCTAAAACATAAAAATGGCAAATAAACGAACAGCATTAGACATTCTATTTCAAGAAATAAAAGAAAGTAAATCATTCCTGCCTGATAACTTGTTTGACTATCTAGAGATGGTGTACAATAAAACTAAAGAAATGGAGAAAGAGCAGATAAAAGATGCTTGGTTATGTGGACAAACTAATGGAGCAACTATTTGTACTCCTGATGCTTATGAGCCAAAAGAAAAATATTACAACGAAACTTATGGCAAAGACAATGAATAAAGAATTTGTAACATACGAACAAGCATTAGCCTTAAAGGAATTAGGGTTTGATGAACCCTGTTTAGCTGGATATGATTTGAACAAATCTATGTATGTATCCTATGTATCTATTGAGGATAGTCAGTACTACTCATCCTTTGAACTCAAAGCTCCACTTAAACAACAAGTATTTAGATGGTTTAGAGAGAAACATAACCTATTAGGATATGTTGATTCTGATACGCAAGAATATGGCATTGAATACTCTTATCACATTAATGATTTGATAAAAGGTCACACTCATTTTCAATTATATATTGATAGCTATGAGCAAGCAGAGCAAGCGTGTATTGATGAGTTAATTAAACTATCTAAACAACAAGACAATGGCTGATATAGCAATGTGTAGGGACATGGAATGTCCTGTGAAATTTAAGTGCTACAGGCACACAGCACCATGGAATCAGTTTAGACAATCTGTCTTTGCTGAATCACCTCGTAAGGGGGATAAATGTGAAAGTTATTGGGATAACGAAGGACGTACCTTGGACCCAAAGTTTAGAGAGTATGAGAACTATAATGATAATGAGTAAGAAAAAAATCATTGATAATCCTTATCCTACTAAAGGACAAGCATTAAAATTGGCTGTTGAAAAGGGTTATATAACAAAAGAAGAAATGATGGCTGAGATGAATAAACCTAAGCCTAAACGTAAAGTTATTAAAAAGCCCAAGCCTAGAATAATATATGGTTTAAACACAAATTCAATGTAAAATTATGATACATATAGAAGACTACGAGCGTGAAGCTCAGAAAGATTTAGTATATTTGCAAGAGGAGAAGGAGCTATTTTATCGCTCACTAAATGACCCAGGTATCGCTCAAATTGAAGCTTTTATGAGCGATAAAGTTCATTTAAAAGATCTAGAATCTCTACAAGAGAGGGCTAAGATTAATGTGTGCATTCCTCAAAGTTTAATTGCTAAAATAGATCACAGAATAATTAGAAATTATGAACGTAAAATTGACGCTCTATCATTTTAAAGAGCTACTCAAGAATGGTTTTACATTAGACATGGTCTTTCTCCTCAAACTAGTGGAGGAGGGCCATGATCTAAAAGACGCATGTAATGGAGATCCTAAACTGGAGATCCTTGCTCAAGGTATTTATCGTAAAGGACTGATATCAGGAGATAACAAAATCACACTAACAGGTAAGAATGTTCTTAAGTTTCTTAAAGAGGAAGCTCCTAAAGATAAGATTATCAAGAAGAAGCCTGCCACTGAAGATTTTCAAAGATGGTGGAAAGCATTCCCAGGAACTGATACATTCAAGCATAAAGATAAAAGCTTCTCAGGCTCTAGATCTTTACGTAGAGATGTAGAGAACTGTAGGCTTAAATTCAATGCCATTTTGTCAGAAGGAGAATACACTGCAGATGATTTAGTCGCTGCTGTTGAGTTTGATGTTCTTCAAAAGAAAGAGAACTCATACAAATCAGGAGAGAATAAACTTAAATACATGCAGAATAGTCTTACATATCTAACACAGAGAAGCTTTGAACCATTCATCGAGCTTGTTAAGCAAGGAATCACAATTGAAGAAAAACCCAAACCAGTAGGAACAACAGATATATGACACCAAAAGAAAAAGCAATAGAACTCTATAATAATTTCTACAATACATCTACTCATCCACATCATGTTGAAAGTAGACAACAATTTGCTAAACAATGTGCATTAATTGCAGTAGATGAAATATTAAATGTTATAATTGGAAGTTACGATTATGAATTAGAAAAAATATATTGGCAAGAAGTTAAACAAGAAATAGAGAAACTATGATATTTCAAGATTTAGCCAAGGCAGTACAAGATGGTATTGATGGTAAGAACAGTGGTATACCTATGGGGTTTGATAGACTTAACAGATACATTGGTATCAGGAAGTCTATATATACTCTTGTGGGTGGTCTAACAGGTTCTGGTAAGACATCTTTTATAGATGATGCATATGTCCTTAATCCATTTGATTGGTATATATCTAAGTATGGTCAGAACTCTGATATCAAGCTAAAGATTATATATAGATCCATGGAGCGTAGTAAGACATACAAGATGGCTAAATGGGTAGCTAGGAAGATATTCTTAGATTCTGGTATAATCATTCCTGTTAGTAAACTATTGGGTTGGCAGAAGGAGAAGATGACGCATGATGAGCATGATTTATTTCTAGCACAGAGAGATTATATTGGCAGCATGTCAGAAATCATTACAATCATTGATGGTCCAGATAATCCAATAGGCGTAGCTAAGCATTTGAAAGATCATGCTGAAGCTAATGGTAGAATAGAAGAAATCGATAAGTATAACAGAGTTTATATTCCTGATGAAGATAACACAGTGACCCTGGTTGTTATCGATCACATTGGTCTATTAAAAGTTACCAAGGATTATAATACAAAGAAGGCAGCCATCGATAAGATGTCTGAAGAGCTGAGATATGCTCGTGACATGTATGGATATTCACCAATAGTTGTAAGTCAGTTCAATCGTGACATTGCTAATCCTATGAGGATTAAGAATGGTGACGTAGAACCACAGCTAGAAGATTTCAAGGACAGCTCATCTACACAGGACGATGCTGATGTTGTGTTAGCACTATTTGATCCTATGCGTTATAAAGTTACAGACCCTAGTGGTTATGATCTTGATAGGCTTAAAGATGAATTTGGTGGTAAGTATTATCGTTCACTAAGACTAATCAAAAATAGTTATGGTGAAGATGATATTCGTATTGGTCTAGGTTTCCTAGGTCAAGTGGGTATGTTCAAAGAACTACCAAGAGTTAAGAATATATCAGAGTATGATTATCAATCAATAGTAAATAAAACATTCTTTTTAGAACCATGAGTTTAAGAGATCAAAGGCAACAAGAGTTTGCACAGATATGGCTTGATAAGAAATGGGGTATCCTAAATCTGTGTCCAAGATTTGGTAAGATATATACAACAATTAACATCTTGGAAAAGATGAATGATGATATATCTATACTAATCGCCTATCCTGATGTTAAGATCAAGGATTCTTGGGAGGAGGATTTCAAAGAACGTGGATACAACAATTCAAACATCACCTATACAACACACCTATCTTTACATAAACATGTAAACAATGAGTATGATGTGGTGATCATTGATGAGATACATTTGTTAAGTGATGCACAGATTGATGCTTTACAAGATTTAACATTACTTAATCATCAAGTGCTAGGACTGACAGGCACTCTATCAACCTCAACAGAGTCTGAGCTTGACATGAGATTAGATCTTCCTGTATTGGCACACTATCCTATTGAACAAGCTATCCAAGAAGGCGTTATTGTTGATTATCAAATCACAGTGATTAAAGTACCTTTGGATAATAAAATTGTTACAACTGTTAAGGGTAAAGCCAGGACAGAGAAGAAACATTTTGACGCGTGTAGTTGGGTGATTGAACAGCTCAGCTCTCAAGGTAAAGACACAATGATGTTACGCCTAAAGAGAATGAGAATCGTCCAAGGAAGTATTGCTAAGTTAAACATGACTAAGGCAATATTAAACAAGTATAGCAATGAGCGCATACTTGTATTTTGTGGTACTACTGATGCTGCAGATAGTTTAGGTATACCTTCACACCATAGCAAATCGCCTGACAAAGAGGGCTTCAAAAGGTTTGCAGAAGGAGAAGGAAGCCACATGGCTGTTGTAAAGATTGGTAATACAGGTGTTACATACAAACCTTTAAACAAAGTGATCTTGAATTACTTTGACAGTAACGCTGAGAATCTAGCTCAAAAGGTGAATAGGTGCATGGCTATGGAATACAATAATCCAGACAAGAAAGCACAGATTTATATCATTTCCACCAATGAAGCAGTAGAGGAAAAGTGGTTGAATAAGGCACTAGAATTCTTTGACAAAGACAAGATTAAAGTTGTTAATGTTCCTGGAATTTAGTAACTTAGAGTAAGTAAATTAACTAAATAAATTAAACATGGCAAGTAAACTGATTGGGATCGTTGGATCCACTGGAACTGGCAAATCGACATCGATTAAGCACCTAAATCCAGAAGAAACCTACATTATCAATGTAGCGAAAAAGGAATTACCTTTTAAAGGTTCTGAATCTTTGTATAATGCAGAGAAGAAGAACTACAGAGAAGTTGATGACGCAGTTGAGATCACTCGATTGTTACAAAACATTTCTCAGAAAGCACCACACATTAAGAACATCGTGATTGAGGATTCAAACTACATCATGGGTTTTAACATTGTGTCACGAGCAACAGAAGTTGGGTTCACTAAATTTAGCATCATGGCTAGAGATATGGTGGCCTTGTTTCAAGAAGCTCGTAAACTACGTGACGATTTGAAAGTGTTCTATTTCACTCACCCAGAAACTATTGAAGAAGGTGGAGAGATTATAGGATACAAAATCAAGACAGCAGGCAAGCTGATTGACAATCAAATCTTATTAGAGGGCCTATTAACTATGTGTCTCTACACTTATGTAGAAGAGAACAAAGATGGCACTTGTACGTATAACTTTGTAACCAATAGGTTTAGAAAGTTCCCTGCCAAGACTCCTGATGGTATGTTTGCAGACATCAAGATTCCTAATAATTTACAACAAGTTGCAGATACAATTGACGAATATTATAAATAACTAGAAACATGGCAATAGGTGGATCAAAGAGAGAAATCCCACAAGGTGGAGATTTTGTAAAGAAGGTTGGTATATTTGAAGCGAAAGTAATCGCTATCAATCCAACTGCACAAGAGTACAAAGAAATCTTAGGGATTGATTTGAAAGAGGACAGTAAGGCAACTAATTATTATGATGACGTTGCAAAGAAGTTACGCGTTAATGTATGGTTACAAGATGTAAACAGTGACTTTAAAACCAATGCTACGTTCTGGTTAGAACATGGTGAGAAAGTTAATAAGGATGGCACAAAGAAACAATACATCAATAACATTGGTGTGTGTAGCTGGGCTAGTAGTGAAGAAACTCTTCCTAGTTGGTTTGTTAAGCGTGATAAACGCGTAGCACATATAGGTGAGGAAGAATTTTTAGGATTTGTACGTATATGGTTAGGTGGTCTTGACTTTTCTGATCCAGAAACTGAGATATTCTTGAATTGGGATAAGGTTATGAAAAATAATCTATCTGATTTGAAAGATCAAATTGATGGTGAGTTTACACAAACTGTTGGTGCATTAGCTACAGTTAAAACTAGTGATAAAGGAGATGGTCCTAAATCATTTCAAAACATCTTTGTTAAATCATTCTTTCCAGGCTATTCTATTAGAAGCATGCGTTTGATTGATTACAACAATCCTGATGTAGTGCGTGGACTAGCATTCAGAAAGTCTGCTGAGTTAAAGATGCATGAGCGTTTCGTTGTTAATGTAACAGGTGAGTATGGTTGTAAAGACTATTATACATTCAAAGAGTTACATGATTATGACCCTGATTCAAATTTAGTAGAGTCAGACAAAGTGATTGCAACTGATGATGCAGATTATTAAGATTCATTTTATACATAATTTTTATAGTAAAGCCCAGTCTATCTTAGATTGGGCTTTCTTTTCTAAACTAAACAAATTAAATGGGAATAACAGGAAGATTAAAACCTTCTTTCCTTACGCCAGAAAAGATACTCGAGAAGATAACAGAGTATGACATATTTAAATATTATATGCCCAATACTGATTGGGAGCCAAATGTTGTGACGTTTTCTCCATTTAGAAACGAGCGTAATCCATCATTCATGATTGGAAATAAGCAAGGAAGATTAACGTTTATTGATTTTGCAGATACTAGTAAGAGAGGTTCTTGTTTTGATTTTGTTAAAATGTCTTTTAATCTTAAAGATTTAAAAGAAGTCTTAGCACTAATTGATAGAGACTTTGGACTAGGATTCTCCAGAGAAACCAATACAGAACAATACAAACGTATTGTCTCACAATACATCCAACCAGTACGTGCTGTCAAAGCATATTCTAACATTCAAGTGGTTGTAAAAGCATTCACTAATGATGAATTGGCCTATTGGAATCAGTATCATCAAAGTCTTGATGACCTGAAAGCAAATAATGTTTATAGTATATCTAAGGTTTATCTTAACAAACAACTATTCCCAGCTCCTCTTAGTGAGCTAAGGTTTGGTTATTTGTATGATGATAAATGGAAGATATATCGTCCACACGCTAAGGATAAGAAGAGTAAATGGGTACCAAACAATGTACCCATAACTGCGATGGATGGTAAAGATGACATCAAACAATGCGATGTAGCATTTATCAACAAATCAAAGAAGGATTATATGGTGATGAAGAAACTCTTTCCATGTAGCTGTGCTGTACAGAACGAGGGACTAGGTTGTTTCTCTCCTGAGAACGTTGAATATATCAAGAGTAATTCTGCTAGTCAGATTCTTAGTTTTGATAGCGACGTAACAGGCGTAGAGAATTCACAACAGATCACCAAGATATTTGACTTTGATTATTGTAATGTACCTAGGAAGTATTTATCTGAGGGCATTAAGGATTGGGCTGATCTAGCAAGAGTCCATGGTATGCAAACAATCGAAAATTATCTAAAAGAAAAACAACTACTATGAACGTAGAAGACGTAGAAGAATTAGCAGCAGCTGTAGAAGATCTTGTGTATGAGATACAACAAGAGACAGAATGGTTAGAGACTACAGAAGGAGACTCTATAGAATGTATAGGTATAGAAAACCTAGAAGGAATATTAAACAGATTTTTTGGATTTAAACTTAAGATATCACAATCATGAAAAGAACAGATTACACAAGCTTGAAGCACTTAGTAACAGATGTACCAGTGCCAGCACAAACAGCAACTTACAAACCTGTAAGCAATGCACAATTAATTGATCTTACACTAGCAGCTATTGATGGTGCAGGCTTTACATTAGGTAAGGAAGCATATACGCTTGCAGCTGATGGCCAAGTGGCCACAGGTAAGTTTACACTATCTAATATTATGGATAGTGAGATGCAAATCCAGATTGGATGGCAGAACAGTTATAATCGTCAGGTTAGTTTGAAGTTTGCTATTGGTGTAAACATCATGATATGTTCTAATGGTGTAGTGTCTGGTGACATGGGTACATTCAAGAAAGCTCATAAGGGCTCTATTCAAGAGTTTACACCATCAGCCATCACTGAATACATCAAGAGCGCAGGTGATGCTTTTAGAGAGATTCAGATTCAACGTGAGATGATGAAACAAGTAGAACTTACTAAGCGTCAGCAAGGTGAGCTATTAGGACGTATGGTGGTAGAAGAACAAATCATTAGCACAATGCAGCTTAACATCATTCGTAAGGAGATAGTTAAACCTTCTTATGATTATGGTGTAGAAGGCACACTGTGGGATTTGTATCAACACACAACGCATTCAATGAAAGAACTACATCCAGCAACATGGATGAGTGATCATATGAGTGCTCATGATTTCTTTGTAAACGCTCAAGGTGAACTAGTAGCTAGTCAGAGACCAGCTATCATCAGTGTACCACAAGTAGAATATAGACAATTAGAACTATCATTATAATGAATTGGGAAAAGTTTAAAGATTTATTTCATGAAAGCTGGCATCCTAAGATGAAGCCTTTCATAGAGAGCGAGGCGTGTGATAAAATCTACGAACAACTAAAAGCTGATAGTAAGAGGGGCAAGATGATTGCTCCTCTCTCTCAGAATGTTTGGAGATGTTTTAAAGAAACACGCTTTCAAGATGTTAAAGTTATTCTCATAGGTTTATGTCCTTATCACACAATGGTAAGTGGACAACCAGTGGCTGATGGATTGATGATGAGTTGTTCTGTAACTAATTCGTTACAACCAAGCTTGTTTCAATTATATCAAGGCATAGAAAGAGAAGTGTATGGTGGGTTTCGTATGGATAGAGATAGAAACCCAGATTTAACATTCCTAGCTAAGCAAGGAGTGTTATTATGTAACGCAGCTCTCACTACAGAAATTCATAAAGCAGGATCTCATCTAAAGATATGGGAACCATTTATGCAATATCTGTTAGAGGAAGTGTTTTCATTTACAGGTATACCAATAGTGTTCTTTGGTAAAGAAGCAGGTAAGCTTAAAAGATATGTCTCACCATTTACATTTCATTTTGAGGTGAGTCATCCAGCATCAGCTTCTTACAGGAATAGTCATTGGGACACAGAAGGAGTATTCACAAAAATCAACACGCTAATCAAAGAAACCAATGGGTATAAAATTGATTGGCTAGAAAAAGTAGAGATATGATCTTAGAAAAACAAACACAATCGTTAATACAAGAAGTTGGTAGTACACAAGGTACTATTGGTATGTCGTTAGATCTTGACAGTGCACAGGTTTTGATGCAGATGTTAAGTAAGAACCTATATGCAGACGCAATTGGTTCAACTGTTAGAGAGTGTGCTAGTAATGCACTAGACTCTCATCGTAGAGCAGGTAAGGACAATCATCCTATTATTGTTAGCTTTAAGTCTACTAATAATAGCTATGAATTCTCTGTTGAGGATTTTGGTATTGGTTTAGATGCTGATGATGTAGAGAACATCATTAGCAAGTATGGTAAGAGCACAAAGCGTAACTCTACCACAGAGCTTGGTATGATGGGCCTTGGTTTCAAAGCCCCTCTTGCATATGCTTCTAGCTTCTATTTCATTGCACGTAAAGATGGAAGAGAGCGTAAGTATATGATGTATGAAGGAGAAGAAGTCAACTCGATTGACTTGTTGTCTGATAGTGCAACTTCTGAAGGTAATGGTGTTAAGATTATCATTCCTGTTAAGTGGACTGATGCCTATGAATTCAAGAAGAAGATTAAGGAACAGCTTGCTTATTTTGAGAATGTTTATTTTGATGTTCCTGATATGAGCAATACATTCAACATCTATAGAAGTGAGCACTATCAAATCTCAGACGTATGTCCTGATCATGAAATGCACGTATGTCTAGACAATGTATATTATCCATTAGACTTTGATAAGCTTGGTATTAGTAGAATTTATCATTCTAGAATAGGATTAAGGTTTAGTCTTACAGATGGATTGTTTCCTACGCCAAATAGAGAATCGTTAAGATACACTCAGGAAGCTAAGCAACTCATCAAGAGTAAGATTACAACCCTGGCTAATGAGTTCATGACTAAGTATAATGAAACTATTGCTGATACAGATGACGTACGTGCAGTGGTGGATCATTTCTCTACTGGATTTAGACACATTACAGATCACAATGGTGATAAGTGGGAGATATCTGAAATACTAAAGCATGCTACAATACCAGCACGTACGCCTACATTAATAGGATGTAAGTATTTTACAGCAGAAAGTCTTTATAAAATAAGAGACTATATGCTTAATGAATATGAATGTAAATATGAGCTAAGTAATTACAGGGCTAGAATATCTGAGTCTCGTAGTAGATGGGATTCAGATGTAACTTTCACATCTTTACATAGAGCTGATAAGATTGTTATATTCACAGGAATATTTGGTGATCGCAAACGTCGTTACATCAAAGAACTATGGGCTAAGAAGTCTGCAAAGTTTCTTAAGAAGTCTCATCCTTTTACATTGTTTTCTAAAGATAAAGGTTGGGCAACAACTACTCATTATTCTAATCCAGACATGCGTTGTTATCATGACTTGTTAAAGTTATATAACTATCCTAAGTCACAATGGAGAGAGGTGATAACTGAATTCCAAACCTGTATTAAGAAGGTTACAGATAACTTTATAGATCTTGATACTATTGATATTCCTGAAGCATGGATTGTTGCTGACAAAGCTAAGAACCACAAGCCTAAACCTAAAGCTGCCAAGAATGGTAGAATAAAGGAGAAGGGTGACGTTAATGTTAAGCAAGCAACAGCTCCAGAAAGAGAGACAGGAACTAATGCTAAGTTTGTTCCTACAGTGTATGATGGTAAAACTCTTCATAAAAGAAAGATGCTCACTGTTTATGCTAAAGAAGAAGAGCGCTCATCTCTTGATCATCTATTTGGAATGTTTAAGAAAGTAGAGAATGAGGTAAAGTTTGTCATCATGTCTGATAGAGAGATTAAAGTGTTAGAGATATACAATCTTCACAACTTTATGCCTCTAGCTACATTCTTAAAAGGTCATAACAAACCATTCAAGAGAATGATGACAGCTAAGTTAATCTTCATGTTTAAAGGATTATACACTAGAGTGTTTGATGTTCGTAATGTATTAGATGAAGTTAACTCAGGTTTAAAGAAAGATCTTGATGATCTATATAATTATCAAGAGAAGATGATTCATACATGGGCTAAAGAAACTAATACTGATCTTAAGCTTGATGAATATGCCTCTAAGCATAATCTTTATGACTTAGAGATGTTTACTAAACTCAATCGTACAGATAAACTCTTTTCTAAACATCCTTTCATGAAGAAGTTATGTAACAAAATGCATGGTAGTTATGGAAATGCTTTTGATTATAAAGGTTTATTAGATGTCATGAAAGACATGTGTCGTTACAAGAATATGCGAATGAATCTATCTAACTATCGTCTTGTTGAAAAAAAAGAGGTTAGCGAGCTAGAAGAGGCTGCATGAACTTGATTATCAATTAGTTATATCAAAAATTTCACGTAGATTTGTCACAAATATGTTGTATATTTGTGACAGATTCTACACTAAAACAATCACAAAATGAACAATGCAAGTTTAGAGTTTTTCAAGTCTCTTATTGATAGAGACACAAAATTAGCAGAGATGTTGTTGAAAGAAACAACAGCTCCTGGGTACACTCTTACTACTACATCTAGCGATACTAGTAGTACAATTCTTCTTAAGCCATATTCAAACATCAAGTTTGTAAATGACGTATTAACTATTATTCTTAATGATGGTAACATCGTTAGTAAATATCCTGCTACAATTGATGATTTCAATCGTGCTCGTAACTCAAAAACTGAAATGGAGCTATTCACTGTATGTAGTTCTAAAGAAGGACTAGAAGAGAAACGTAAGTTTGAAGAAGAAGTTAAGCGCAATGAATCATTATCAGCAGGTATCAAGAGTTTAATCGATTTTGCAGAAGATGAGTTTGAAGAGCGTGATGGTGCTTTGTATATGACAGGTATTGATCGCAGCATGCCTCAGTTATTGATTGAGGAATTCATCATCTTGTTTCAAGAAGATTGGAATGATGACGAAGTTAATGAGCGTTGGGAAGGCTTAAAGCGTTTCTGGATGTGGTGTTGTTTAAATCCACGTGCTGAGGTAGCTGATGAGTTATTTCGATTCTTAAAAGACAACAGCTTTAGAATCACTAAGCAAGGTTTCTTTGTTGCATTACGTAATGTAGTTACATTGCATGGTGGTGCAGAGCTTGTACACTTTATTAGCAATAGCTACAACAAGGTGAAAGCTGTGTGGAAGAAGAGCCCTGATAATTATGGCGTATTCTTACAAAATGGTGAGTACAAACTTGTACATCATGATGACTATTTTAAAGAGGAAACTCATAAAACTACAACATGTCCAGATTGTCTAGGAGAAGGTGGTTGGGATGCTGATGATGAAGATCGTGAATTCTATGATTTTGATGATGACAGATGGCTAGAATGTGAGCAATGTGGTGGATCAGGAGAGGTAGATGAGTATGAGCACACTAATACATGGACTGTAGATCATGGTGAGAGAATTGGTAACTTGACAGATTTATATCTTGATCTCCCTAATCGTGCAGAGAATCGTTTCACAGACGACTGGACTAAGACGTTTGACATTCGTGTAGGCGTTCCTGTAAAGATGCCTATGGAAGAGTGTAACTGGTCTACACAAGATTGTGCAGCAGCAGGTTTACACTTTACAGCAGATCAGATTCACTATGTAGGATGTGGTGATCAGTCTATGTTAGTGTTAATCAATCCTATGAAGGTTGTGGGCATTGGTGAGCACAAAGGTAGATGTTATGAGTATCTACCAATCATGACTGTACCACGTGAGGAGGCTACATCTATATTGCATGATCTAGACTTTGATACTATGCAGTTGGATGACGCCTATGCTATCCAGGAGCTTGATAACTTAGCAGAGAAAGTTAAAGAAGGATTCGCAGCTGAGGCTAAGAAGTACAACTTTAATTTCCCTACTATCAATCCTAAAACTGTAGATAACATCATTGCTAGTCTTGATGAAATGAAGCAAGTTATTGGAGGAAGAGTAGTTATTGTGTAGCTTTGTAACTTACAACACAATAACATGGCTAAGAGAATAGTAAAAAAGATACCAGTAAAAAGATCCAGGGTTCCTAAAACAAGGAACTCTGGTACTTTGACAGAATCAGCGTTTTGGTCCTTCATTAGAAGTGCACTAAGACAGAAGTCAAGATGGTGGAAACCTATCTCTGAAGCTAAAGCTAAAGCAAAGCGCCTATACAAAGGGCCTTTGAAGAGACAGAAGTTTGAATACCAGTGTAATCAATGTAAGAATTGGTTTCCTGATAAGAAGATTAATGTGGATCATATTTGCCCAGCAGGAAGTCTTAATTCTGCACAAGACCTGCCTGATTTTATTGAGAGGCTGTTTTGTGAAGTAGATAATCTACAGGTATTATGTGAAACATGTCACAATGCTAAAACAAAATCAGAAAAAGATGCAAAAGGAGCTACAAAAGTTGTACAAGCCAGAAATGGACTCTAAAGTACAATGGGCAGACTTAACTTCAGATGAGGTTAGGAAATGTTATAAGTTAGGTGAAGACTTTATAATTATTCATAAAGAAGATGTTATGATCTTGACACCACATCAGTTACAAAATGAAATAGTTGGTAAGACAGATTCAGGACGTCAGTATGAATTGTTTGCTTACCTATGGAATCCAACTAAAAAGATAAGCGAACTATAATGGGAGAAATACAAGCAACAGTATCGATCAATAAGAATTCTTCATTCACAGAGATATGGTATGAAGGATCTGTAGAGTTTAATGGTAAAACGTATAACTTCTGGCTAGTTAATCCTAGAGGATTAGATGAGCAGGGTAGAGAATACGAAGTAGAAGTTAAGTGGTGGTTTAAACGTGTTCCTGTAGAGGTACGAGGAATGCATGACCAAATAGTAGAAGCATATTACGAATCACAAAACAAAAAACAAAATGATTAAAGGATCAGTTAAAACAGAAGCAAGTTATAGAGCTATCGTAATGGATAGCTCTTCTAGTCTAAAAGAGTTTTCACAAGACAGAAAGAAGTATTATCGTAAGTATGTACTTGGTGATAAAGTGGAGGATGAGGACAGTAAGGCAGCAACTATGGGTAGGTTAGTAGAAACTAAGCTTATGGAACCAGAGTTGTTTGATGAGAAGTTCTATCTATCTACATGTCAAAGTGTACCAACAGGATTAATGTTAGATTTTGTAGAAGCTTTATATAAATATATGAAGGAAGCTACAAATGAATCAGGAGAGATAACTCGTGAATTCAGTGATGTGGCACAAGATGCGTATAAAGATTCAGGATTCAAGATTACGTATGAAGCTGTCATGAAGAAGTTCATAGACTCTGAAGCAGAGGCGTATTTTGATGAGATTATGTTGGTTAGGAGAAAAGGCATGACAGTTGTTAGCATTAATGATGTCACAAATTGTGAAAGAATTGTGACAGAATTAAGGACTAATCCTATCACTGCATCTATAGTTAATCAAGATCAAACAGCTAGATATGATGTGCATAATCAGCTCCAGGTAGAAAACTATCAAGTGCATGGTCATAAATTTAAAAGTATGATGGATAAAGTTATTGTAGATCATCATACACAAACAATACAAATTTATGATTTAAAATGTACTTGGAGTGTTGAAGGTTTCTATAAAGAATATTATCTTTATAGAAGAGCTTACATCCAAGCATTCTTGTATTGGCATGCAGGTCATTTTCATTTCCAAGACTTAGTAGATGCAGGATATAAAGTTAAATATCCTAGCTTCATTGTCTGTGATAGCACTAACTATTTTAGTCCTCTCATCTATACACTAGATACAGAAGACATGACAAATGCTAGAGATGGATTTGATCTAAAAGGATATAAATATCCAGGCGTATTAGAAACAATAGACGATCTTAAGTGGGCTATTGAAAATGACGTATGGAATATATCTCGTAAGAATTATTCAAATGGTGGCATTGTAAACATAAAAGGATAAATGGAGTTAAAGAAAACAATCACAAGTATATTTATAGTGCCCACTCTTAAAATCAATAGAGATAAGCTGAAAGAAAATGGCTATCTAAATGGTTATATGAGCGACGTTAGAAGAGACATACAGTATCAAAATGCTGTATATCTCTTATTTCAACCACGTAATATTGATCAATTTAGAGAATTCTTAGACAGTGAAGCTGAGCGTACAAAGCAAATCATCGATGATTATGATTATGAAGATGGTTTTGTAGTGGTAGTGTATACATTAGATAAGAAATGGAAGAAAGATTTTGCACTTGTTAAAGAAGGTTTGTATTCTCAAACATCTCAAGAGTTTCAAGATGATTTTCCAAAAGTTATTAAGATTATAAAAAGTGGTTTACATAAAGATGAAATATCTTTACAATATAGAATCTTTAAAAAGACAGATGACTTACGTACATATTGGGAAGATAGACTCGACATGCAGTTTACAGAAGATATGGAGGTATGGAATGGCTTTGATATAGATAATGAAGTTTTAGATTTAGATAAAATTAAACAAGAAGAATTAGTATGAAAGGAAAAGAATTATTAGAGCAGAACCCAGAATCTGCTAAGCTTATATGTAGCTATTATTTGGAAATTATGATTGAATCTTTAAAGCATGAAGGATTACCTGAAGACTTTAAGGAAAGCATCAGAGAAGAAGGAATAGACAATAATAATGTTGGCGCTATCATAGATGGTAATCCTAGAAACCTATTTGATTTCTTTGATAGTCATAATATGTATATAAATGTTACACCTTTTTCTGATGGATCATTTAGCTATTCTATAATAGCTAATATAGGTACTAGTGGGTCAAGTGAAGTTTATAAGACTAGAAAAGAAGCTGATAAAATTGCTGTAGAAACTGCAATTAAGCAACTTGAATCAACATTAACTAAATCAGTTAGTGATAAGGAAAATGGTTAAAGTTAATTTTCAAAAGTGGTTGTTTGGTAAGGGTTACAAAGTTACATTTGTAGCCCTTATTTTTTTAACAACACATAAACAATTAAATGTATGGATTTAGGATTAGAAGCCTTGAGTAAAATAACAGTATTCAGCAAGTATGCAAAGTTTATTCCTGAGCTGAACAGGAGAGAGACATGGGATGAAATCATTAGTCGTTATGAGGCAATGATGATCAAGAAGTATCCTTATTTAGAGGAGTCAATCAAGGAGTCTATTCCAATGATTAGAGACAAGAAGATCTTGCCTTCTATGAGAGCACTACAATTTGCTGGTGCTGCTGCTGAAGTAAACAACGCACGTATTTACAACTGTTGTTACCTACCTATTGATAGCTTACATAGTTTCTCTGAAAGTATGTTCTTATTATTAGGTGGTACAGGTGTAGGATATAGTGTACAACGTCATCACGTAGCTGAGCTACCAGCTATCAAGAAACCAGGTAAAGGTCGTACCTATCTAGTTGAAGATTCTATCATGGGATGGGCTGATGCTGTAAAGGTGTTAATGAAAGCCTATCTTGAAGGATCATTCTTACCAAAGTTTGACTATCGTGCTGTTCGTGAGAAAGGTGCGCGTCTAGTTACAGCTGGTGGTAAGGCACCAGGACCAGAGCCATTGAAGTTATGTCTTACACATGTTCAGGCTATGTTAGATAGAAAGGCTGAAGGTGAGAAGTTATCTCCACTAGACTGCCATGATATCTTATGTCATATCGCTAACTCTGTTCTTGCAGGTGGTATTCGTCGTTCAGCTATGATCTCTTTATTTGATCATGATGAAGAAGAAATGATTACATGTAAGTATGGCAACTGGTGGGAGACTAACGAACAACGTGGACGTGCTAACAACTCTGCTGTATTAAAGCGTGGAGAAGTTAGTCAAGAAGAGTTCTTTGCTTTATGGAAACGTATAGAAGCATCAGGAAGTGGAGAACCAGGATTGTATTGGAGTAACAACAAAGATTGGGGAACCAACCCATGTTGTGAGATTGCTCTACGTCCTTATCAGTTCTGTAACTTATGTGAGGTTAATGTAAGTGATATAGAAGACCAGTATGATCTTAACAATCGTGTAGGTGCAGCTGCGTTCTTTGGTACATTACAGGCAGGCTTTACTGACTTCCACTACCTTCGTCCTATCTGGGCTAAAACAACTCAACACGATGCCTTATTAGGTATTGGTATGACTGGTATAGGAAGTGGAGAGATTATGAAGTATGACTTAAAGATGGCAGCTAATGTAGCTAAGAAAGTTAATCAAATGATTTCTGAGAAGACTGGTATTAATGAAGCAGCTCGTATTAGTTGTGTTAAACCTTCAGGTACAACGTCATTGGTATTGGGAACAGCATCTGGTATTCATGCTTGGCATAACGATTATTATTTACGTACAATGCGTTTTAACAAGAACGAAGACATTGCACAGTATCTAATGACTAATCATCCAGAGTTAGTAGAAGATGATGTGTTACGCCCACAAGATACCATCTGTGTACGCATTCCTGTTAAGGCACCAGAGGATTCTATCCTTCGTACAGAAACTGCTCTTGATACATTAGAAAGAGTTAAACATTTCTCTACTGATTGGATTAATGCAGGACATGTACATGGTGACAATACACACAACGTATCAGCTACTATTTCTATTGATAGCACTAGAAAGTATATTGCAGTTAATATGAATGATGGTGAAGGCACTCAGTATAATCCAGCAGAAGGTGGATATATGGATGAGTGGGAAGCTGTAGGTGATTGGATGTGGGAGAATCGTGAGTTCTATAATGGTTTGTCTGTACTACCTTATTGGGGTGGGTCTTATCAGCAAGCTCCTTTTGAGGACATCACTGAAGAGAAATATAATTCACTTATTGGTGAACTTAAAGAAATCGATATCACTAAAATCAAAGAGATAGATGATACAGTTAACTTCAACGAATCAGTTGCCTGTGGTGGAGGTGCCTGCGAGCTTGTCTAAGGAGTTCTTAGCAAGTAGAGGCTCCTGCTGTGGCAGTAAATGTTCAAATTGTCCTTACACTCCTAAGTGGGTGAAGGGCTCTAAAGATTAGTATTTAGATTGTGTAGAGTTCCAAATAGCCTAGAGGTTTTGCTTCTAGGCTATTTCTTTTTTAATGAATTATTTGTAACTTTATATAACAAAAAAATAAACGAAATGGCAAAAAAGCAAACAGAAGCAGCTTCAGGTAAATCTAAGCTGGATGACGCATTAGATGCGCTCAACAAAAAGTATGGCGTGGGTACTATCTTATCCTTAGGTGATAAAAACCACAATGAATATGATCTTATTTCTACAGGATCTATTGCATTTGACCACATCGCTCTAGGTGTGGGAGGTTTCGTTAAAGGGAAACTTTATGAACTTGTAGGTTGGGAGGGTAGTGGTAAATCTACTATCTGTGGACATGCTGTAGCTAACTGTCAATCTAATGGTGGTAAGGTGTTGTACATCGATGGCGAGCATGCTGTTGATCCTAACTACTTCACTGCTCTAGGTGTAGATATTGCAAGTATGCTAATCTCTCAGCCAACTTGTGGCGAGGAGGGTTTCCAAATTGCTATGGATATGATTAACACTGGAGAGATTGATCTTGTTATCATTGACTCAGATTCATCTTTAATCCCTAAGAAAGTCTTAGATGGTGAGGTGGGTGATAGTTCTATTGGTAGAAAAGCTAAGCTTAACAGTGATGTCTATCCTAAGTTAAAGGGTATTCTATCTAAGCACCAGACATGTGTTATTGTAGTAAGTCAATATCGTGAGAAGATTGGTGTAATGTTTGGTGATCCTAGAACAACTCAAGGTGGTCATGCATTAAAGTTCTATAGTGATGTGCGCGTAGAAGTTAGTAAGACTCTTGCTAAGGAAGGTACAGAAGCTTATGGTAATCTAACTAAGATTAAGACTATCAAGAACAAGATGGCTCCTCCTTTCAAGGGTGTAGAGTTTGAGATATTGTTTGGCGTAGGTATTGATCGTATGTTAGAGATCATGGACATGGCTAGTGACCTTGCAATCTTACGTAAGTATGGTAAGACTATTACATACAATGAGATCAAGTATGAGCTTGACGAGTTTAGAACTCTACTAACAGACAATGAAGAATTCTTTGACAAACTGCGTCAGGATATTGTGGATAAAATTAATAACGTAAACGAAATAAACGAAACAGAAGATGAAGATACACTTCAAGAAGTTGAATCCAGAGGCACAGAAGCCTAAGTTTGGCAAACCAGGAGATGCAGGTGCAGATCTTGTAGCTACAGTTGCTTGGGCAACAGAGTCTCAAATAGTATATGGTACAGGACTTGCTGTAGAGATACCAGAAGGAATGGTGGGACTTGTGTTCCCACGTTCCTCTGTACGTAACTACGCACTAAGTATGGCTAACTCTGTAGGTGTAATAGATAGTGGATATAGAGGTGAGATAATGGTAACATTTAATATTAAAACTAACCACAATACTAGAGAACTATATAAAATAGGTGATCGTATTGCTCAGCTAGTAATTATACCAGTACCATTAGCAAAATATGTAGAAGTAGAAGAACTATCAGAAACACAAAGAGGAACAGATGGACATGGATCAACAGGAAATTGAGCATAGGCTACAAGGTAATACATTAAAAAATAGACTAGAAATGGATGAAATAGGTCAGATGGAAAGACCTGTACATCCAGATCATTACAAAGGATATGCCTTTGATGTAATCGATATAGCTAATGAGTATGGATTAGACTTTCTGGAAGGTAATGTGTTAAAGTATTTACTGAGATGGAGACGTAAGAATGGGCTGGAAGATTTAAAGAAGGCCCAAACTTATCTCAATCTTCTAATAGAAAAACAAGATGGCAAAATCATGTTCTGTAGAAAATTGTGATAAGCCTGTATGGAGTAAGGGTTTATGTTTGAGTCACATCAAGCGTAAACCCATCACTCCTAAACGAGGTGGGCTGATAGCAGCTAAGCGTGACATGTTTGTGCAGAAGACTAAGATAGAGACAATGAGAAACTTGTTCTTAGAAATCTGGAAAGAACGCAAACATTACTCAGAAGTGAGTGGAGATTATCTAGGAGGAGAAGCATTATCAACATTCTTTCATCACATCCTCCCTAAGAGTAAATATCCTGAACTACAATATGATAAATCTAATATTATTTTATTAACTTTACCAGAACATGAATCTGTAGAGAATGATATGTACAGATTTGAAGAAGTTAACAGAAGACGTATTGCAATTTTAAACAAAATAAACCAATGACAAATCAATTTTTCTACACTCGTAAAGAGGGTGACAAAGAGTTTACAGACTCTTTCAATGTGAATAAAGTAATTCGCAGCATTGCATTTGATGATGAGCTAGTAGTATTACTAGATGATATCCATGAGCGTGTTGAAGAGGTTCCTACACTTAATCCTAAGACTAATAAGGTGATAGGTGTACAACGTAAGCGTGACATCTTCCAATCAGATATTCATTTGAAAGGTGATGACATTATAAGATTTAAAAAACTAACAAACATTGAAGCATAATGGCAGATTTTAAAAAATTACTAGGAAATAGAATCCTTTTAGACCTTCCTAAGAAAGATGAAGGTAAACTTATTGTGGACGAGAACACAAAAGAAGCTCTTGAAAGAGAGATGATGCAGAAACTTAATAAGCTTACAGTACATGCTGTAGGTGATCTTGTTACTAGCATTAACATAGGTGATAAGATCTTAGTTGATCCAGGAGCATTAGGTAAAGCCCCAGTGATTCCTATTGGTGATGAGAATAAGTTATTAGTTACACCATTTGATGTGATTTTAGTTTGGTAATATGGAACTACCTTTCATTTCATGTAAGTGTATAACTTATGGTAGAGTGTCCACGCTTGAGGAGAGTGTAGAATCTTTCCTCAAGCAGGACTATCCTGCTGACAAGTGTGAGCTTATCATAGTTAATGATTATCCTTTACAAACTCTTGTATTTGATCATCCACAAGTTAAGATAGTTAACCTAGACAAAACTTTTGATACCATAGGAGAAAAAGAAAACTATGCAACAGAGATGTGTCAAGGAGAAATTATATGTCAATGGGATGATGATGATGTAGCCCTACCAAATCATTTACAGAATGTAGTTAAATACATGACTAATGATGTAAACATTATTCATTGGGAAGTAGGTGTACTATGTCACATTACAGGTATTGAACAAGTTGGTTGGATAGGTAACTCTGGTATTGTTTTTAGAAAGTCAGCTTGGAAAGCTATAGGAGGGCATCCTCTTGAGAATGCTGGATATGATATGACTTTTATTGAAAACATCAATGCTTATGGGGGAAGGCTGTTTGCTAAGCCACCTAAAGAAGAAGCTAGTTGGTTCTATATGTGGGGTGGTAGAGGATATCATATGAGTGGTGAGGGTACAGATCATTCTGGAAAACTCAACGCTATACAAAGACATAGTGCTCATATAGAAAGAGAAAGACGCAAAGGAAATGTTCCTGTAGGCGAAGTCACACTTAATCCTCATTGGGATAAAGATTATAATCAAATGTTAAAAGATTTCATCAATGCAAATAAATAGAATAAGTATTGACTCTACACATGCTAATACAGATTTGTGTAAACTTGCTGTTAAGTATCCTACAGATAAGTGTCCTTATCACAATGAATCTCATTTGCATAGACATGCTTATACATCTATATATAACCTATTGTTCTCGCAACTTCGTTATAAGGAAATTACAATAGGTGAAGTGGGAATATTGGACAACCATTCAATGTTATGTTGGAGAGAATACTTTCCTAATGCAGCTTTATTTGGATATGAATATCATGATGATAAATTGCAAAAAGGAATACGTGATAATCTGAGAAATGCTACATACATTCATATAGATGTTACCAATGAAGAATCTATTAAGAGCGTATTTAACAAGAATGATTTCTTTGATATAATCATAGAAGACTCTACACATGTATTTGAGGATCAGATTAGATTTCTAAACGTAGCATATAAGTGTGTTAAACCAGGAGGTATAATTGTTATCGAAGACATTTTCCTTAAGGAAGATGAGAATAGATATATAGAAGCTATAGATGGTATTAAAGAATACTTCTCATCAGCTACATTTATTATGGCTGATCATGAGTTAAAGTTTTCTCCAGGATGGGATAATGATAAGTTATTGGTGTTACATAGAAATGATAAAGAATGTTCTTAAATATTATCACCCCTTGTAGTAGACCAGAGTTTTTAGATGCTGTTTCAAAAAGCATCAATATCCCTAAAGATAACTACAGGTGGATTGTTGTTTTTGATTCAGAGACTATTCCAGAAAACATCCCAGAATGTGAAGCTTATTGCATTAAAGATATAAACAGCGTGTGTGGAAATGCACAAAGAAACTTAGCAATCGATCTAGTAACAGAAGGTTGGATATACTTTAATGATGATGATACAACTATGCATCCAGACTTATGGGATAATATCAAAGATTTAGATAATGACTTTATATCATTTGATCAAGTATGGACCAGTGGTGTACATAGATTGTATGGAAACATAGTTAAATTAAGCTATGTAGATAGTCATAACTTTATTTTACATACATCATTAGTAGGTAATGAAAGATTTGTTTTAAGTAGAAGAGATGCAGATGGTATATTTGCTGAAAACTGTTATAATAAAGCAAAGAACAAATATTACATTAATAAAGTGCTATCTACCTATAATTCACTACAACCATAAAAGAAAAAGGGAGCCAAATGGTTCCCTTTTTACTTAACCCAAAATCACAAATTTAATCGAAACGAACAAAAATCTATTTAGAAAGTCTTTTTTGTTTCAAAGGCCACATCTTACTCTTAAGACGTGATGGCGTATCAGCCTCCTTCATATAGTTAGCATCAACTGGTTTAGGAGGTGCCACTTTAGGAGCCTTTGCAGGCTTGTGCATTTTAAGCACAGGCTTTGTTTTTTTCTTAATCATTATTTCTTTTTCATTTTACCTCCAGACTTCATAGTCTTCTTAGGTATAGTGAATTTATTACTCTCAAATGATTTTGTAGTATCAACCTTAGAAGGTTTTTTACCTAATTTATCTGGAGCTTGTTTTGCAGTGATGGTGAACTTGTTAGAAACAGCTGCACCTGATTGAGCTTTCTTTTTCATATTATTTACAGCCATATTTACATTTTTTCATAGCACCACCTTTTTTCATCATAGCTCCTGATTTAGCCTTACCTTTAGTAGCACCTGCAATACGATCAGCAGCTGTAGGATTAGGGTTCTTATCGATACCAGCTTTCACTGATAACATACCAAATTCTCCACCAACTTTAGCTTTTTTCATCATACTACCATTTTTAGACATACCTTTAGGATTCATCTCACGAGGTCCAGCTTTAGGTCCATCATAATTAGCTCCACCACTTTTTGTACGTGGTAACTTATCATAAGATCCTGGAAGGAAGTCTGCAGGAGTTTGTTTACCTGCTTTAGGTAATGGTTTAGCTTTAACTTTAATTTTAACAGATGCACCAGCTTGTGCTTTTTTCATTGTTTTCATTGTTATTTCTTTTTAGTTTGAGCTTTAATTTTTTTCTCCTGCTTTAACATAGCAGCTGTAGGTTTCTTACCTGAGCCTTTGTTAGCACGAATGTTGTCCCATAAACCACGCTTAGACATAGAACCATCAGCACGTTTAATCATACCACCAGACTTCATATTATTGTTAGCATTCTTAAGAATTCTATCATTATTAGCTTTTTGTTCTGCTGTTAATTTGAATGCTGGTGGAGGAGTTTCATTGTACTTATTAATGTTTAACTTTTTTAAAGTTTTATCTGCATCTTTTCCTATTTTCTTTTCTAATGGTGTTTGTGCAAATTTTTTAGCCTCTACTTTTTCAGCTAAAGTTAATACTTTAGGAGCTGTTTTAGCTGCAGCTTTTCCAGTGCCTTTAATTGCACCTTTAAATAGTCCTTTTACTAAACTTCCAACTTGAGCTTTCTTTAATTTTTTCATGTTAACACTTCCACTTACGTAGAGATTTATTGATACGAGAATTAGGATCGTTTGCAGTTTTTGCAGACGTTAGTTTCTTTTTCATGCCTGACATCCTAGCACAGAATGATTTCTTGCGAGGACCACCTTCAGGTTGTGGAGCTTTAAGACCAGGTTTACCTGGGTTAGCTCTGTTGTAGGAAGCCCTACCTTTTGCATTTAGGCCACCAGAAGGATTCTTACCTTCCTTTCTTTGCCATGCTTCGCTTTTTGCCATAGTCAGGATTGTCTTTGTGCCACTTCTTAACTGAAGCAACACCTTGTTTAACAGTTTTAGCTCTAGATTTAGCAGTGAGATTAATCTTATCCCATTTACCTGCTGGTATTCCAGCTGTATGATCTACAACGATGTCTCCCTTATCACCTATACCCTTATCAGTTTTCTTTTTGAAAACTTTATGAGTTTGACCACCAGCTTTAACAATAGCTTTATTTGCCATTATCTTTTCTTAATAGATTGAACTTTAGATAAATTTTTCTTAACCTTATCCATCCACATCTTTTCTTTTTTAGGCTTCATGGCTTTCTTAACCTTGCTGAAAGCATCTAGTTTAGTAGTCTTTCTCATTATTTCTTAACGCAGTTATTAACTGTTCTACCACCTTTCTTCTTGGTACCTTTCTTCACATAGCCAGTCCAGCACTTTATCTTACCACCATTCTTTAATGATGTGCCATCTTTCTTTATAAGATGACCATTAGGTACAGGTGTTATGGCTCCTTTGATTGCTGGTATACTATCACCATTTCTAAGGACACCCTTACCTACATAAGCTGTAGCCTTCTGTGGATTCTTAACACCATTACCTCTAGTGACATTCTGAGGTTGTGTGTTACGTAATCCAGCTCTAAGACCAGACTTCACCATAGATTTTAGTGATGACTTAGCCATAGTTATTTACCCTTACGCTTTGCAGCCATTTTCTTAAATGTCATAGCTAATGCTTTGCGCTTGGGAGTGCATGTAGCTTTTGTCATAGGGGTGCAGAAACCTTTATGTTTAGGATTTACTGCCTTCTGAATCCAATTCTTGTCTTTCGCCTTTGCCATATCTTCTAAATGTTACATTAGGTTTTACCCTAATATCTCTATGAATAAATTGCCAGAGCTCCCCTGTGGCGTTAATAATAACTGTATACATTGTATCAGTTTCATGACCATATTCTGTAACAAGCCAGATGACTCCATCACCTTTAGGTGTAGATACATCTATTCTGTTAACAGGTTCAAAGATCATTACTTCTTCTTTTTAGCACCCATCTTGGTAGCACCAAGTTCTTTATCTTTTTTCAATGAAGGTTTACCACTTTTAGCTCCTGCTAAAGTTTTCTCTTGAACCTTTGTCCAAGCACCTTTAGGATCTACAGGTCCTACACGTTTGTTAGAAGCCTTTAGTCCTGAAAGACTACCTAATGATTTGTTTGCCTTTGCCATTATTTTATAACTTTAATACCTTTGAGTTTTTTGATGATTTTATTAGCCTCATCTTCAGCCATTGTTACTATTTCTTCTGATTTTTTCTCAGCATCCCATTTGTATAGGAGAAGAGCCATGTGCATTGTTTCATGCATTATAGCTGTTTTCTGTTCATCAGCACTATATCTTTTAAAAGTGCCCATGTTTAAAAAAAGAAAAGGTTTATAAGGAGCTTTAGCTACTAGCTTTTTATCTGCAGGATCGTAGTTTGTCAATCCATAGATGTATACACCATTACCTTTTGTCTTATCAACCTCTTCTGCTTGGGCATCTTTAAGATTTAGCCCATGCATTTCTTTAACTTTATAGTAATTGAATATGTCAGTAGCATCCTTACCAATCAGTAAGATGTACTTGCCCATATCGAATTCTTTAATGTTCATTTATTGTTCTTGATATTCAATAACTAATCCTGATTCAACAGCCCTAGCCATTATACTTTCAATAGCGTCAGCTGCATCAGCAGCACGTAATATAACTCTAGCCTCTGGCGTAGAAACAATTCCACGTAATGAGTTTAAAAGCATTCCAAATTCGTTACCTGAAAGAATGAATTGAGCATCTTGATGCCAAGTGTATTTCTTTGAAGGATCGTATGCAGGAACTTCTGAAGCGCCTGTCTCATCGTCTTTTACTATTTGCATTTTATTTTTGGTTTAGTTTGAACAAATATAATCATCCCAAATCAATTTCAAAAGAAATAACTGCATTTGTTTTAATGCTTTTACTCATATTTAGTTTGATCTGGAATCTGTTGTGGAACTTAAATAGTTCCTCTATTAACATGTTTGTATACATAGGAAGAGAAGGTGCAATCCTGAATGAATAGTGCTTAGGATGTTTTACAACTTCCATACTAGATAATTCATCAACTGAATCTATAATGCCTTCTAGATGCGAGAAATATATTGCATCATTGTCAGCCATTATTTTGGGAAAGAATCTCTTCTCTACTTGCATTAAGACAAGGTTAATAGATATTTAGTTTTTGCTGCCTCTCCAGACAATGCATCAGCTAAGTTACATACATCATGATAAGCATTCTTTTCTCCATACATCTTTAATGATGATGCAAATGACATTATATCTGCTACACATTTTTCAGCTGTACAATCTGTAAGAGGTTCTATTTTATAAACTCCAGGTCTTTTACCTGTATAGCCCATAAGCTTCTCAATCAATCCATCTTTGAAATCATGTACATAATCGTACAATGCCCCTGTGGCTTGATGTTCTGCATAACTTTTTGTTTGCCAATGAGTCAAATGTAATTGCTCATGAAAATAAGTAAGCTTAGCAGCGATGCTCTCTAACGAGAGCTCGCTATCACTTGCTTTACTTAACATTTCTTGTGGAAATAATGATTTAGCCATTATGGTGCTGCTGTTGTAGTGGTTGTAGTTGTACTAGTAGACGTTGACGTTGAAGTACTTGTACTAGTTGAAGTACTAGTAGATGTTGACGTACTTGTTGAAGACGACGTAGTTGTAGTAGTAGGAGTTGCAGTGGTAGTTGTTGTAGTTGTTGGAACAAAATTACAACATTCTTTTGCATCTATCTCTTGCCAGTTACCATCCTTAGGCTTGAATCTTTGTAAGATTAAGCTGCTTGGTACTATACGTCCTGTTCCATCGAAACGAACGTATGCTTTTAATTGATTATTGCTATTTGCCATGATTATACAATAGTTGTCGTTGTAGTAGTTGTAGACGTAGATGTACTAGTTGACGTAGTCGTAGAAGTAGACGTGCTAGTAGAAGTAGTCGTTGTTGTTGGACTAGCTGTAGTAGTAGTCGTAGTTGTAGGAATGTAATTACAGCACTCATATGCTGGAATCTCTTGCCATCTTCCCACTTTTGGCTTGTTCTTTCTCAGAATAAGGCTGCCTGCAACAACCCTTCCACTACCATCGTAGCGAACAAATGCTTTTAAATCTCTCTGAATTGCCATGTTATTAATAATTTAATTTATACTTATATTTTAACTTCATCATTTGCTCAACGTAGTAGTGTGTACCTTTTTGTTGAGCTCTTGGATCATTGAATACTAATTCTAAATGAGGATCTTGAAATGGATCTTTACCCATATGATACTCACCTTTGTAAAATGCTGGGTAGTCACCCATATCTTTATTGACAATACCAGCGTTATGTAATATACCTAACCTGTGGACCTTGTCAATAGGATCTGACGACCAAGAGAATTCCATTTCAGGTAAATTCTTAGTGACCCCACCTCTAAACCAAATAGCCCAGAGGACAGCCCACATGTCAGCACACCAACTTTGAAAGCCTGCAGATTCATCCTTGAAATATAGTCTGTTTATGTTTAATAAATAACTACGTATTGTAATGCAATCTCTTAGTACCTTCTCCCAGAACATAACATCAATATTCTTTAACAAATATTGAGCGCCTCCTGAGTGGTCGTTGTTCTCCTCTGCTATTTTACGTGTGATACCACACATCTCTGTAGCCTGAGCTAGAACATCTATTTTTTTATATCCATGCAACCTTTCAGGAAGCACTTGGTGTATCTTACTATCGAAGTATGAAGCGTTAATGTAGCTATTGGTGTCTGATAAATAGTTTATATCGTCATCAATATATGCATCAACATTAAATTTATCTGTAAACAAGACATCAGAGTCGCAGTAGAACACTGCTTTGTCTTTCATGTCTGGATGATCCTGCCAGTAGCGCATCAATGAGTAAGGTCGTAATACAGGAATATAGATTCCTAACTTTTCACTTACGCCATCTTGATCCTTATAGAAAGCAAACTCTGCTTCTGGATAGAGGTCTACGACCTGTTGCCATTTCTCATTCTTATCTCTAAACGATGGGATAAAGATGAGGACAATAGCCTTATCTGAATGTCCAATGTTTCTTAAGCTTTCTAACCATAGATGTACCTGCCAAGTGTAGTAGGTGTCATCTGGTTGGGCACAGATAAATTTTAATTCCTTCATGTAGTTGTTGGTTTAATTTAATTCTTAAGGTGCAGCAGTAGTCGTAGTTGTTGTTGTCGACGTACTGGTGGATGTTGTAGTCGATGTGCTAGTAGATGTAGTAGTAGTTGTATGAGAATCTATACAAGGTTGACAATCACTAGGAGTGTTCCACACATAGGCAATAGTTCCTACATCTTCAGGACCTGTTGCTGCATCTATTATAGTCCAACATTCAGGAGTAGCATTATTAACAATGGTACCTTCTGCTAATGTGCCAGCACCAGTGTATTTAATTACATGGTATTCCATTCTTTCACAACCAGCTACATTATAGTAAGTAACTGATGGATTACCTCTAGCATACATAATGCCTGATAAAGCTTCTAATTGCTTAGAAATCTGCCAAAGCAAATTACTCTTTGTACTCCAGCCTATCTGTCTTGATGGAATTGCCATGTTAGTAAACTTTAGTTAATGTAAAGTTTCGAGAAATTATTGAATTATCTACACTATTACTATCCCATTGTGCAGTGATTACCAATGTGTTACTTATTGTAGTGTCAAACGTAGTGGTATTAACTGTACTTAAATTATATCCTTCAAACTGAGTTCCTCCATTTCTAATGTAAGAAAACAATCCTCCAGATGAAAGTGATGCAGTACCAGCTCCTCCTAATGTTCTAATTGTAAAATACAAATTCATTATCCAAGCTTTATTAGTTGCAGCAGCCAAGTCAATTATACCAGTATCAGCAAGAAGTGCTCCTGATAATGTTTTAACACGAATATGTACTGTTGATGAACTTGTACAAGACATCTGACCATCTAATAAACAAGTAAAAGAATCTCCAATAGAGAATCCATTTGCAGGAACAGATAATCCACCCACTCCTGGTCCTACTATTGTTGTTTCTACAGTAGTAGCAGTTACAGGTGTACTATCAGCTGTTTGAGCAAATAAACCATAAGATGTAGTAGGACCACTACTTGTGCCAGACGTACCTGCAGTTCCAGCTACACCAGCTGTACCAGCTGTGCCACTAGATGCAGAAGTTCCTGAGGACCCATTAGTTCCTGTAGCACCTGAAGTACCAGCAGAGCCTGACGTACCAGCAACACCTGATGTTCCTGATAGTCCACTTGTTCCAGCAGATCCAGACGTTCCATTAGTTCCATTACCACCTGCAGCACCATTAAGGTTAACTGTCCAGTCACTGTATGCTCCTGTTCCTGTAGTTTCTGAAGGTGCACCAAATACTAATATACCTGTACCAGAATCATATGATGTAACCATCGATACTTGATGATGAGTAGAATCATATGATATAATGATGTCTTGGGCTGTAGTGTATGATAAACCTGTACCTACAGTTATAGTTCCACCAGTTCCTAATGTAAACTCTGTAACAGATTCTGTTTTATATCTATCACCAGATAAACCAGATGTACCTGCTACGCCTGAGCTTCCTGAAGATCCACTTAATCCAGCAGTACCTGCTGATCCTGAAGTACCTGATCCACCACTAGTTCCTGAGGAACCACTTGTTCCTGAACCTGATCCTCCACCACTATTGTATGTAATGCCTGACAAATACTCTAATTGCTTAGAGATTTGCCATAACAGATTTTCCTCTGTTCCCCAACCTATTTGTCTAGATGGTATAGCCATTGTATGAATATTTTTATAGAATGTTACAAATATATATTAGTTTAAACAATATATATTATTAGTATTAAAATTTACTTTAATGATTTGTATTAGCAACTCTAATCAAATTGATTATTTAGCAGGTAATACAATTGTAGAATCAAGATAAACCTGTTTACGCTTAAGTTTTATTAGGTCTTTCTGATAGTCCCACTTAGCACGTAGCTTTAAAACCTTCATAGTTTCATCAGCTTTCTCTCTCACCTTTACAATCTTGGCTTCTATCTTACCAATCTTTACAAACCTTGTAGCAGGATCTTGCTCTATGATTTTGATTTCATCAATCTTGTGTTCTAATACACTAACTCTATTTTGGTATCTAGATAGTGCGTTGGCTTTTCTAATCTTAATTGCTGGGTATACAGATAACATTATTGCTATTCCTGCATAGATGGCTATTTTCTCTAACATATATTTATGGTTTAAATGATATCGCTAAAATACTAACAAGTGCAAACATAAGTGAAAGTGTTGACAAATCAATTGACAACTTAGCTTTACCTAATGATGTATTTATTAGTGTTAAATTTTTATTTTTTTCTTCTACAACAGAAGTCCTGTTATTGGATTCAGCAAGTAATGAATAATAGTTAGCTTGCTTAGCGTCTAGTTCTTTATTTAGTTTTTTTGCTTTATCAAATGAAACCACTAAGCTATCAAACTTAATCCTATCGCCCTTTATATTTTTAAAAATATTATTTATATCGTTAGCTTGCTTCTCTGTAATGATAACCACTGTATCATTACCTATTATTTTCTTTGTTGGATATTGTGCTATCGCTGATTGAGAAAATAACAAAAGGCTCACCACTAACATTAATAGTTTTTTGTAAGGTTTCATTTTCTTTAACTAAGTCTTTAATTTCTTCCTTTAATGTTTCTATCTTATTGATCGTAACATCCACTTTCTTCTCTACTGCTTGATCAGCTTTTCTAGAAGCAGCATCAGCTTGGATTCCAGTCTTCTGAGATTGGGCCATAATAGCTTCAAAATCTTCTTTTTGTATATTTCTAGGTTTATCATTTATTGATGTATTTGTTTCTGCAATAGTTGTAGAACAACCATACAAGAAAATTGAAAAAATAATTAAGAGTCTCATTTTATCTTCCCTAGTTGTTGTAACACCATTATTTTACTAGCACTTGCTGAAAGTAAACTATCAGACTTTCTTAATTGATTTGTACAAGCATCCACTTTAACCTCCATCTTATCTATCTTCTCATTCTGACGAGAGATTTGATCAGTGAATGTATTACGTACATCAATATACAAATAAGATATTCCTATAAGAACAACAAATAACGTACCCACTATAGGATTTTTAGAAAAATCTTTAAACGAAATAGGTAAAGGGTTTGTGGATATTTTTCTAGCTGTCATTTTTTATCTTCTACGATTTAATCTATCTTCTATAACTGATAGTCTTGCTTTTATATCAGCTCTTTCAGTCATAGCACCTTCTTTAATGTTATTTATCTTATCACTTATCTCAAACTTTAAATCAGATCTTGCTTGCATAGCAGCAGCTCTTAGTTCTTCTAGTTCAATAGTTGTTCCTTGTGGAGGTATAGCTTTGTTCTCAGCGTTGACAACAACAGCCATTTTATTTTCTAACACGCTCACCTTTGAATCAAGCTCACTAACCTGCGTTAACAACCATCCAATTGCAGAAACACAAATAGGAAACAATATATACACTAGCTTCTCAACTAAGTCAGACTTGCCTCTATCTACTGCAATTATTTTTTCTAGCTCTGCTGTTTTTTCTTCTTGTGTATGCATCATTTTACATTATAAAATGTTTGTATATGTACAATAGTTGAATCATTAATGATACTGCAACGATTGTAGATACAATCCACAAAGTTAGTTTAAATGTTTTCATTGGTTGGTTATTTATCTACCTTGTCCTCTATACTTCTTTTTTCTAGGAGAAGCTTTAGGTCCAAAGTTCTTTTGATGTTTGCCTTTACGTCTTACACCAAAGACAATCTTTCTGTTCTCAGCGTTTTTTGATGGTTTAGCCATTATTTTAGGAGGTTATAATATTCATTGAAATGTTTATTTCTATCTGCAAGACCAATAGTTCCTCCATTAACTCTCTTAGTCACTGCTGTTACTACTTCAGGCGTAGCACCTCTATCACATATAGACCACAACTTATTACTATTAAAGAAAAAAGCTGCTGATGCCAGTGGGTATTTAGTAGCAACTAAATCTGGATCTGCAATTATGTTCTCAGGAACTGTGGCGTCGAACCTTGTGTAGTTCTCTTTACCTGTTAATTGTATATATCCTCTGCCTCTAAACTTATATCCATCACCTGAATTCTCATCACCATTACCCATACGACCAGCATAAACTCTGTTAGCTATCTTATCAGGTTGTCTTTCATATGCTACAGCTAATGTAGGACTAAAGTATTTCTTAAAGATACCTACTAATCCTTTAACTGAATAGTTTAAGTTCTCACGTACAGCTTTAAAGCCTCCACTCTCATGACCACATTGTGATAAGAAGTGCGCAAGACGTAAGTTGTTTGTAATACCAAAACGTGCAGCTGTATCAGGGATCTGTGCAATCACACCATCTGGTATGTGTCCTTTTAACTTGTGTAGTTTAAATCCTGATTCAGGAATCTCTACAGGAGCTGCTTTAGGCAGGTCTTCTATACCAAGTTTAGCTAATGTAAAAGGGCCAGCTATGCCATCAGCTTGTAAGCCATTAGCTAACTGCCATGCTATTAGAGCTGCTTCTGTCTTAGGTCCAAACTTACCAATAGGATCTACGCCTAACTTCTCTTGAAGCTTGGTTACTAGTGGACCTTCATCACCTTTACGCAACGTTGACATTTTTCTTTTTTCTAACAACTTTCTTTTTAACAACTTCTGCTTTACCTTCTAATATAGGCTCAGGCTTCCAAATTAATGAACGTAAAAAGTTTAAGAACCTCATATTATTTTATTTTAAAGTATGTAGAAACACCAAAGGTTGTTATTCCATCTATAGTTGTTGTTGCTTTAACTCCATAGATTTGATCTTTCTTAGTCTTATATAATAGTCCTCCCTCGACACTTCTGATACCACTGCTACTATTAGCATTAACACCACCACCAAGATAGAGTTGTCGTTCAGGTTCTGCATATTTGGTTATTGTTACTGTTTCTTTTACTACAGGGATTTTAAAATTATCTTTAGTGGTACGCTTACTAAGTTTGTTCTTTGAAACTGTATCTATTATCTGGATGTGTCCAAACTTTCCTACATTAACTGAGTCTACATATACACGCTTAGCAGCATAGTCTTTAGCTAAGTCTTCGTATTGTTTCTTTAGTTTTGGATAAGATGTATCAGCTTGGTATTCTTTCACTAACACTTCGTATGGCATAGGTATTTCTCTAATCACAGGAACCTTCTTGACAATTAAACTATCGTGCTTCAACCAGGTTGTATCTCTTACGACTAATGTATCTGGGCCCTTAGCTTTGCTGGATCCTCTCCATTGATATAATGATAGTGTAGCAAAGATTCCAATTAATAATATAAGTAGTTTATCCTTCATAGTCTTCAGGGAAAGGTTGTTCTTCTGGCTCTTTTGTTTTAGTTTTCTTACCCATGATGTTCTCTACGCCAGAAATACCAAAGCAGCCAAGGGTTGTAATCACAAATGAATTAAATACATAATCATTTAACACTAACTCTTTGCCAAAGAATCCTGTAAATAAATCTATAGCAACAACAGCCACCATGATAACAAACGAAATAGCTCCAATAATTGCCTTTTCATTCCAATCATTTGTATCTTTAAATATAGTCCAAAAAGAATCTTTAGGATCTTCAATTATATGTTTCATACTCTTTAGGCGTTAGGTCATTATCTCTTAATATTGCCACCATCTCTGCTTTAATAATTCCTTTAGGATATTCACTTGGAGGAAATGGTGATTTATATGTTGTTTGTTTGTAGAACTGACGTTCTATATTCTCAATTTTAATTGTATTACTCACTGTACGATCATTTAAACTATGTAACTGCGTCTTTATATCCTTGATGTCGTACCACATCATTCCTACAACTAATGTAGCTAGTCCTTTGACTAAATAATCTTTAAATGCATCTGGTTGAACAGCCATAGTAGTATAGAAAAAACAATAGCGTCCCTACCCAAATAGGGCTGAGACGCTATGTAGTTAACAAAAAAATTGATGAAATGTAAAAAAAGAAAAAACCTAAATCTGAGCGCCCTGTTCAAATGAGAAGGGGAATAGGTATGTTGTAACAAATATCTGTAATTCCTATGAATTATCCAAATAAATTTTTAACTAATATGGGTTATATGATTTTTCTTCTATAATATCTGATCCATACTTAATATTTATTTCTTTTTTAATGAATGCTCTTCTATCATTTGTGAAGTAGACATCACGTGCCATCTGTATAAACTCAGCATCAAACTCGCCCAATCGTTCCTTCTCTCTGATGTTATCTTCTATACGCCAAAGCTGATAGTTTATATTACATAACTCAGTGTACAACTTATCAATTAAGATTTCTGCAGGGAATGATTCTACTAATGCGCTAAGTTCTTTTTGAACATTAGCTAACTGAGTTGTATCTTTGATCTTATCATTCTTAATAACGAGAATGCTGATCTTATCAGCCACTTCTCCTGTACTAACATCTATTAACATAGCTCTTGTATTTTTGTGTAAATATAATTAACTTTGACCAAACCAACAAAAGTATGCCTTATAGTTACTCACTATTTAAAGAAGAGGTAGAACAGCATTTACTCTCTGTAGTAAATAAAGATTTTAAAGTCTTAGATGTAGGTCCTGGATCAGGCACTTATGGTAGGATGTTAAAAGGTCTATGTCATTTAGATGCTGTTGAAATTTACGAACCTTACATTCATCAGTTTAATTTACAAGATCTTTATGATAATGTATTCTTAGAAGACATATGTAAGTTTGATATTCATCCCTACAATTACCTAATCTTAGGAGATGTATTAGAACATCTAACACTAGATAATGCAATACCATTAATTGATAAGATTAATGCATTGGGTAAGAAGTGTTTGATTGCTGTACCTTATTTATATGAGCAAGGTGAAGAGTATGGTAATATTCACGAAACACATCATCAACCAGATCTAACATACAATAAGATGGCTAGTAGATATCCATCATTGAAATTATTATATGGCGATGATAAATATGGATACTATGTCAACTACTAAACCAATTTGTCTAAACCTTAGTGAATGTCCTGCTCTAGGAGATCTTATATGTGCTACGCCCACTATAAGAAAACTATCTAGAGCCTATGAACAGAATATAACTGTGGTTAGTCCTATACCAGAGCTGTTCAAAAAGAATCCATACGTACAAAATAGTTACAAGTCCACGTCAATCGATTGGGAATATTTCAATGAACACTTCATTATGCATAACTCCTTCACCAATGTAGGTAAGAAGAATGAAAAAGGAGTGGAAATGAAACATAATACTATCGACATACGTCAGTATCATGCTATACAATTAGGGTTCATGTTGGATAGATATGAGTTGTATTGTGAATACAGTCCTATAGAACCAAATAGATTTGATATACCCCATAAGTATATACTTATACATCCTGTAAGTACGTGGCCTAATAGAACATGGCCTGCTGAGAAATGGATGGAGCTTGTTAAGCATCTTAATGATGCAGGGTTTTATGTCATTAGTATTGGTAAAGATAGCAGTGAGACTGGCTTCTTTAATGTTGACAAACCTGTATTTAATTTTGACATACCTCATGGTATGAATCTAATGAATCAGACATCTATATCAGATTGTTATCACCTTATACATAATGCATCATGTTTTATAACTATGGACAGTGGATTGTTACATCTCGCTGGCACTACAAATACTCCCATTATACACTTGGGTTCGTCACTCAATCCTAACTTCAGAGCTCCATACAGAACAGTGCATGGTCAGTATCATAACTACAAGTATGTAGCTGGTACATGCGCACTACAATGTTGTTCTGATATGAAATATGGAGTTAAGGAGTGGGGATCTGTACAAGGCGTACAACCTTTAATAGGTTGCCTTGAAAATAAAGATAAGTTTTATTGTCATCCAGAAGTAGATCAAGTTTATGAAGAAGCTATTAATTATATCTCCACACTTTAGTACAGGAGGAGCACCCCAGGTAACATTAAATAAGGTAAAATTGTTACGAGACCACTATGAAATCATGGTGGTGGAATATGCATTTCTTGCATGGAACTTTGTTGTACAGCGCAAGAAGGTACAAACTTTGATTGGAAACAACTTTAAATCTCTAGGAGAAAACAAAAGAGAGCTTTTAGATTTTATCGATACCTTCAATCCAGATGTCATCTCTATGGAAGAGTTTCCTGAGATGTTTATGGATAATGATTTAACTAGAGAAATATATAGTGAAGACAGAACATATCGTATTGTAGAAACTACACATGATAGTTCATTTCCTCCTAGTGAGAAAAGATGGATGCCTGATAGCTTTGTATTTGTTAGTGCTTATAACATCTTCAAGTATGCTCACTTGGATGTACCTATGGAAGTTATTGAATATCCTGTCAATCTAAAGCTTGACAAAAGGGAACCAAAAGTAAAGCAATACCTTGACGTTTGTATAGTGGGACTGTGGACACCACGTAAGAATCAAGCCTATGCTATAGAGATAGCTAGACATCTTATAAACTACAATATAAAGTTTCACTTCTTAGGTAATCAAGCTGGTAACTTTGAGAGCTATTGGAAACCATTAATGGAAGATCTTCCTGAGAACTGTATAGTACATGGAGAATCAGATAGGGTTAGTAGTTTTATAAAAGATTGTGACATGTTCTTGTTTACATCTAGAGGAGATAGAGGTAACAAAGAGCTCAATCCAATAGCTATTAAAGAAGCGCTAGAGTATCCACACATCCCTAAGATGATGTTTAATCTAGATGTATATTGTAATAAGTATGATGACTATAGAGATGTAGTTTATTTAAGTGGCGATAGTTATACTGATAGTATAAATATGAGAAAAATATTAAACCTACAAGAGAAGAATAACCAGCTTATTGTTATAGGCACCTATCCAAACACTGATGCCAGGATTAAGCTAACTATAGATTGCATCAATAGCGCTAAGAAGTTGGATAGACCAATCATGTTAGTGAGTCATTATCCTGTACCTAAGAAGATACAGGAAATGGTAGACTATTACATCTATGATCAACACAATCCTTTGACACATCATAGCTACTACAATAGATTCTATCGTGAAGATGAACAAGCTAAGGTGGAGATGAAGATAACTGGAAATAGTAACCAGTCTCTCACTGTTCTAACTAACTTGATTAATGCAGGTAAGGCAGCCAAAGCATTTGGGTTCAATAAGATGTTCTATGTAACATTTGATATAGAGCTAGATGAAAAGGACTTCCCTGCTATCTATAATGGGTTTAGTAAATTAACTAGTGAATGGCAAGCTGTACTAGCTACATTGAATACACCATTTGGTAAGGGTATACAAACCAATGGTATGTTCTTCAATACAGACTTTGTAGGTAAGCTATTAGATGATGTACGTACACCAGAAGAGTATAATAAACTATGTGAATCTATAGGAGCTCAGAACTTCTTAGAAGATTACATGATGAAGAAGGTGCAGAAGACTAATGGGGTGTGGGTAGAGTATCCAAATATGGAAACTTTTCTAGAGCACAGTGGGCATGGTACGTCTTCTAACAGTGAGTATTATGGAATACTAAAGGAACAAATATCTGGTCAGAATGTATTCTATTTCCATTCATACAATAATGATCATAGAGTTATAGAAGTTGTATTTGATGATAGTGATACTACTACAGCTGCATCCATAACTCTATCAGAGAAACAAACATTAGTGTTACCTATCCCTGATGATGTCAAGACAGTAGAGTTATTTATAGTGGATCAATGGACGACAATAAAAGAAGAGTTATATATCCTAGATGGATATGAACATGATGGAACTATTATTTTAAAGCAAATGGCAAATGCAAATAAGAACAGACCTACAATTAAATTAGTACACATTCAAACTACATTAAATGATGAACGAGAACGATTATCTAGAGCTTCATTACAAGAAGTCAAAGCTTATGGATGGGAGTATATCCTCCACCAGAATATCCCTTATGCCAGCCTTCCACCCCAGCATAACTGTAACAGACCACAAGCAATCTCAATGGAGTTATTCGATGAGGCTACAGTCAGAGAGCGAAGCACAGCGCTTACGCCAGCACACTATGGTTGCTATGAAGCATTCAAAAATGCCATATTGGCTGAAATGCATGACTGCGAATACATAATAGTCTGTGAGGGAGATTGTTTAATTGAAGGAGATGTTGGAAATTTCATACACAAAGTGGAAAAATGTGCGTTAATGTTGGAAAAAAACAACATAGGCTTTATGTCTTTTGGAGACAAAGATACATTAGAGTTTGCATGGCCACAGAGTCCTGTAGTGAGAGAGGTAGATGAAGATATGTATGTTACAGATCATTTAATAGGATTACAATGCATTATGTTCCCTTCTTATGTCAGTAACTTTTTAAAGGAAAAACTGCGTTTAAGTAAATGGGACGCAGCTGATATGTATTTTAACCAAATATTTTATAGCAGTTCTTATGATATGGGAATTGTACATAAAAGACTTACAACACAGGCAGATGGTTATTCATTGATTGACAAACAACATAAAGAATTCATAAAGAAATGAAAATTGTACAAGTAGCAACAGGACTTATCACCATCCCACCTAATGGTTGGGGTGCTGTAGAACGTATCATCTGGGAATACACTACTAACTTAAAACTATTAGATGTAGACGTAGAGATTAAAAACTGGAATGAAGTAGTTAAAGAACCAAACATGTTAGCTCATGTACACATGGCTAACACAGCTATTGACATGCGTGACAAAGATATACCATACATCTACTCACTACATGATCATCATGCTGAATGGTATGGTAAAGATAGTGGTGTGTATAAGGATAACTTAGCAGCTATTAAAGGATCTGTTATATCTATATGTCATAGTAAACACATCATTGATTACTTTGATGGTACAGATAAGTTGTTCTATCTTCCACATGGCGTTAACACAGACTTCTTCAAACCATCTATAGAAACTACTACAGATCATAGTTTATTGATGATAGCTAACAATGGATTAGCAGGTGATTGTACAATTGATAGAAAAGGATTTAGATGGGGAATAGAGGCAGCTCAAAGACTTAATCTTCCTATAACTATTGCTGGTCCTGAGAATAACAATGCATTCTTTGAAGGACATAAAGATCTTTTGGATTATAAAAAGTTAACTTTAAAGTTAACAAATCCTACAGATGATGAAACTCTTAAGTTATATCAAGATCATACACTTTTCTTAGCTCCATCATTCTTAGAGTATGGACATCCTAATCTCTCTATACTAGAAGCAATGAGTTGTGGGTTACCAATTGTTGGTACATCTAATGTCACTCTACCTGGTATGTATAATCTTCCAGAGAATACAACACAAGCTGTAGTTACAGGTATACAAACTGTATGTAATAAGTATGGGGCTATGAGAAATGAACAATTAATAAAACGTCAAGATCATAGCTGGTTACAAGTATGTAAGATATTAAAGAAATTCTATGATGCTGTTAGTATAATTAATCAGAAATGGACTAGTGAAGATACAACCAATGCATATCTAAATGCCTATTATGGATTTTAAACTATATAATATTGATGGTCTCTACTTTGAATTAGTAGATAGCTATGATGATAAAGAGTATCAGTGTGCGTTTGTTGAAGAACGTAATGGCGTACGTACAGAAATCTATAAAGATGTCCTGAAGAAAGGCATGTGGATGAAGTGCAGTAAACGTTACATTGGTAACTTCTTTGTAGAGATTAGAAATGATAAAGGTGTATTAAAACAACGTATCAGTTTCTTACATCATCTTAAAGGGAAACGTGTATTCATTAGCTTTGATAGCGCAGCATTAGGTGACACCATAGCATGGATGCCTTACGTATTAGAATTTCAACAACGTTACCAGTGCAAAGTTATTGTGTCAACATTCAAAAACTTTTTGTTTAAAGATGCATATCCTGAACTAGAGTTTATTGAACCAGGATCTACAGTTGAGAATATTATAGCTATGCCACAGCTGGGATGGTTCTGGGATAAAGACAAGGAGCCTAACAATCCTGTCACGATACCATTACAACAATCAGCTACAGATATCTTGAATCTTTCATATAAAGAGATGAGACCAAGGTTAGCTTATAAACCTAAGGCTTTTAAGTCTGACAAGAAACATATATGTATTAGTGTAAAGTCTACAGCACAACTAAAACTTTGGGACAAATGGCAAGAACTTATAGACACACTTATAACTTTAGGCTACGATGTATACGAACTCTCTAAAGATGATTGTGATTTAAAGAATGTACATAGACCACAAGATCAATCATTAGAAAACATTATGGATATCCTTGCTAGCTGTGAGGTGTACATAGGACTTAGTAGTGGGCTTAGCTGGTTAGCTTGGGCTATGGAAGTGAAGGTAGCAATGATAGCAAACTTCACTGAAGCTAATCATGAGTTTGATTGTATACGTATAGAGAACAGAAGCGTATGTAATGGATGTTGGAACAATCCTAAGTTTAGATTTAATAAGGGAGATTGGAACTGGTGTCCTGAACATGAAGATACTCCTAGACAACATGAGTGTCATAAGACAATCTCTGTAGAGGATGTACTATCTAAATGTATCCCCTCCTACCCAAACAACTAAAGACTTTCTTACTCCCTTAGTTATTGGTGTCACTCTGTGCATTAGATAACTAGGGAATAGGATTGCTAACAAATGTTCTCTAGGTGCTTTATCTGGAGTTCTTCCCACCCAAAACTCAAGATCGCCTCCTTCATAATCATCAGGAGAAGATAGTTGTATTGTTACACTAATCTTTCTATTGTTCATTGGATGATTTCCTACGTCCATGTGCCAGTCATAGTGACCACCACCTTCATAGTATTCTGTATATTGAATAGAATCAATGATAGAATTGATTGCAAAGCCCCATGTTTTGTTTGCCTCTTCTATGTGTTTAACTAACTTATCATACACCCACCATGATTTATCATCATGATGTATCCATTTTATTCTAGACTTTCTAATAGACTCATCTAGTTGGGATGTTTCATCTCCACCTATACTAGCATCTTGATAAGGGTATAGTTGTTGTAAATTACCTATCCACTCTAACTCCTCTTGTGTAAAGGCATTAGCGATATGATATGGAGTTATCTGACGAAACTCTGGGTTGGCTTCAAATGTTGGTCTAATTAGCATTACAGTAGTAAGTGTCTAGTTATAATTGTTAAAGATATACATATCCAGATAGTGTTAAAAGCAATCAATGTAGGTAGGCTCTTTCTCATACTAGCCCATATCAAAGCTGATGATGTAGCTAATGTCAAGAAGTGTAACCACCATATCTCTACACCAAATATAAGTCCAGGGATAATGATGACAGCTTTAGCCAACCATGCAGCTGCCTCAATACTATTGTAGTCTGTCCAATATTCTTTTGAAAGATACATCTTGTATCTATCTATAATCTTTACATTACCTATTAAGTAATATAAAACTAATAAGTAAATTATAAATACTATAGGATAGATCATCATTTAAGGTTTAGGGTTAACAAATAAAAATTTAGTTATTGTATATCTTCCCCATCCTGAAAATGGTATGTTATCTTCTGCCATCTTTATAACATCTACTGAATGTATATTATAAGATGGGAATATAACTAATCTGTTATTCTTATATTCAATTTGTGTTTGTTCATCACCTATTGTTAAATTACCTCCTTCAAATGATTTTGGAGATTTATTACACCAATATAAACATGTTAAAACTGCTTGATCAACATGAGGTTTATAGTAATCACTATCCTCATAGTAACTAATAAATGTACGATCATGTCCTATGTATTTAAAATATTTAAATTCATGAGGTAGATCTTCTATGATATCAGTTAATTCTTCCCCACGTAATTTTTGAAATACATTAAATATATGTGATGTCTCTCTGTTTTGATATACATCATCTAGAAATATAACATTATTCTTTTTTAATATTACGTTAGTTAATGTATCCCTAGCACTACTAGATTTCTCAGGAGGTAGCATTATAGATTTATTAGTTAAGAAGTCTAATTCTAACCAAACGTTTTTTAATTCATCCTCTTTTAGAAAATCATCTATAACTAAATAGTTATTAAAGCTACTTGTAACTTTCATATTATGGTTTAAAAGAATACCAACCTGTTAAAATATATTTAGTTTCTGTTTTACTTATTTGTCCACGATGTGTGTGAGTCCAATCTGTAGGCCATATTAATAATTTACCTTCCTCTGCTTTCTCAGTGTGCTCTTGATATTTAAATTCAGTTCCACCATCATCAAGATCATTTAAATACACCATGAAGACTAACATCCTTTGTGCTGTACTAGGATTTCCTCTTTCACAATGCCATTGATGAAAGCCTTCAGTAGGTTCATATTTTTGCATATTATAACCTTCTAAAACAAACCTATCCATGTTTTCTAAAGTCTCATATTTCTCAACATAGTTATCAATTTCAAATTGTAGCTTACGTTGAAACTTAGATATTAGTTCTCCCCACTCTTTTTTATTCTCTTCGTTATCTAAAAAGTCAGGCCAAAAGGTAATGTCTGTAGATTGTTTTATATAATCAACCTCAATAGCAATCTTATTTTTTGTAGCAATACATCCTCTCTTACGTAATGGAGAAGATTCAAACATAGTAATAAAATCATTACACATGTCTGATGATAAGAAGTTATTTTTTCTATATATAAAATCCATATTATTTAAAAGTTGTACCACCCACCCAAAGAACAAGACTTTTACGTACCCCTTTTGTTACTGGTGTAACTCTATGTAACATATAACTAGGGAATAATACAGCGCATCCTTTCTCTTTAGGCATTTGAACTATTGTATTCCCTACATTTAATTCTAACACTCCACCTTCATAATCGTTAGGATCAGATAGTTGAACAGTAATACTAATCTTTCTTGTATTCATAGGATAAGGACCATTGTCCATATGCCAATCGTAATGTCCCCCATCATCATAATACTGTGTATATTGAATAGAATCTAAAATTGAAGGGATGTCAAATTGCCATGTTTCTTTATTAGCTAACATAGCAACGTTTGATAAACGATTATATAACCAATATGTCTTATCATCATGATGTAACCATTTCACATCTGACTTCCTTATATCATCCTCATCCTCACCAAAACCAGTTGATGCTTTCTGTACGTCATATAATTTTTGTAGGTTACCTATCCATCCTAATTCTTCTTCTGTAAAACAATCATTATATACATAAAATCCTAAAGGATTACTTTGACTGTGTACAGGAAATACTAATTTTAATTCCATTATGTTTATTAAAATTCAAATGAAAAACCATATGATAAATTAATCCTTAACTTATCACCTTTAACTATTTCTGAAGAATGTTTAACTATTCCAGCATCACATCTCCATAACATCTTTTCTTCTACTGGAAGAATCTCATCACCATATATAGGTCTACCACCAGCATCTGGAAAAGATACTAATAAATTATATCTGACAGTATAATAATTAGGAAAGTTAGCGTCGCAGTGAGGCTCAACGTATGCGCCTTCTCCTACAATACCAATCCAATCAAGATTACCAGGTGCAGGAAGAGGGTTTGTTATGTTTTCTAAATCTAATAATTTATTTCTTACCCTATGAAATATTTCTGGTTTCTCGTCATCAGGATGTAACACTTTGAAATGACGTTTTAATCCAGGGGTATATTGATCTTCTTCAGAATTTATAGGTCTAGAGAAAGTCATTAATTCTTTTTTAGATAATATCCATTCCTCTAGTTCTAAACGCTCATCATCATTGATAAAATTCTTATATGCATAAGTGCCTCCAAAATATACTTTATCAAGCATAAGTTACATCTTTAGATATTGTAAGAATTCATTATGATCTTGCAATGTTGTTAGATTTAACAACACGTTTCTTTTAAAGCTAATGGTATTTGTAAAGAATTCTTCTCTACGAATATCACTTCTACTAGCTTCTAAAAGTTCAAATGCTTTTTGACGATTGAATAAACCTAGTCCATTTGTTATTACATGAAAACTAGTTATATCGTATGCACTGTTTATTGTTGACAAGAACTTAGAGTTAGGTATAGTTTCTTTGCACTCCTCTAAATATTTTTTAATATTATCAGTGATTTTATTTTTCTCTTTAAATGTTTTCCAAAACTCAGAGTCTTCTCGTTTTGTTAAATAATGTAGATAAATAAAATCTTTAGTATCATCATGAAACTTATTAATCTGATTGTTAAATCTATCAATATAGAACTTATTTTTAGCTATAGCTCCTAAATTATTAACAAGGTATTCATTCAATGCTGTAATAATAGTCCATATAGATGTAGCTTCTAATGGTTCAATGAATCCAGATGATAATCCAATAGCTATACAGTTCTTAATCCATGTTTCTTTATATCGTCCAGCTTCATATGTAAATGGTTTTCCAAACTCTATATCATTTCCAAACTGTTCTTTGATCTCATCCATTGCTTGTTCATCTGAAATAAAATCAGAATCAAAAACATACCCACAACCAAAACGACCATCGACAGGTATCCTCCACATCCAACCATATTTCAATGCTATTGATTCAGTGTATGGAGGTACATCACTAGTTTCATTAGGAATAACAAATGGAAGAGCTCGCTTCATTGGTAAACTATCTGAATAGGATTCCCATTCACTATTAAAATGCTTACCAATAATCAGTCTATTAAATCCACTACAATCAAATACAAAATTAGAAGGCAATGTATCACCACGTTTTGTTTTAATTTGTTTTATCGATCCATCTTCTTCGTTAGTTATAACTTCATCAAGTTCAGACTCAACATATTTAACTCCAGCATACATAGCAGTCTTCTTTAGATGTTTGGCTAATAGCCTAGCATCAAAGTGCATACCAAAAGTAGATAATGAATCAAAATGGCTGATTGGATTTTTATCCTTATTGCCTATATTTATAGATGGAGAAAAGTTAACTAGATTTCTTTTTGATGAATTAGCACTAAATAAAATATCATCTAATGATTCACCTTTAGAAATATTTTCTAAAACTAAAGTAGAGGGACCTCCACCATTAGAATTAGTTGCATCGTTTGTTCTAAATACATTTATATTTAAATTTTCAAAAAATGGATGAAAGTATGAGGAATCATCTCCATTCCAATTAGTAAATTTAATACCACTCTTAATCGTTCCTTTTGCATGCTTTACAATATCAGAAGCAGGGATACCTATGTGATCCATAAAACTGATAAAGTGAGGAGTCGTTCCTTCTCCAGCTCCTAAAATGCCAATTTCAGCACTAGCTAATACTGTAACATTTGTCCAAGGATAATATTTTTTTAAGAACAATGCAGTCATCCATCCTGCTGTACCTCCTCCTACAATTACAAAGTTAAATGTTGTTTCTTTACTTTGTTCATGTAAAGAATCTAATGGACCCATAGGTCCAATTTGTTCTTCATTTTCCATATATTTAGTTTGTTGGTTTAATTTATCTTATATATTTGATTTTTCAAATTTATTTTTAAGATACTCATTTTCAAATCCAAATGATTCTGATTTTACTAAAAACCACTGTAGTTGAGATTCGTCCCAAATATAAGCATAATTACTAAATTGATCTAAACCTTCAGGTAATTTTTTTGGAAAGGGAACAGGAGGTACCCAAATAAATGTATCAGGATCCAATATAAATGATGGATTGTCTACAGGCTTTTCTGAATAAAATCCATCAGCTATTGGATCATAGTATCCTCCTATCTTAGCATAGTTTTTTCTAAATGCTGGTTTACCACTAGGCTCAAATGAGTTAGGTTTATAATGAACTCCACACCTTGTATTATATGATGTTTGAACCCACATACCACCTAACCTACAATCTTCAGCTAAATATTCTTGTCCCCTATGTTCTTGTTCATCTGGTACAACTATTACATTTAAAACCTTGTATGTTTCTTCGTCAATTTCTGCAAAATGTGCCATAATGTTATCCTGCGTAAGTTGTAAAGTTAGTTGTTCCATTTACTTCATGATAGAAATAACCATCTCCACCATTCCATCCAGTTCCAGCATTCATCTTTTGTGGAAGTGGGTATCTGATTCTAATTTGACCTGAACCTCCACTAGCTCCAAAACCATATGATCCACCAGGTCCAAAAAGGAAATTTCCACCTCCTCCACCACCACCACCTTCTGTGTTTGATCCTGCAGTAGCAAATTGAAGATTAACACCAGGTTGACCACCACCACCTCTTCCACCTCCAGTTTCACCACCTTGTTCAAGAAATACTCCAGGAGTAAGTTCTTCACTTAACCAAGTTCCACCTCCACCACCTCCAGCATATGATCTACCAGGAACAGAGACTGATGTTCCTCCTCTTAAAGGACAACCCCATGCATTAACAATAGGATTTCCTCCTGCTCCTCCTCCTGCTCCTCCATATGGTTCAATTGCTGTACTACCAGGAAATCCTTGATTCCCAGTACCACCACCTGAAGCATTGCCTGGAGCTCCTCCACCCCCACCACCACTACCTCCAGGTTGTCCTGCGTTTGTGGGATCTGGATTACTTTGAGTTCCTGAAATACGACTTCCACCTCCACCACCACCAGTTGCTGTATATCCTAATGCGTTTGAGTTACCTCCATTACCACCATTGCCTCCATAAGTACTATCACCTCCACCACCTCCACCTACAGTAAATGTATAGTTAACATTACGATACATAGTTACATTAACATTTCTAATTACTCCTCCACCTCCTCCACCACCACCAGCATAAAATCCACCTCCACCTCCACCAGCAACAATAGCGACAACATTGGTTGTCCAAAAAAATTGATAGCCATAGAATTCTCCCATAGCATGTGGAGCAGCTTTTCCTGCAGTTACACTTAATGATCCTAATGCATAACTACCATTGATTGCAGATAGCTCATTTCGTATCATACCTATAGATAAGGTACCTGAACTTGGTATTGTCATAACTATTTACGTTTTAATTCCTCAATTTCTTTTTGCTGTTCTTTAAAACCAGCTACTAACAAAGTTACTAATTTTGCGTAATTAACAGTAATATAATTTTCACCTGATAAAGATTCTCCTGTATCTTGATTCCTATCAAAAGGAGCTAAGTTTATAGTCTCAGGCATTACAGCTTTTATTTGTTGTGCAGATAAACCTACTTCAATCTTATTATCATTATATCCAAATTGTTTAGCAAGTTCATTAGCTAAATAATAGAATGCATCTAGAGACATAATCTTATCAGTAGCGTTCTTGATATCGCCAACACGATCCTTTAAACGATCATCAGAATAATATGCATACACCTCACCAGTTGCATAGATAGTACCAAACGTAGGGTTACTATTCGTATTAACGTATTGGTTCATTGCAGTAGCGTACACGTTAGATGTACCTGAAGGTCCTGTTGGGCCAGTAGGTCCAGTTGGTCCTGTAGCACCATTGGCACCTGATGTACCAGCTGTTCTAGATAAACCACTAGATCCTGAAGTTCCAGAAGATCCAACAGCACCTGAAGCGCCATTAGCTCCTGATGTTCCTGAAGAACCATTAGCTCCTGTAGCACCAGATGTTCCAGAACTTCCAGAAGATGCACTCGTTCCTGAAGAAGCGCTGCTACCACTAGTTCCACTAGTAGCACTTGATCCACTAGTACCAGTTGTTCCACTAGTTCCATTAACACCTGTTCCTCCTGATGTACCTGATGAACCACTTGTACCAGCAGTTGCGTTAACTCCTGAAGTACCAGATGTTGCATCTTGCCCACTTGTACCTGCTGTTGCATTTACACCAGAGGTTCCAGATGTTCCTGAAGGAGCATTGAATGTAGTTTGCGAATATGAATAGTTAGCACTTCCTTCTGTATATAGTGTATAGTCTACAGATGATGTTTCTAGATTAGCTATTTTAACAATAGCATATAAACGATCTGTAGCCACTACATCATCTCCTATATAGAATGCATCTGTGTACACTTGTATAGGAACAATATTATTAAAGTTAACGAACGCTGTGTTTGTTGTAAACAATAATGTTGATACTGCACCAATTGTATATTTATAAACCTCTACATACACCTCAGCATTAGCTGAAGCTTGGTTAGCCATTATATGTAAATAATATGCCCATACACCACCAGGAATTTGTGTTATCCCAGGAACTCCACTATTTGTAGCAAAGGTTCCAAGAGTAACTGTAGCAGTACTACCAGCTGTAACTGTTGCTGTTGATTCAGTAGCACCTGAAGGGGTTGGGCTCCATTCTTTATATGTAGGAGATCCAAATGGGCTAATAGTTGTATCAGATAGATTTAAGTAATATAACTGTCCACCTGATATACCTGATGCTCCACTAGATCCAGATGTTCCAGCTGTGGCTGATGTTCCTGCAGTACCTGAAGTACCTGAAGAACCTGATGTTCCTGCTGTTGCATCTTGTCCACTTGTGCCACTTGAACCATCAGTTCCTGTTGTACCTGAGCTACCTGAACTAGCTGAAGTACCAGAACTACCATCAGTTCCTGTAGTTCCAGACGTTCCATTTGTTCCTGAGGTTCCTGAAGTTCCTGAAGAAGCAGATGTACCTGAAGTTCCTGTAGTTCCAGATGTTGCACTAGTGCCAGAAGATCCATCTGTACCTGTCGTACCTGATGTACCTGAAGACCCATCAGTTCCAGAAGAACCATTCGTTCCACTAGATCCATCAGTTCCTGTTGTTCCACTTGAACCATTTGTTCCTGATGTTCCACTTTCTCCAGAACTAGCTGAAGATCCATTAGTTCCATTAGAACCAGAAGTTCCACTTGAAGCTGATGTACCACTAGTTCCATCAATACCAGACGTTGCATCACGTCCTGACGTACCAGCAGTAGCATCTCTACCAGAAGTACCTGATGTACCCATAGTACCATCTGCTGCGCTTGTACCACTCGAACCATCTGTTCCAGCTGTTCCTGATGTACCACTAGACCCAGATGTACCTGCAGTGGCAGAAGTTCCTGCTGTGCCTGATGTTGCTGAGGTTCCATTTGATCCATCTGTACCACTGGTGCCAGCTGTACCAGATGTTCCATTAGAACCATCTGTACCATTTGTTCCTGCTGTAGCTGATGTACCTGAGCTAGCACTTGAACCACTTGATCCTGATGTACCTGCTGTAGCAGACGTACCACTTGAACCACTAGTACCTGAAGAACCATCTCCTCCTGCTGCTCCTTGTAAGTTTACAGCCCAAACTGAATATGTTCCAGATCCTACAACAGTAGAAGGAGCGTTAAATGTTAATTCTCCAGTAGCTGGAACATAACTAATTACCTGAGCAATTTGATAATTTAAATAATTGTATGTTATAACAATTTGTTGTGCTTCTGTAAATGATAAACCAGGCTCAACAGTAATTGTACCACCATCTCCTAATGTTAATTCACTTGTTGAAGATGCTCTATATCTATCTCCAGATGCTCCTGAACTACCAGACGATCCAGAACTTCCTGAGCTTCCTGAGCTTGCAGATGTTCCTGATGTAGCACTTGTTCCTGAGCTACCAGATGTACCTTTCGTACCATTACGTCCACTACTTCCACTAGTACCACTAGATCCAGAGGTACCTGAAGAACCAGCACGACCTGAACTTCCTGACGTTCCACTAGATCCACTACTTCCATCTGTTCCTGTACGTCCACTAGAACCTGAAGTTCCATTAGTTCCATTACGTCCATTGCTTCCTGAAGTACCATTTGTACCAGTAGAACCTCGTTGTCCACTAGAACCAGAAGATCCAGAAGAACCACTAGAACCAGATGTACCAGACGTACCTGTTCCACCTATGGCTTCACAGACTTTTGCATCTAACTTCTGTATTACAGTTTGTAGATTATCGTTAGTATTAATACCAGTGCATACCAGGTTAGCTCCTTCGTAAAATACGCATTGAGCATCTAATATAACAGGGCATTCGCCAGTGGAGCAAATTATGTCCATAATATGATATTGTTATAAATGTCTATAGCTAGTAGGAGGTTAAAGGGTATAACCTCATACTAGCAAAAATAGTTAAATAATTTTAGTTGTTACATGCAGTAATAAAACTATACTGCATAATATAGCAATTATAGTCCCATTGGTTTGGCTTCAGACTGAGCTTTCATTCCTAAGTCTTTAGCTACATCAGGAAAGAATAATAATATAGGGATATCAAACTCATATAATACAGGGAAGCCTTTCAAGAAATACTTAGTCACCTGATTTTTATCTGCTGCTTTAATGTCATCTGTACCTAAATAATACATCTCTAAACCAAAGTTCTTAAACATCTTGATAAAGTTATCATACAATGATAAAGATGGGAAGATACCAGACTTAGTTAAGTTCACTAATGATGTAGGATTATAGAAGTATGCAATCTCATCCTTCACCTTATCTACAACACGTAACATAAACTTATATTGGTTCTGTGTAGCTTTATCATCATCGTCATCTGGTGCTGCAGCTTTAAGTCCTAAGAAGATTGAAGTTAATGTAAGATAGAATGCAACGTCAGTTGCTTGATCTTTAATGTTCTTTCTAACTAAGTCCATGAACTCAGCTTCAGTCATTTGTAAAACTTTACCTGTATCTTTCTTATATTCAGCAGCTTTCTTTTCAAACATCTCACGCATGTATTCAATACCTGCTTCATTACCTTGTACAATGTCCATGAATCTTCCCATTGCTGGAATTAATCCATCACTAAGAACACGCATTACCATTCTACTTCTTCCCCACTCATATGCTTCTGTAGCAGAATTATATTTCAAGTTACCTAGACGTACATCAATAAGACGAGGTATCCAGTTCTTAAAGATCATGAATGACTTTCCATAGATGTTTAAGTTAATCTTTCTAACATCATCATCAGATAAGTTACCTAATGCATCTTTAGTGATAGCTTGAACTTTTCTACGTAACTCTATAACACTATCAGACTTTCTTTCTATACCAGGGATAACCATACTACCATTCTCCATAGTAGCAAGTTTCATTACACCTTTCTCATTAACCAACTTCTCTACTTCACTATCAAAATTCTTTTCAAGCTCAGCTCTTTCAGTAGCACTAACTTTATAGATGTTAGCATACTTATCAGTCTTTCTAAGATACTCTCTAGCATTTGTTACCTCACCATCAATTACAATAGCATTATCTAAATAGCTAAAGAAGTTAACTGTCTGTACATATTGATCAGACTTTCTCATCAAGCTCATTAAGATTTCTTGAACACCTTCAGGATTTAATCCTACAGATAGTTTTCTAGCAATCTCTTGATTATAGTTTTCTGTAAGAGGTAAGAAATATTCTAGAGCTCCAAGATACTTTGTAGAATCAGCACCATTCATTCTACCAGCCATCAAGAACTCATTAGCTAAGAACTGTGACTTAGTAAAGTATGTACCAGCATTAATATAACTCTGGAACGAACCTCCTAATAAGTTGGATAGTGCAGAGATAGGGTTCAGTCCTAATGTCTTTAATTGGAAATAGTTATTCAATGAACCCAATGCTTTATTCATTGAGATTTGAGCATTGTCATAATTCTCAGAGAATACTTTTACACCTAATACTTTATTAGCTCTCTTACCAAATCCAGAAAGTCCACCTAATAACTGATCAAAGTTTTCGTTCTCTACAAATCTATGTCCATACACAATGGCCTCCATCATATCCCTGACAAGCTTAGTGTTATCACTATTGTCAGCTACAGTAGCAGGATCACCATCTTCTTTATAAATAGTTTTACCAAAGTATGATGTCTTGATAGCTTCTTTATTAGATTCTACACGAACAATAAGTCTCATCTGATCCTCAATATTTGATAAATATTCATAACGAATAGCCATCTCATTTAAAAGAGTCATATTTCTAAATAAGTCCTCACTTGCTTCTTCATCAGTAGCTCTAGTAAAATACTTAGGGATATTATATATAGGCTCCTTAGTGATAGGATCAATTTGACCAAAGCCAATATCACTCTCACTTACTGTAACAGCTCTCATTAGATCTTCACCTAATCTAATCTGTCCACCCATTACAATTTTCTCCATTAAACTCTTTCTTACAAATGGTAAGAATGTACGAGCCTGAGCTGAGTTAATATATCCTAACTTCTCATAAGCTTCATTACGTTGTTTAATGTACTTATAGAATTCTAAAGCTGGAGCGTTAGCTGGTTTGTTAAGTTCTTTCCATTCAGAACTTTCCCATTTCTCACGCTTAGGATATTTTTTAACATAGTCATACAATAACCATCCTGGAGAAGTTGTTGTTGATGTATTGTAGAGTTGATTAATATCATTTATCTCTCTAGCAATTGCTTTATCATTTTCTTCTTGTGTACCAAATCTAGCTTTATCTTTAATACGAGTATATTCTTTTTCTTTTTGCTCAGATAAGAACTTGTTGTATTCAGTTACATCAATATTATCTATAACCCACTTATGATCTTTGTTCTCTTTAGCTGCACCAGTAGTTTTACTTTTTAATTGAGAGTAGAACTCAGGATTGAATTCATCAATTAATTCATTCTTACCTTTCTTCTTAAGAATATCAAAGTAGTTCTTATTGTTTAATCCTTTACCTTTAGCCCACTTATCATATCCTGTTTTTAAAGACTGTAATATCTTACCTTGCTCTATAGTATCTTGTGCTGCGTTAGCAAAAGCTGTATTAGCAAGCTTATATAATAACTCTGTAGCCTTTAATTGAATGGTTGATGTAGAACCAAACCATCTACTAAATCCTCTAACCACTTTCTCAGGGTTTAAGAAATCTAATACGTTTTGACTTTTAGCAATAATATCAGTAGCAAATTCTTTACTTACATCTTCTAAATCAGAAGCTAAGTCTTTAGCAGAATCAGATGTTTTGATAATATCTTTTAAAGTTTCTGCATCTTCTTCAGAAAGCTGTCCTCTAAAAACAGACTTAAGGTCAGTAGATAATGTTTCATATACTTTTAATGAATCTTCGAATGCTAATATTCTATCAGCAAAATCGTTCTTCTCTTGTCTTGTAAATGATTTAGGATCCTTTCCTTTAAATATATTATTGTAATCAGAGATGATTCTTTCAATCTCTACATTAAGAACTTTAGCTTGATGTAATAAAGGCTTGATGTTTTGTCTAACTTGTAACTGTCTTATAGCATCATATAATGCATTCAGTTGACGAGCCTTCTCAGCTTTCATTCCTGGAGCAGCTTTCTTTTCTGATATAGTTTGATACACTTTATTAAGTTTCTCAATCAATGCATCTAACTTTTTAATACCAGTCTTTTCTGTTTCTAATCCTACAGGTAATAGATATGCATTCTCCTCAGCTTTAACATCTACATCACCAATCTGTAATCCTGTAAGTCTAGGCTTAACTTCATTCTTATAATCAGTATCAGTATAGATAGCCTTAATAGGAATCATACGTGTTTGATCAAAGTCTTCAGAAGCAACACCATAAGTGTTTTGTAAAATATTCTTATACAACTTCATTTGTTGTCTCCAAGCATTTACTTTATACCAAGGTACATCTTTGTATTGCTGAAGATTTAAATCCATAAACTTCCAGTCAAGGATGCTTACTTTACCTTCAGGGGTAACAGCAATAAAATCAACTTTACCAGCTAAGTCTTTATTATTATATACAATAGTCTCAGCTAAGAACTTAGTTCCTGGACCAAATGATTTTAAACGCTCTTCAAGATTAACTTTAAGTAAATTGTATGGTATTCTATTATTTGGATCTAATTGAGAAACATATCCAGCATCACTAGGTCTTTGATCTTTTGGAAGCAATGTACGATCATCTGCTAAGAAATGATTCTTTAACATCCACTCAATATCATTATGACCAGCAGTTCCCTTCTCAGCTTTTAAATCATCAACAGCTTGTTGGAATTCAGACTTAGTTAAATCTTTATCAGCAAAACGATTTGAATACCAATCCTTAACAAGTTCTGTTACACGTCTGGCAACCTTTACACCATTAATAGCATAACCAGTATCAGTCTCATCTATAGAGTTACTAACCTCTAATAACTTATTAATGATTTGATCTTGCTTAGTTGTGGCTTGTTGTAAATATATATCTCCTTCTTCTGCGCGTAAGTCATCTACAGTTCCTTCAAACTCACCAGATAACACTTGCATAGATGCTTGATCAAATCCACTCTCTAAGAATATACTCTTAAGAGCATTAATAATTTGCTGCCACCATGATTCTACCTTAGCTAATAGCTCAGGCTTCTCTGTTAATCCTTCATTCTTATTGATAACACTTTCTGCTAACACTTTACCAATAGCCTCTTTCTTTAGCTTCCTGATATCTGGTTTACCATCTGCTGTTTGATAGTTTGGATTGTTACCATACTCAGCCACAACATCATTAAAGATAGCATAGCTATTAATCTCTTTAAGTAGTTTATTAAACAATGCTGGATTACGTTGTTCAATAATCTCAACAGCAAAGTGCATAGCTTCTTCTACAAGAGCTACATTCTCTTTACCTTGAACAACTTGAACAAGTCTTTGCATGATGTTAGCAACACCATTAGCATCTTGCATTGTACCATTTACTTGTAACTTTTCTAATGTTTGAATCTTAACACCAATACGATTTAAGAAATCTTTCATTAAATCTACAGTCTCATTAGAAGCTGTAGATCCTATAGTTGCACTTTGGGAAAACTGGAAGAATTCTCCTCTATCATCCTCTGTATAATCACCACGCTCCATCTCTTTTTGTTGGAGACTGCGAGATTCTTCTTCAATGACTTTTGCTTGTAATACTTCTCTTTCTTTACTATCTTCAGAATTCAATAATTCTAATTGAGTTTTTGAAGGAGCAATTAATACACCATCTTTACCATCACGTCTATATGGATAAAACACTTGACCAATATCCAAAGTAGAATTGATAGAAGAGTTTAACTTAGCTGCAACCTTACGAGAGACTACTGCAATGTTACTCTCATTAATCTTATTCTTTGGAGAAACAAGGACTTCTATAAAGTTGTTATCACTGGTGTATTTAAACCATGGTTTATCTTGAGTAACCTGTGTTACAACTCTATCAATTCCTACACTACAAACTTGTGCCATCTATATTAACATTTAAAGTCATCAGTTGTTAAATCATCGTCTAATCCTAAATCACTATCATTTGGTCCAGTAATTTCTCTTAGCTTAGCAATTGCCTCTTCGTTGATTCTATCTTCATATTGTCCAATAGTTTCGTTCTCACCTTTAAAAATATATTCGTGAGCTTTCTCATGTAACAATGCAAAGGTTAAGAACTCATTGAATGATTCAAATGCATCAATAGGTAAAGCTGTAGCTTGACTACCATCAGATTGCGTTGCTGGTTTAGTCCAAGCTTTTGTATTAAACTTATCTTTTATTAAACCTTCAACAATTTGTATCTCTTTACCCTTTTCTATATTTCTCATAGCTACAGGAGTTTCTTTTTCTGTAGCAATCTCATTAACAAAGTTAACTATAGTTCCTTGAAATTCTTTATTAAATTTCAAGAACTCAACAGTAAGTAGATTATTATCTAATAAACTATCTGCATACGCCATGTTTACATAAGGATCACCATACTTAGCATATAATGTTGGCTCAGCTAATTCATTCTCTACAGTTTCTGTATTGTTTTGGAATACAGATTTTGTAGGGAAAATTTTATATTCATAAGCTATCTTACCATCTCCTAGCAAGTTAATAGGTTTATAGATGTAATATTGATTGTTAGGATTTTTTGGATCAACATCAATTAATGGATCACCATTAATATCATCTACCCTTTGATATCCCCACACCTTATTAATATCATTACCAAGTTCTTCTTTTAAAGTTTTGTAATGTGTAGGTGTGATTGTTCTACCTGTAACAAAATCAATTAAACCTTGAGTCTTTGTACGAACAATTCTATCAACTGCTAATACATTATCTCCAGCACCTTTACCATATTTGAATACACGTAATATACCATCAGACATTACAGCAGGAGAATACCATTGGTAAACGTCAACACCAGCTGAATCTTTTCCAAGAGATTTGTGAGGTTCGCCATACGCTAATGCAATAATATCACCATTAGCATTTCTTTTAGCTCCCCAGAAGGTTGGAGTGTATTTAACAACTGTAGCATCATAACCTTTCCAACTATTTCTTTCGAACATAGCTAACGTAGCAAAGTTACGAATGTCCTCATCAACAATTAATGTGTTCATAATGGGAGCTACAACATCTGCATAATCTTGTAAAGGAACAATATTCTTAATAGAAACAGAAGACATAAACGTTCCTTGTACAATAGACAGCTTAACGATATCTTTATATAGTTGTCTAATCTCTTCATTAGGATAGCTACGCATTTCTTTCATATAAGAGATGTGTAAGTTCTCATCATATGCATCTTTAATATTACCTTTCAATCTAATAGTCTTAGCACCACCATCTAGATTCTCACTAGTCTCTACAGCAAACTGTTGTAAGATTTTGATATCAGGATATAAAGCTTTAGCAGCTTCTACACGTGCAGCAACAGAGTTAGGTCCAGTTGCTAATCCAACTACATCAATATTACCTTTTGCTTGGATGATGTAGTCTAAGAATGAAGCATTCATTCTAGCTGCAACCTTGCTAAATTTATCAGGACTCACATACTTATTACCAGCATAACTTTCAATAGCATCATTAATTACGCCTCTAAAGTCATCTTGATTAAACTTAAGAATAGTTCCTAACGCTTCGTTAGCTTTATTTAAATAATATTTCTGATCTCCAATAGGTGATGTTGTTAATATCTTAACAGGAGAAGAAATATTACCACTTCTTTCAGCAATGTCTGTCTTCAATCCTTTTCTATCTAACTCATCAGCATTACTAAATTGTGTTGTATCATAGTTAAGAGCTTGTGTAAATTCAAAACTATCTGATGCAAGATTAGCAATTTTTAAGAACTCAAGTAATAATGCTCTTTGTTCAACGTTGAACTCAGCATCTTGTTTACCTTGAGCATAGTCCTTAATGTTTCCAGCAAGTCTACTTGAATCTAATTTAAAATTAAGAATAGCTTTATCAGTAGCAGGGAATAGGGCCTTAATATAATTAAGGTTATCTTTATTCTCTAAACTACCACCAGCATTGATTGAATCTAGATACTTAATGTATTTCTTAATGATAGGTTGATTCATGAAATATGCTACATCTTCTGTAGGTACACCAAGTCTTTCTAATACCATGAATGATCCTACAACACGATTGCTATAAATCAACTTCAAGATATATGGGTCCTTAGCAACATCCACAAAAGCATTCGCATATTCAGATAACTTATCAGAGATATATTGATCAGCTTTATCTTTACTATTAGATAAACTCATTCTTTCAACACCATCTACATCAACTGTATTGTGATCAAGGAAGATGCTTCCAGTCTTAAAGTAAGTCTCAGCTTTCTGTACTAACGAGTTACCTGTAATATTTACAGCAGCAATACCCACCCACTTCTTAGCAGTGATAAATGCTTGACGTAACTGAGTCATGTAGTTTCTGTTAAGAATTCTATTAGGTACATCAGCCTCATCAATTCCTTCTAACTCATCCATCTTAGCTGCAAGAGCTTTTAATGTAGCATCAGTGTTAGGACTTAATAAACGATCAAAGTTCTCAGGAGCTGTTAAGATCTTTTCTAATGAATCATAGTATTCATTTTCTAAAGATCTCTTGTACATTTTCTCTACAAAGTTCTCTTTAGATGTATCTACTTTCTCTTCTTCTACTAGTTCTTCTACATATAATGACTTTAATAAATCACCATACTTCTCAGCAATATCACTAGAAGCTTCTGGCTTAGAGTATAACTCATCGTACAATTTACCATAGAACTCTTTAGTAGCTTCTTCAGAACCTTTATATTCAACAAGACGAACGTTACCATTAGTATCTGTATATACAGATTTTAAATACATGTTTAACTTATCTATGTCAAAGTCAGATCCTGCTTTCTTTGTAATCTCAGAAGGAACAACAACTGTTCTACCCATATACTCAGGTAAGAATCCTTTTACTTTAAATACCTCAACAGAAGATAATGCTTGTGTAGGGATACGAAATCCAATACCACTTAATATCTTTCTACCTTCATCTGTATCTAAATATTCTAGAATTTTTTCCTCAGTCATGTCACCAAACTGTTTCTTCATCCAGTTAGGAAGTAACACTTCACACCATGGTTCTTCTTTAGTATAAAACTTAAGAGTGCTGCTAGTTAACTTAACCTCACCTTGCTCCTCAGGAGACATGTTCTCAAATTTTTCTCTAGAAACATTTATCCAATTACCATCAACATCTTTAACAACAAGACTTCTTCCATCAGCAGAATTCTCCCACATAGAAGCAGATACCTGCGTTCCAGGAAATCCACTCATCTTTGTACGAATGATGGATTTATTTACTATAGAGTAAAGTATGTTCTTAATTTGAATATAATTAGTAGATGCTTCAAATGGTACAATAAATTGTCCAGTTAATGGGTCTATTGTAATACTATCAATAGCGTTATCAGATAACTCTTGAGATAACATTTGTTGTCTCAATGTTTCAGATACAGCAGTTTTATCAAACACTTCATAACCATCTCCTAAATCTTGAATTCCTAATTTAGTAAGAAGTTCTTTGTATCCAGCAAGAGTTAACTTGTTTAATATATCTGTGTTATATTTAACCTCAGCATCAATCTCAGGAGTAAGAGCTTTACCATTGCTGTATAAATCAACAGTAGCAAGTTTAGTTAATTGAGATCCACGAGTTTGTAACTTATCTTTCTCATAACTATTCTCCACTTGAATACCATAAGATGACCAAGGTACATCAATAGTGTTATTGAATACATCTTTATTAAACTCACCATTTGGTTTGTATAGATCATGTAATTCCTCAGCACCAACTTTTCTACCTGATTCTACAACAGCATAGTCATATCCTCCCTTAAACATTTGCATGTAAAGGTTCTCAAGATTAGTTCCTTTCACTGCACTGTAGAAGATAGGAAGTTGTGAGAACTTATCTAAAACAAGATCAATATTATTCTTACCAAACTTATTACCAGAAACAATTGGCTTCAACACCTCAATAAAGTATTGTGGTGAAGTTGGTTGGTTCTTCATAAGCTTAGCATCATGCTTTCTCAATGCATCATTACCATATGTATAGTCACCTTTCTTAGCTAGCTCTTGTCTTGTGTAAGCCATTTGCCATTGATAGAATGCTTCAGCCTCATCAGACCATTGTGCATTCTTCATTTTAACTTCACGATAGGCTTCAGCACTAATCCAAGAAGAAGCATCAGCCTCATCTAAATTAGAATACGCTGGGAACATATTACTAATCGCTCCTACAATCTCTACATTTTTAGCAGTAAAAGTTTTAAGATAGTTTTTGAATTCATGGAATCCATAGTCATCTTTAGTAAGCTGAATACCACCAGCTTTATTCATATCCTGATTCAAGAATGTATTGTATTCAGGAGTATCAAATGTAAATCTACGTGGAGACAAGAATGATTTAATACGCTTAGTCTCATCTAACTTACCCTTATCAATCTTAAATTGATATGGATCACCAAACAATACCTTGTGGTATTCAATGTTATTAATAATATAGTTAGAATTAACAAACGTTAAGATGTTCATTAACTCGTTCTCACTAATGTTATTGTTAGAAATATTGTTCCTTCTAGTAAAGTTAGTATCTAAGTTCTCATACTTATAGTTACCATTCTTGATGTTAACTAATTGATTGTTAGATAATAGTATATCTTTAGTTTCTGCTACAGTGCTATCAATAAAGTTTTTAACAGCCTCGTTGATAAGATCACGATTAGACTTTTGAACTACACCATCTTCTAACTTATTTACTTTTGTATCTAAAAATGCATCGATCTTAGCTACGTCAGCATTTGAATTAATCAATGCATTAACTTTCTTTAATAAACCTTCAGGAAGAATATCTTTAAAGAAACGTAATTCTTTAGCCTTATCTCCAACGTTTCTTAACTTACTTCTATTCTTGGAATCTTGAGCTAACGCAATATCGTCCTTTAAATATCCTTCAAAGATTTTATATACATCAGTCATACCTTCTCCTAGAGCAAACTGCATATAGCTAACTTGATTACCCATATTCATCATCCACTCTGTAGACCCATCAGCAGGAATCAAGATGTAATAGTTACCATCTATGTTCTGATTAATCTCAGTAGTCATACGATCTCCAATAGATAGAGCTGCTGTAGATTTACCTTCGTTAGTCACTTTATTTTGATCACCAACAATAAAGTTTACATTTAGTGAAGCGTCTGTTCTTTCACCTTCTTTAGTAAAGAACACTCCACCTTTCTTAAGAATCTGTGAGTTATTAGAAAATACATCTTGTAGTTGTGGCATCTTAGCCATCAACTCATCAAAAGTTTCTACAGAGTTAAACACTGATTCAAAGTATGAAGGAGCATTGTTATCTGTAAACTCTTGTTGTTGTTTACCCTCAGCATTGTAGAAGGTAGTATTAATATTTGTTCCAGTAGTAATTGTATATAAATTAGCTAGCTCTCCTAAACCTTTACTTATATCAAGAGTACCACCTTTTAATGTACGAATGTTTTCTTTAACACCAGTAAGACCAGTCTTAATACTAGAAACAGCATCAGCAAAATCTTTAATCTGTGTACCACGCAATTTGTTATATGAAGCTAATGGGAATCCAATTCCTAGTTTCTCTAGGAAGTAAATCATCTCACCTTTGTTTCTAATAGGAGTTTCTGATAATGTTACTTTATCAACCTTGTATGTTTTAGTATCCCCATCACGATAAACTAAAGATGTAGGATTGTCAGCAAGAGCAATCATTCCTTCAATCCATTCGTTCTCTAATTGATTAGATGCTGCAGCTTGATTAGCTGAACCACTATACACCTGTAATCCATCTCTGAATTGCTTAATAGCACCAGGCTTTTGTTTAGTAAACTCTTGGAAGAAGCTTGCAAATAATCTCCAATCATCTGCATCATATTGATCAAACTTAATCTTACCTGTTTCTAAGTTACCACCAAGACGTTTGAATAAACGAACGTATTCAGATTTCTCTTTAGTAAGAGCAACTAACTTATCTACAAACTGATTAACATCTTTAGTGTTCTCTAGTTCGTTTAACAACGTAGAGTAAACCTCACCATAAGGTACAAGTTGAAATCCATCAATACTACTTTCTAAGTAATTTGGTTCTTCTAAAGATGTACTAAATCTTTGATCAAGACGCTTAGTCTTAATTAATGTTCCAACCAATAACTTGATAGCATAAGGAGAAGACTTCTTATAGTTTATGCTAAATGTTTCAGCAGCATAAGAGTTTCTATCAGCAGTTTCATCGTTAATTGTAATACGACTATCTTCATCAAACTCAATCTTATATTTCTTAAGGAAAGTTTTAGTTCTATCAACTAAAGCATCCCAAGCTTCATCAGTAAGATCAGTGTAGTAATCGTAGTCTTGTGTCTTTTCTCTAACCTTATCAAATAGTTCTTTTGATGTAATCTCTTCTGGTCTGAATAAAGATTTATTCTCACTGAATAATTCAAGAAAGATATTAGCAGTGATATCTTGTACAAAGTCATTAACTGTTTTCTCACTAGAAAATCCAGGAATCTCTTTATATGCAGTTGTTTTATCTTTAACAAGATCTGGATAAGCTCTTTCTTTAAACTCACCAGTTTCAATAGAGTTAAACAAATCATCCTTTAAAGAAGGATTATTTACAAAGCTTTTAAAGAAATCAACAATAGCTTTAAAGAATCTTCTAATAGATTCACTTAAACTTCTAGCAGGTAATTTACCTAATCTAAAATCAGCAAAGTCATCAGCAATCCTCTCTTCTATCTGTAAGTCTGTAGCATCAGCATAGTCAATCTTCTTACCACTAGTAGTATCTAAGAATGATCCTGTCTTAGCTCTAAACTCATTAAACATTGCTTCTTGTTGAGCTGGAGATAAGAACCCTCTAAATACAAAGTGAAATGCTTCATGGTATTCTGTACCACGAGCAGCTCCTTTAAATATCTTAGCAACACCTTTTTCTAATGCTCCCCATGCAGCTTTACCATCATAAGTTCTGATCATATTGTCCAAGAACTCATAAGGCATTACAGGAAGTTTCTCAGCAGCCCATTGTCTAAATGCTTCCATGTCTACAGGACTAATCGCTGTAGCACCAAATCTTCCTACTCTTTTATATGCTGGTTGATCTCTACCACCTTTAGGTTTTTGTTCTTTAGGCTCTTCTACTGGAGCAGCTTCTTCAGCAGGCTTAGCAGAAATAGAAGCTTTGATTTGGTTAGCTAATAATTTAGCAACACTTTCTTCAGCTGTATCAAGATCATCAAATATACCAGCTTCTTGCAATGCTTCATTTACAGCAGCTACTTTCTTAGCGTCTTTAGCAATTGCTTGAACTGTAGGATCAGTAGGACTAACATTAATATTAGATTCTCCATTCTCACCTGTAACTACAGTGTAATTAATATTACCAGCTTGTGCTTTATAGACTTGTACACCTTCTTCAGTTGCAGGTTTGATGATCTCATATTCAAGATCTATTCCTTCAAAGTATGCATACTTCTGATTGTAAGAATAAGGAACTGCATCTGTAGGTTTAGATACAGATGTTGTTAAAGGAGTTTCATTAACTGAACGTCCTTTACCAGATAATAAATATGTTTGATAGTTAGGCCATTCTATTACAGAACCAGTATCAGTGTATTCATAAAACTTCTGAGCTAATCCTAGAGCAAGAGTTTTATTGTTTACACTATGGTATACAGTTTGAAGCTGTGCCATGATGGCATCTTTAGACTTCTCAATGTTAGCAAAGTCATAAACCTTTTCACCAATATGTAATTCACCAGTCTCATCATTGATATAAACTTTGTTATTACTAGCTGGAGTTTTATTAGCTGAATCCCAAAATAATACATTCTGTAAGAATGCCATTTTCTTAGGATCAAATACTATAGGATTATCAGAACTAGTAGAAGAATTAATTACATCAGATAACTCTTTCAACAAGTTATATACAACTGTAGCTTTCTTACTAGTTAATGGAGCGTTATTAATAAACTGTAATGTGTCACCATAAACTAATACAGGACGACCATTAGGAAACTTATAGTTTTCTCCATCTTCATGTGAGATAGTTCCTGTTGTAGGAACTTGAATCAATTCAGCTTGTGTAGAGATCTTATCCTCAGGTACCAATACTTCTCCTACAACATTCTTCTCAGGAGCTGCTTTATTTATGATTGGAACACCTTTAGATATGTTGAATCCATATCTACGCTTAGTGTTCTCAGGATCAGCAAATAATGTATCACGAAACGTTTGCCATGCTTTAGCTACTTCTGTAGCTTGTTCTTCTTCACCAGCTCTGAATCTATTAGTTCTTTTACCATCAGAACTTTGAGTGTATGTCTCTGATGTAGGCATTGTTGAGAATACAACTTTGTTTAAATCAACTTGCTCACCAACCTTACCAATAAGATTACCATTAGCATCTATAAATGATTGCGCACCATTCTTATCTACTTGTATAAATACAACCATTACATTCCCTTTAACAGGATTTGTAACAGTAGCTAATTTAGTTTCATCTAGTTTACCAGGCTCAGTATTCCAAGCCATTTCAATAACACCATCAAGTCCTAAAGCTTTTTGTTGCTTATAAGTGAACATGATTGCTTGTAACTTTCCTCTATTCTTAAAGTTCTTAGCATTGTTTAAGAATGAATTAAAACGAACTTGATGTGGTTTTAATACAGCACCTTCTCCAGGACCAGTTGTAGATGTGAACAAGCGTGTAAATATCTTGTTCATTGTTACAGCAGATGTACTAACTTCTTCTTCTAATGATGGAGCTTCTGTAGGAATAGTTCCTGAGTTCTTCTCAGCATTAGTTTGAAATGCTTTTATCTTACCAGCAATAGCTTGTACTTTTTCTTTCTTAACTAATTCTTCTGCCTGTTTCTTTAAAAACTCCTCAGACTTTTTACTAAACTGATTCTGTATAGCATCAACTAATTTTCCATTATTTGTTGAGTTGATGAAATCTAATTTAGACATTCCCTCAGGAATAACAATGTCTGCAAATTCTTTTCTTTTAAGAACACTATCAATAGAATCATCTAGCATATTTGCTAGTTCTTCTGATGTATTACTTACACTAGAAAGTGCATATTGTTTAAACTCTTCTGGCTTAAGGAAAGTGACATCTCCATTAGGAGTTTTAACTTCATACTCCCCACCTAATGTTTTAGATAGAACAGTAAGTTTAGGAGCAAGTTGTAACTGATTGCCTTCACGACGAATAGGTGAACGTAATGAATATTCTTTACCAACTTCTACATCTACACCTACAGTTTTTTGCTTACCCTCTACTTCAGTAAATTGTTTAACTTTAACTGTACCTTTCTCTTCTTGTTGATCCCCTTCTAAATCATACTTCTCAGGATTCTCTTTAAGATCGTTATAGTCTTTTAGATATAACTTTCTACGCAAAGCCATTTCTATTACATCAGATAAACTACTTTTTAATTCATCTGTATCAATAGTATCTAGATCATCAATCTGTTGATCTGCTTTTTGGTTAAGTTGTTGTAATGCTTTCTTAGTAGATTGTCTATTAGTTTTACCTAATCCATGAATCTCATCTAAGATCTCTTGTGTATTAATACCTGCAGCAACAAGCGCTGCATTAACTTGTGGTATACGTAAGTCATAGTCAGCAACTTTAGATGCAGCATATACCATTTTATCAATAGCCTCTTTGCTGTATTTCTTTGAGCCATCCTCATTTGTCTGACCACTATAACGCATATTAATAGAACGATATAGTTGATCTGTGTTCTTAGCTACTTGTTCAATTTTACTTAAACGTTGTCCATAAGACTGAATATCGTCATTAACGTTAGCATAACCTTGTTCTTTCAAAGACGCAAGACCTTGTTCTGTAGCTGCATCTTTACGAAGACTTTCAATATCATCCATAACCATATCAAATCTACCATACTTAATACGAGTAGTTAGATAGTTATGCATTTGATCTGTTCTAAGATCCATTGCCTCAACCTTATCTCCTTGAAGGATAGCTTTTTGTTCTTCTTCTTGTAAGACAATAGCTCTATTGTTACTATTCATCTTGTCGATGAATGCGTCTCTAAATTCTGTAGCAGGTCCAATCTCTTGTAAAAATGCTTCTGTATTTTTATTTATTTCTCTTTGTCCAACATAATTACCACGTGCTTGCATCAAGCCACCAGTAATACCACCTAGGATGGTTCCTTCTATACCCTCTTTAGATACAAATGAACCTACATCTTCTCCTTCTTCATTTTTACCAAATAATCCATAAAGCATACTATCAACTAATGATCCACCTTCTCCTGTACGAAATGCTTTGTTGTAATAATTTTGTGAACCAATCTGTAGAGCATATTGTAAGTTTTCTTGAGCAGCTTCTTTAGGATCAAAAATATATCTTCCTATACCAGTAACTTTATCAGAAAGCTTACCAAACTTTGTTAGTGCTGATTTTGCAGATACGTATTGACCATTTTTTATAACAAGATCAGTAGTTTCTCCAACTAAGCTGTTAGCAGTATTACGAGAAGCAGCATAACTAGATCCTAATAACTTAGGAAGTTGTGTAAATTCTGTTGCACCAAGAAGAGCAAGATTACCAAAGAAAGATGCTTTACCTACAGACTCAGACATTTTATCTATGTTAGCTAAGTCATCTCCTGATGGTTCTTCACCATAATTTTTCTTATGATCTTCTATTAAAGCATTCCTATATTCCTTAGCAGTTTGAAGTGCTTCAAAAGAAGCTTCCCCTGCAGAAGAATAAAATGCAATTGCTGTACGTCTACCTGAATCACCAAATTTAGCAAAGGTGTTTTCAAGTTTAGAAAGAGATGCTAGTCTAGAACTTTTAGCTGTAACATCAGCAATATCAGAAACTCCTGCTTCTAAAATTGCAGCAGCTTCTAAGTTTTTACCAGCACTAAATGCACGAGCTGTATTACGTAAGAGTGGAGTAAAGATTTTAAATGCTTGAGAACCTTCAGAAAGAGCAGCTCCTTCAGCAGCAAGAGTTCCAATACCAGCACCTATTCCTCTTAATGCAGCATTAGCGATATTACCAGATACCATTGCTCCTACAGCAAATCCTGAGTTCTTGATTAACTTGTCAAATATAAAGTTAGTCTTTAACCAGTTATCTGTAGAATACCAATTAGCATTTTTTTCTTTATCAGTGTAATAGTTAGGAAGCAGTTCATTATCAACTTTGGTATTGATATTATCCAAACCTCTCATAATTTCATTATCCCAAACATCAGCTAATCTTCCTGAGAAAGGAGCTTTAGCTACACCATACAACATACCAAATCCACCAGCCACTGTTGTAGCTGCTAACCCTAATCCTTTTAATGTTCCATTAACTGCTTTCTCAATCCCACTTTGACCATACGCTGCAAAATCCTCTTGATTCTCAATGTTAGGATTATATGTAGCATATCTTCTATTTGCTGCTAACTCTTCATAAGTTGCAAAAGCACCTATTCTACCATACTTAGACTCTCTAGTTGCTGCATTTAATTTATCAAAGATATCCTCAGTTTGAGCATAATTAGTTCCACCTGCTGATAATTCAGCTGGTACATATGCTTTAACTTGAGGCTCTCTATCTATCTGATTTGGAAGATTAACTGGAGCAATTAAGTCTTTATCAAAATCTGGCATGTGTTAATTTATTTAAAAGAAATTCCTTTACTAGTTAAAACTTTCTCTATATCCTGATCAGTCATATTTGAAAGAAGTGTTCTTGCTTTAATAGCTGTCATAGGATTATTATCCAATTGAACTGGTTGCCATGTACCATTAACTTTAATCTTTAAGTTAATATAGTTTTCTTCTGGACTTGCAGGATCATTTTTTAAGTCAGCAACTACAGCATATTTTCTTGTATTCTTAAAAGTATTTCTTTGGTATTCTGCATCTTCAACATTACCTGTTGCATTAGTTGAACCTCCAAGTAGTGTTTGTTTTTCACGAATGGTTCGACCATATGTATCAACAGATGTTGGAATTTGAGCAGCTTCATCAGGAGTCATTTTAAGAAGAGCACTTTCGCCTCCTTTCATTAACATTAAATAATCACCACTACCTTGTTTAACTCTCTTATATTGAATATCACCTTTACCTTCTCCTGTAAACCACTCTTTCGCTTTTACAGCTTCAGCATTTGATAAAAACTCATTTCCTCCAGGTAAACCTCCATATCCAGGAGCATAACGAGTTAATATACTTCCAGCCATACCCTCTAAATCTTGACGAAGTTTTGGTTTAGATGCATCTAGATTTTCTACCATACCTACAAACTTACCACTTATTGAAGCAAGTCTTTCTTGTATTTTTTGATCTCTAAGTTTACCAATATCTAATACGTTCTTTAACTTAGCTTTAATCAGATTTGCCTCTTCTTTATTAAAAGGTTTATTTCCTGCTGGTACAAATCCACGTTCTGCTAATATTCTTTCTTTATCTGTAAGTTCAGGTTGTCTTACCCCAGGATTCATTAACAATGGTGCTTTTTGAGCAAATTCAAATAATTCACTTGGTGAATAGACAACTTTTTTACCATTCTGCATAATTGATAATCCTGTTTTAATTCTTAAACTTGGATCCTCATTCTCAACCTCTGCTGTAATTTTCTTTTCTATAAAATCATTCTCACGAATAAGTTTTCTATTATCAAGAATTCTCTGAGCTGTCTTTCTCATTGGACCACTGATTGCTTCAAGATTACCATTTTGAAATTCTACTAATTTCTTTTGTAGTTCTAAACGATCACCTTTCAATTGTGGATTATTTATAAGCATTTCCTTCATATCTTTCTCAATACCATTCGCTGCCATTGCATTTTCTTGATGCAATGCTGTTAGAGCAGTAGGAAGATATGCAGTGCCTTCACCTAATGTATTTAAGAAAGGCATTCCTGGAGCATTCTCAGCATTGAATTTCTTTTCATCTAATAAGTATTTTCTAGTTTCACTAAGCTCTTGAAAGTCTTGTGAGCGTACACGAAGTGTATATTCAGCTTTTTGTAAAGCAACTCTATCAGCATCCAGCTGTCCTTGAAATTGAGGATTGGCTAAAACTTGTGTAGTTCTTTTTTCCCAAGAGAATGCATTTGCAAATTGATTAAGCGCACCTTCTTTGTATATATTTAACTTAGCAAGTTCTGGATTATCATTAGCAAGCTTAAGATTTTCTACATAATTTTCTGCTATTCTAGATTTGTCAGCTTTTAATTGTTCTATAGAATCTAATGCTCTTTTTTGTAATTTAGGTTGAGCATCACTAAGAGCAGCAATACTTTCTAATCTTTTAATTTGTTCATCTACTGTAGACAGGCTGCTTTGATATTGTTTTGTTGCATTATTTGCTAAGTCATCAGGAGTTGTATCTTTGAATTGATAGTTGGCATTAATACGCATTTGATTTAAATCATCTGGAGTAAGCGTAGCACGTAAAGCATTTTGAATCTTTCCTGCATCAATTCCTTCAACTCCTTCACGTTCCATTGCTACAGCAAGTTTATCTGTAGATAATAACTTTCCTGTAATAGGATCTGTATAACGTTCATAGATAAAATCTTTACCTGTCTCATTAGCATGCAATGCTTTAAATGTTTCAAGAAACTTTTTATCAATATCCACATATGGACTATAGCGACCATTAAATCTTTGTCCTACTTCATCATTGTTTAACCACTTATCTGCTTGTGATGTAAAGTCATAAACATTAGCAACAGAAGACTTACCTTCTTTATATTGTTTGTCTAATTCTTGTTTTTGTTTTTTATACCACGCAGTAGATGCTACAGCATTCTGAACATTCTCATCTCTACCAACTTGTGTAGCCATACCTCCAACAGTACTAACCAATTGTTGATTAGAGAAGTCTCCAGCAGCAACTGCTGTTAACTTAGATCCTAATTGATTAAGCTTAGATTGTAAATACTGTTTATCTGAATCTTTAGCGATATCCATTCCAGCCACATTATCAATCTGACTTTGGATTTTTTGCACACCCTGATCATACTGAGCTTGCTTTTGCATGCCCACTTTCACCATCGCCTCAACAGGAAGTTGAGAGACGTAAGGGTTAAATTGCGTTATGCTATCTGTAAATGAAGCCATGGGTTAGTATAATTAACAAATATAATTTAAAATATTACATATACAATGACTACTAACAAAAGTTAGTAATCTTGTATAATCAATCTAATTAGAGATTCTTGATAGCTTTAACAATTGCACCATTTTTACCTGTGTCAGTATCTTTAGATTTTCTAGTTCCAATTCTTTGACCTGCTTTGTTATAGTAGTCTTCGTATCCTTCTGCTAGTTTGTTACTATTGTTTGTCAAAGTTCCTTCCATATTAAAGAACTGAGGAGCATTAAGATTATATGCTTGTCCAGATTTAGTGAAACGATAGTTGTATAGATTCTCCATAACTCCAAGCTGTCTGTTCTCAAGTTTGTTCTTAGCAATTTTGTCTGCAATAGACTTCATTGCTTCTAATGCTTGTTGCTTAGTTGCACTCTTAGCTTGTTCTTGGCGTTGATATTGTGTATCTAATATTGCTAAGTTTTTCAAATTAGCATCATTAAGAATATTACGATTCTGCTCAGTTACACGTTGTTGCTCAGCTTGATTCATTCTGAATTGCTCTCCTAATACTTTGTTCTTAGCATTATATGCTTGTGCAGCAATCATGCCAGCAGCTTCAGGATTATAAGCAGACATCTTCTCAGCAGCACGAGTTGCAGAAGTTATCTCATTCAATTGATCTTGAAGACTGTATGAAGTTGGTTGAGACAATAATGGTTGGAATGTTTGAGCCTGTACAGGTTCTAATTGATTCATTGCTAATGACATCATTTCTGGTGATAATTGAGCAGCATCTAGTTGCTCAACATCACTAGGACGAAGTTGTCCAAGAGCTGATGTTAATCCCATTGCAGTTAACTTCAACCAATCATTATCTTTAACATTTTTAGAAGTAGTAGCTTGATCAATAGCGTTAGCAACATCGCCTTTGTATTCATAATCATCAGAATAATATGTAGGAGTTTGTGATGATGATTCTTGAGTTATTGGCATGTAGTAGTTACCTTCCTCATCAATAGGAGAAGGAAATTGTGAACTACTTACTGAGTAACGAGGAGTTGGTAATTGTGTTGGAGCTTGTTTTCTTACATTTTTATTCTCAATAATGATATCCTCTTCATCAAGAGTTCCTATTTTCTTTTTTTGTAAAACTTTTTTATTTGCTTTTCCACCTTTTTGAAACATAACCTTTTTACCAAACTCAGCATACATATTGTTATCTTTATCCATCTTAATTTTACCTTTAGCTAAATCATCGCTCTTAACACCAAACTCTTCTGCTGTATCAAGAATTGCATTCTGTACAGCAGCTGCATCTAGTTTTCTCTCAGCAATTGTTTTAAGTTTTAAATCACCACCCATCATCATAGCTTTACCAGAGTTGAACGCTAATTGATCAAACTCATTACCACTATCGTATGTATTAACTAATTCAACACCTTTATCTACTGATTTATTTACCTTAGCTTCTTGCTTAGATAAGTCAGCAATGTAGTGTTTAAACTTCTTACCCTTAGCCTTAGGATCATTTATTTCATTTACACCATAATCAGGAATTCTCATGTTTCCATAAACTACAAGGTTCTCTTGCTTACCACCATCTTCCATAATGATAGCTGGCTCCCCACCTTCAACCTCTACACCATTCTGTCCAAATGATATAGGCATACCACCATCATCATGAGAAGGTCCTCTAAACATAACTGTTTCACCATCTCCTGGAAGATAAGGATTATAAGACATTGTGTCAGCAGATCCTCTAGCTACTTGTAGATCTCCACCCATTGCCATCTGTATACCATCTTCAGCTCTTCTTCCTGTATACATAGCTTCTGCACTAGGAGGAGTGTATTCTCTAAGATGTCCACCAGCTCTTAGCATATCTGCATCATGAGGTGGCTTTAATAAATCTGATACTTTATAATCACCAAATGTAGCAATTACTTGTGGCTGCCAATCATGACTCACCCATCCACCATCTTTCATAAATGCCTTATTCTGAGTTTGTAGATTTTGTGTTCCTGATTGAAATGCAGAAGCTTGTAAGTTTTGATTAAGTTTATCTTGAGCTGCTTGTGCTTCGTTCTGTCCTTTTGCATCAAATAGCCCTCCTAAGAATCCACCAACTGTAGATCCTAAGAATGTACCAACTCCTGGAATAGGAATAAATGATCCAGCAATACCACCAAGAGTAGAACCAATTGTAGAACCAGGTCCACCTTTACCACTACCTCCTCCTACTTTAGAACCTAACATTCCACCAAGACCACCCCCTTGTCCAGAAAATGAATCTAATGTAATACCACCTGCTGCTTTATTTAACTTACCACCTTTTTTAAAGTTCTTGACTTTGTTTGCATCGTTCAATGGTTCAAATTCAAGATCAGTGTACATTGTATTTGGAGTGGTGTACATGTTCTGAATCTCTGTAGGATTACCACCAATCATTGTTCCATTAGCTGCAGCAAGATAATTAGTACCTGTACCAAGAGGTCTAAAGTTTTGCATCACTTGATCCTCTGGACGAACGTAACGTCTCTTAGCTTGCTCAGGTCTTGATGATGCTGCTTGTAATGTAAGATCACTTATCTTACCATACTTCTTAGCATTAGCTGTATCTTTTTTACCTTGTACTATATCTTCATATGCTCCAATAAGAGGAGCTGCTTGCATTGCTAATGCTGGACTAACTTTCTTAAGTGTACCTTTCCAATCAAAACCTTTATTACCAACTGATGCTGTTCCACCAATATCACTATTGATAAATTTACCAATACCACCAAAAGCATTTTGACCAATGTTATTAAGATTACCTGCTTGATAATCTGAAGGCATTTGAGGACTAAGTGCATCTGATGGAATATCTGATGGAGCCCATGCACCACTTTGAGCTTTCTTCAACTTCTTTCCATTCTTTGCACCACCTACTAATTGTGCAATCATAGCAGGATCAATACTACCAAGAATATCACCAAGACCTCCACCCTTTTGTCCTGAGGCAGCAGCAATAGCTTGTTGAGAGGCTAACGCTTCTTGTCGTTGTTGTTCTTCTGGACTAATACCATATACAGAAGCTTGAGCATTTGATGCTAAGTTATTGTAAGATATAGGCTGATACATAGGAGATTCTTCTCCACCAATCATTGTACCTACTTGTGCTTTCTTTAACTCTTTACCATGCTTTGCCATAAAAGCTTTCTCTGTAGGAAACTTTTTGTAGAACTCTTTCTCGTTCTTAACGCCAGCAATTTTTAAAATTTGAGCTTTCATATTATTGGTATTTGTCTAACCAGCCTCCTGGTTGTTTGGTATTGTAATTAGTAAAGTTAAATAATTGATCCAGCTTTGTCAACTGTCCACCTTGTGCCATCATAGGAATCTCTGTAACAGACTCTCCATCATAAACATAGTCTTCATTAGGATACATCATTTGAGTGTCTCCTGTGTCAGATATACCCAGTACAGGATAATCAACTCCTTGCATTGTGATTTGGTTAGAACCAATCTCAGTGATTTCTCCTGGATAGGCCCATTGCCCTCTATCATCTTTGATTATTTGAGAACCATTCTTACTTATTGATTTAGGCTTGAAATCTAAACCCTCTTGATAGTATCTCATCTCTGCTCCATTCTGTGCAGAAGCTTTTGTCTTCTTAGCATACTTACCATTACTAGGAATGCTTCCTGTACGTGCATACATAAATCCTGTAGCTCCTGGTATACCTTGTGTAGCTCCACCAATAGATCCACCCATTGCAAACTGTCCTCCCCATGCAGGAGAATAATCTCTACCCTTATTAAATGTTCCTTCTCCTACAAAGTTATCTGATAAGGTAACTGACGCATCATTATAGTTGGGTTGTACTGGACCACCATCATTATATTTATCTAACCATCCACCATTTTCTTTTATTGCAAAAGGATTAATCTTATAAGCTTTAGAAAGAACTCCTTTCTTTGTACTAGCTTTTGCAGCTTTTGCAGCTTTACCTACTAGTCCTGCTCCTATTAAGTTTGTAGGATCTAATATAGCGTCAGCAGCTAAAGCTTCCCATGGATTTTTAATATCCAGTGCCTCTGAAAGATATTGTTCTTTTCCTGTAATTGCTTGAACTGCTAATCTTTGTGGAGCATCTAATGTCATTTCAATCATTCTTGAAACAGGCATATCTTCTCCTTTTTTTGGAGCTATATATCTTGGTACATTACCTACTCTTGTATTATCAGCATAAGCAACATTACCACCTTCTTGATATTTATCTAGCCAGCCTTTCATTACTTGTAAGAGATTTGAGATGGAGCAATTACGAATTGTGATACTAAGTGAGCATCTGATCTATCATCTAGGATGTGTCTAACTAAGACACCCTTAGCACGAAAAGGTTCTTTCCTAAACGACTTCACACCATAGTTCATATTGGTTTGATTCAACACCTTATCTATTGATAGGGATTCACAACTTGTAAAGAACATTGGTACAGCTTTATCTATAAGCACATTCCAGAATGTATTGTATTGATAGAAACTATCACTCTTTGTATACATGATTGTTTTACTATCTGCATTATATATTGGATAGTTTAAATAAGCACTTAGGTTATGATAAGGCTTAGGAACTAACTCTAGTAATCCTGAACACTGTTGACCATTGTACAATATCACTTTATTAAAGTATTGATCGTCTGTTTGTATCTTAGCATTGTCATTATATACACCATCAACAATAGGTAGATATTTAAATGCTCTAGTGTAGTCCTTAACATTTTGAAGAATCTCATCATGGAATTGATACATGAATGGATACTCAATAATGTAAGGTTCTATTACATTATAATACTTATTATTAACTGTAACATCAACTAAGTGTTTCCACAATGTTCCTGAGTTACTAGGAGTGTATGTAATGTCAGCAATCTCTTGAGCAGTTAGTTCTTGAATAGGAAGATGTAACACAAAGTTACACACACCTACTGATTCAAGAACCATCTCTTCAACATCATCATCTACTACAGTATATGTCTGTCCTGCAATAAAGTCTTCTTTGGGTACGCCAGTGGCATACACAGTTCCTTGATCATCAGAAACATTTAATAATGTTGTTCTGAATCCTGCAGTCTCTAACTTTATAATAACACTTCTAGACATAATTTTTAATTATTAACAAGGTCCAACTGCTGTCAATGGACCACCTGATACAATACTGATAGAACCATAATAAGCACATACACTAGAACCAGTTGCTAAAGCATAGTTAGTTACATAAGTACTAGTGTTACAAAGAAGGTAATTTATAATAACTTCTTCAAATGTATCATTTCTCCACTCTTCACAAGAGGTTATAATATTTGTAGTGGTAGTTGTAGTAGTACTACTAGTAGATGTAGACGTACTTGTGCTAGTAGACGTACTTGTAGATGTACTACTAGAAGTAGTTGTAGTAGTACCTGGTATAACAGCTGTTCCAGCTAACGCACAGTCAGATACTTCTATAGCAGCAATTGCTGTTAGGTTACATCCTTGGTTTAATCCAGAATAGAAGAAGTTGTTTTCTCCTATGTAATAGTTAGGAATATAACTATGGAAACTAACCCAACTCTTTGTATTTAAGTTGAATGACAAAGTCCATGATTTGTTACAGAAATATTCTGGATCTAACAACTGAATCACTGTAGGAACCTCATCTACTAATATATAATACTCTTTGTAATTAGGATTTGGTATAGTTCTAATTACAGTACATTCCTCATCAGCAGTGAATGGATTATCTCCTTGACTTCCTGTAGATGGGGTTGTTCCTATCTGTACACATTTTTCATAAATCTCACCTGCAGGCACAGCCACTACAGACTCAACTCCATCACAATTCATGTATGTAAATGTCTCATTAGGATATCCAATATCACTACTGTTACTAAAATACCAAGTTACTCCTGTACATGTAACAGTTAATGTTGGTGTATTGTCATAGAATATTTGTCCTATCCAATTAGGTTGTGGAATATAATCAAGCTTAGATATAATAACTCTATCATACTTACTATCAAACACACCATGTAATCCCACCTTACTAAAGTTGTTATCAACCTCAGCTTCTGGGAAGAAACGTAATATTTCAAATGCTAAGTGGTCAGTCATGAAACGATTGACACCTGAGCCAAATGCTGTTAAATCTACAGCTTGACTTCCTGATATCAAGAATATCTGTCCACGCTTAGCATCAACTGTAACTTGTCCTTGAGGAATCTTTAACAAGAACTTATTTTGAGTTCCTACATATCCAAGATCTGTCTCAGCAAAGTCAATTGGAGGAGAACTTCTAAACAATGTAGGATTACCAATATAAGCAGCTTGTGGATTGCTAGTGTTGATTGTCAACATTGTATTGTACAATAATGACTTGTTCTCAAATCTAGCAAGGATTCCTTTATTCTGTATACCATCTAAAGATACTAATGGACCATAGTTTTGAGGAAAATCAAAATATGATATAGGACGATAGATGAGCCAGTTATTAACTTTTACTGTTGGATCAGAACTCTGTGGTTCTGAATATATAGTTCTAAAAGGAAATACAACATTACATTGATTATCACTCCAGTTAAATGGAAGATGTGTAAAGTTATTTTCTGTATTCTGTTTAGAGTAAGTTACATTGTAGTAGTATGTATTGTCTTGAGCAATTGGTACAAATGATTGTTGTAACCAGTTATCTGGAATGCCTGAACTTACATGTGGATAGAAGTTTCCTTCTCTATTATTAAAGGCTTGACGTAAATCAACATTAATAGAACTTTCACAATAGAAGTATGGTATACCATAAGCAAATTGATACATCTTACCAGTATATCCATAATTAAAAGATCCTGTTGTAACACTACCAGGAACAGCAGTTGTAGTTGTTGTGGTAGTTGGTGTAAAAGAATATATTGGATTGTTAGGGCAATCTAAAGCTGTAGCTTTAATTGATATAACATTATTTAAATTTGTTCTATTAGGAGTGGTGTAATTACTCAAGATAGATCTTGATGAATGCCAATATCTAGGATAGGCAACGTTACCAATCTCATCGTAGAATATGTCTGAATCATCAGGAGCTGCTACTCTATTATCAATAAAGAATGGAAGTTTTGTTTTAAATGCAAATCTAGATATAAAAGTATCACCACCAAATATAGTTACTACCCCTCCAATAGGAAGACTATCAAAATCAACTTGAAACCCTGTATCAATAGTTTGATAACTATATAACTGACCCCATTGACTAGGAAGAATATTCTTTAATGATCCATAGTATGAAACTACTTTAATATCTTTAAGATCTTCAGGAGTACCACAAGTATTCTTCTCAGATGCTACATATCTAGACATATCACTAATGTTACCATTTAAAGCAGGTACAGCATTAGGATAAGGAAGAGGTAAATCACCTGGACGATTGAGTTTTGTTTTTACATAAATAGATGACTCTCTTTGGAAGTTATTTAAATCATGAACATCTGATACAGACTGAACGCCTGGTGTTGCATATTGACAAATCTCTAACTCACGTTGTTTAAATCCAGAGTTACCAACATTAGCCCAATAGTCATATTGTGCTACAGAGTTAAATGACCAAGAAAAGTTTCTTCTACTAATACCATTTATATATATCTGTAAATATGCCTGATACGTTGTAAACATCGCATTAGGATCAAATGGAGATACAGAATTAGCAAGATCAAAACTAGATCTTAATGCTTGTTGCTGTATAGTTCTATTAATAAATTTATATCTAGCATTGTTTTTAACCTCAGCAAAGTGAGCTATTCCTGCACCAAACATAACGTTCTCTAACTTGAGAACACTTCCTAACGATGGTTGACCAAAAGATGTCTCAGGTGAATTAAACACCATTCTAAATTTAGACTCGTCTGTATCAAAAGCATCTAATTTATTAGGAAGAGTTAATGGATTTATAGTATCGCTTGTAGTAATTGTGTAATTCTTAGATCCATATTCATATGTAACAGGATAGAAAGAGTTAACTAATTTGTAAACAATACCATCTGCTACATTAACAGTGATAAATTCGATTGCTGCTGTATATGCGTTATAGTATTTAAATGAAGTACTTGAATCTGAAGTAAATCCTACACAGATAGTTTTAGGTACTGGATTACTAATACTTGCTGAAGCACCACCATTTAATTTAGGATAGCTAAGTGAACATACACTAAGTGTAGGAGCGCCTACTGTCAATGGTATATCTCTAACATCTCCTGTATTACAATCAGTGATTGTTACAGATCCTGGAAGAGATACAGCTGATACATAATATAATACTGATTGAGCGTTATAAGCATATGATTTACTATCTCTATCAGAAACATTTAATTCTGATAAGAATGGATCTTCATTTAAATCGTTATATGGATAGTTAGGGAAATAGTATGTAGTTCCTTCACGTTGATATTTACCAACGTTACGAAGAATACCTTTAGCTACAATAGATTTATTAGTTGATCTATTACCACGTACAATTTTAAATCCAGCAATATCTGCTTTCTGAGCATCAGTTAATTCAGAATTCTCAATCAATGCTTGCACTTGACGTGTATTAATCAGTACACCTAAAGGATACACAGACTCTCCCTCTTTACTCATAAAAGGAGTAATAGTAGAATTTGGATTATAATACGAAGATTCAAATATAGGACTTGCAAGAACATCAGGAAACTTATGATGTCTAATAGGACCAGTTAATCCTGCTCCTGTAAATACCTCATTATCTGGATAGTTTTCTTCTGATTCCCAGTATGCAAACTCACCATACTCATATGGTATAGCTGTATTTATATTATCTCCTATGCCAGCATTATTATCATAAGCAGTATTGTATATTTTCCATTTAGGAGCCACAGTTCCTTCTCCTATATAATCAGCATTACCATTTTTAAAAATAGGTACATCATCAAAACCTTCAATTAACTCACGTCCAGGAATATGAAAACCATCTGTCTGTTTACCATTCTTTAATAAGAATACAATCTCGAAAGGATAAACCTCATCACGAAGATAACCTCTAAGATTAGCAGAGTTAAGTTCATCAGCATAGTTTTCTGTAGCAGGAATTCTATAGCTCTGCCATTTCAAATTTATCTGTGCTGCAATTGTTTGATAGTTTATACGCTCATTAGTAGTAAGTTGATCCCATACTAATATATCTTGAACAGCAGTAACGTCTTGGGCTATATCGTAATAAGGAAACTTTTCAAAGATATCCTCAATAGCAAGTCTTATTTGCGTTTGATTTTGTCCAGAGTAGGTTACTTCATTAGTAGCTCCATCTATGTTATATGTACCAATTAATTCAACAGAAGTTATTCCATTAATTGTTTTGATTACAGCAAGATTGTAATATTCAAAATGTCCTGCCTCATCAAGATTGGTAATGTTTATAACAATAGATCTATTAACAGGATAGTTAAACTCTAAAGTTTCAACTTGTATATTAGCAATAGGTACAGGATTAGTAACTGAATAGTAGGATGTATATCCAAAACCTACAGCGTCACAATACTGAATAGCAAACTGATATGTACCAGCAAGTAATTCACCACCAGTAACTACATCTATTATACTTAACTGAGGTACAGGAAAGTTTGGTTGTATCTTTAAATTATTGCAAATGTCTGTAGTAGGAGGATTATCTATATCAAGATAACGTCTAGGATTCTTTCCATCAGTCCAGTAAATCTCTGTTGTACAGTTTGTTAATCTGTGTACAGCTTTTTGAATAGGATGATTTATATCAAAGTCAAGACAATCATTAGCTAGAATAGTTGTATAGATGCAATTGTTATTAACAATCTGTCCTATTTCTGAACCACCTGTCTCAGTATTTACAAGAAAGAATATGTGCTTGCTCTGCTCATTGATGAAGTGTGTACCAATAACAATTGTGTTATCTGGAAACAATATACCATCTTCATTTACGCATGGAACGTTCCCTTCCTCATTCTGATAGTTAACAGAATTAGAATCAAAGTTCTCAACATTAGCATTCAACGCATACGTAAGTGTACCTTTCTTAATTTGACCAAGGGTATTATCCATGTTCAAACCAGTCTGGCCAGCATTGTAATTGTTGGTTATGTTTCCTTTACTAGTTGTTTCTTCTCCAGCCATATCTATATGATCTATTTGGCAGTTCGTACATATTGAATCTGTTCAAATCGTTCTTTATTCTGCGTTGTTTAGCCCAGCCATCTTGTTTCTTTATTTCAATGTCTGCCATAATGAATGCTTCATCATAAAGGCTTTTATAATAAGCAAGTTTTTTCTGTATTTGTTCAAACGTCTCATCTGTTAATTGATTAGATAGGGTTTCAAAAACTTTATATTTAAGGAATGCTTCTACAAATTCCCTAACACGATAGTTATCAGGAATCAATTGATTACCTATTGTATCGTATTCTGTAACATAAAATATTAAATGAACGACAGCATTTCTTACATTAGTGACAAACTTGTTATCACGAATGTCAAATGAATTAGCTGCAGACGAATAAGGTGTATTTCTTAAATCAACTGGAGGTGCATTATATCCAAACTCCCAAGCATTACCACCATAATCTAATGTACAATTATTACGTCCATTGATATTTCCAGGTTGCATTAAAGCTTGTCTAGTGATAGATCTATAAGCTTGTTGATTAGTTTTATAAACTGTCTGCATTATCTCAGGCATACATGATCCATCACATCCTATATTACCACAACATGTACTAGGACATGAAGGACCTCCATAGATGATTGGACTAACTTGAATAGTTGTCTGTGTTGCTGCTTGAGAATAGAATGAGTTAGGAGTTTGATATGGATAGTTAGATGTATCTTCTGAACACATCCATGCTTCTCTTACAGATATAAAGTTATCTGGAAGTCTAGCTTCAAAGTCACATACATCTAAGATTGTTTCTTGAATAACATAAGTGGCTCTACCTAACTTCTTTAGACATTTGTCAAGATAAGTAGGGAACAATAAGTCATCAACTGCTCCTGTATCGAAGTAGCTCTTAAGCTCTTCTTTCACTGTAGAGTATACAGGCTCAGGAGAAATGAAATTGTATTTGTAGTAATATGCCATTTTATTTTATTTTTTCCACTCTCTGTAAATATGCTGATACTTATCGTCAGTCTTAATATAATGTGATAAGAGTCTTGATGTTGTTCTAGTAGGTTTAAAATACCAGAGATCAATATTTCTTATTCTTGCTGTATCTCTAAACCACATCCAACCAAAGAAATAACCTTCTGTGTGATAGTTAAAGTTATATATCCTCTTACCTTTCTCTTTGCTCTTCTGCCAATCAATAGGTAGGTTTATAACTTCTTCTCCATCAACCATCTTAAACTTCTTACGCTTCTTCTTGTTAATAGAGAATTCACCAAAGCCAAAAGGTAGCTTTGCTTTTTCTCCAGTTTCAAGAATGTAGTTTTTGAAATGTTCGTTGAATGAATAGATGATGTTTCTCCATTCATCAAACGTTACTTTGACTGATGTGTACTTCTTACAGAAGTTTTTGTAGTTGTCTTTACTGGAACTTCTCCAGTCTATTTTTACTCTCATTAGCTTCCTGCTGGTGCATTAGGAGCTTGACCATCTATACCATTTTCTGTTAAGTCTTCTTTAAGTCTGAAGTATGTACTCAACAATTTCTGAGATGTAAGTTCTAATACTTGTTTTTCTAAATACCCTGGGCAAAACGATTCTCTATCTAAAGGATTTAAGCACCACTCTGCATCAGTAACTTGTGCACCACACTCTCCTGAATATCTCACTTCGTTAGGGATATCCTCTTCGAATAAGGCAGCGATTCTAACCTTCTGAACCAATGGGTCAGTTAGGTAGAGATAATCGTTCA